TGGACAAATAACTGATAATAATAATAATAATAATGGGACGCTTCGCGTCCCTAACTCTTTTTATCTAGGTAATCTATTTCATATAGGTATAGCCCCAAGATCCGCTTCGCGTCTCTTCTCCTCTAGTTGGTCTTCTTCGGTCGGTATACGTCCATATCCTCACCTCGTGCCTCGTTTCGTCTATAGTCCGTATCCCCTCCCTCACTCCTACTCCTACCCCCTAGAATCTCGTCTAGGTCATAGCAGTGTGTAGTGTGTAGAATATACCTATATGAAATGAGTTACTAGCACCTATTAAGTAAGCAGACAACTAAAGTTACAATAGTAGTAAAGATATACAGAACTACTAAAGTAAGTTCACTATATATACAATAGAAATAAAATAGATATATACCTAATATACCAATAAGTATATATCTATATACTATCATAGAGTGTAACGATATATGTATAGTATATAGATATAACATTAAATAGATTAGATACGTAGTATCTATCTACCTATTAGAAAGATTAGATACGAAGTATCTATATACCGATTAGATAGGTTAGATACCGATAGGTATCTATCTACCGATTAGATAAAATAACTTTATAATAAAACTATAGCTACTAGATATACCATAAGGTATATCTAGTAGCGTAATGTTATCTAGTAAAACTATAAGAACTATTTAGCTCTCTTAACATAGTAGTTATATCATTTCTTACTATAGTTAATCTATTAGGATTAGCTATAAGAGCTTTTATATCAGCTTCTCTATAGTACTTAGTACTACTTACAGTAGCATCATCTAGAAAAGTATCTTCATCTAGAATAGTAGCTTCATCTAGAGGTGGTATAGATATAGTACAAGTTATAGTCTTAATATCTGGATTATACTCTACAGTAAGTTCTATACTATTATGTAATATACTAGTATCAGATTCTTTATAGTAACCATTTAGTATAAAGTAACTAGTGTTAGGTTTATCTAATAGATAACAAACTAAACCAGATGCTATAGGATCTACATAGTTTAAATCTACAGTAGCATAACTAAGATCTTGTGTAGTCTTATAGCTTATATCAGATAGATACTCTCCTAGAGTAAATATACTTTCAGTATCTATATACTTATCTTTTATAGAGTTAAAGTAAGGTATATCAGATAGTATATCTATAGTATCAAACTCTAAGCCTAAATCTTCTCTATGTTTATATAGATAAGATTGATCATATGGTAGTATATAACCACCATCTTCATCTCCATGATACTCTGCTAGATCTAATGGATTATTAGTTAACGTAGATATACCTACAGAAGTTGGTGTAGTACCAACTGTTAACATATGTATAAGCATTTTATAGACCTTTTAGATTACTATCTTCAGTATCTTTAGTATATTCATCTAGAGTAGCTTCTGCTTGTGCTCTAGATGCTTCATCAGCAGCTAGTAGTTCATCCCATGCAGCTGATACACGATCTGATGCATCATTAACCATATCTTCTACTGCTGTTATAGTTTTACCTATACCATCTTTACCTACTTTATAACCTACTGCAAATATAGCAGCTGCTGCAACTGTTTTAAATATAAAATTAAACATAATATTACTCCTTATATGTATATGTACTCTATATGGCGGTATAGAGTAACTAAATAACTTTAAATACTAACTTATACTAATAATGTAAATAGATTAAGTTGTTTATTAAAGTAAACTGTAACTGTACCATTATCTCTATTAGGATTCTTATTATAGAGCTTAAATATAGATAGTCCTGTAGTGTTAACTATATTAGATAGTTTAGTAAACTCAAAGCTGCCTATATGTATTTGAAATAGACCTGGTGTTCTAAAGTTAACTGTCCATGCTCCTTGATAGAATACTATAGGAGTAACATAAGATAACTCGAAAGAGATACCAGTAGTCTCATAGCGCTTAATAAATATAGAGCTATTAGATACTAATGCATTAGCTATAGAGGTAGCTAAGTTATTAAGTTCTTGTTCTACTAGACTATATGTACCATGCTGGTTAAGTACTTTAACAGCATCGTGGTAATCTTCGTCTATAGCATCTATATTTAGATCTGTATTACCTACATAACGTACTATAGTAGTAAATAGTGTAGTAAGTTTAAGATAGATAGCTTCTATAAACTTAGATTGTGTTCTATTAGTAGTAGAGTGTAGTACATTAAGTACATCTAGTAGCTCTCCCATAGTAGTAACAGTACTTAGTTTAGATTTAACAGCATCTAGTACTAAATTAAAATCAGTTAGCTCTTGTTCTATCATATCAGCAGTATAGTTAAGTCCATCATAGCAGACATAACCTGTTACTGTATCTAATAGAGAGTAAGCTTGGTATTGATCTATAGTTAATCTATTTAGGTAATAGAAAGACTCAACTTCATTGTGTCCTAAGAGCGAAGAGCTAGTGTAGTCACTAGCTTTAAAATCTCTAATAGTCATATTTTATATCTCCTTACGTTAAATGTTAATATCAACTGGTTTAGATACTACCTTATAATGGAATGTGTCAACTGTACTACGCATAATGATTATAGTTACTATAGTATCTGTATTGAATATAGTTAATCTAGTATAATTACCTTTCTCTGGTAATAGAGTATCTAGACTATTAAATAGAGAAGAGTAACTATAACGATGTAGTTTACCTATAGCATTAGATAGATAGAACTCAGTATTCATAACTTCTGGAGAATATAATAAGATACCATCTGTTTTATATTCATAACCATAAGCAGTAACACCTAGTCTATCATTATTTACTACTTTAGTATTATTAGCTACCTCAGCAGCTTGGTTATAAAGCTCTTTAAGAGCATTATCTATAAGTACTCTATCTGCTATAACATCTATACACTTGTCTACAGCTGCTAATATATCTTTATAGTCTAGTAGTATAGTATCTATATCACCTTGTGCAGTCTTAGGGTTAAGAGATAAATATAATCTAGCTAGATCTGTTAAGTTACTATAGATATGCTGTAAGTCTATTTTACTATCTACTTTACTAGTAGGTACTGTATAGAGATTCTTAACAGTATAAGATACTCTAGTTAGTACATTACGCTGTATAGTATCAGATTCATTACTACTAGTTAATATAGAGCGTACTATATTAGGTAATACAGTACTATACTCTCTAGTAGAATCAGTAGCTGGTAAGATAGGATATGTATCTTCTTCTCTACCAGTTGGATTACTTACTTCAGAGTTATAAGTAACACCTTTAGCTGCTAAATAAGGTATAGCTTTCTTAACTTGTCTTACTGGTTCTGGTTGTACCTGCACAGTTTGTATCTGTTGTACTTGTTGTACTGGTACTGGAGTAGAGTTAGCTTGTATAGTATTAGAGTTACTATACTTAGATACTCCAGCATCAGCATTCATAGCTGTAGTGTTATAGTTATAGTTATTATTACTATAGACCATAGGTTGTTGTACCATAGGCTGCTGTACTACCATAGGTTGTACAGCTCCATATACATTATTACCCATATTTGTATACATCATATTGTTATTTCCTCCTAATATCTCTTTTATCATATTGTCAGCTTGTTGTATAGCACCATCTAGATAGATATTTACATTATTACTATATGCAATACCTAATGCTGTATTATACTTACTAGATGCTAATGTATTAAGTATACTAGCTGCTGAAGCTCTAATACCATTTTTCATAAACAGATCTATATAGTTATACATAACTAAGTTTACTATTAGCTTAATAGATAGATCTGCTAAGGCAGGAGATCTATCTCCCTGCCTTAGCATGTTATTTAAATTGTATTCTATATTATTCGTACTAGCTATGATACTACTCAGCTTCTGATTCAGCAGCATCATCTGTTGTTGATTCAACATCATCGTCCTCTCTTTCTTCGTTATTTAAATCTTCTAGCATATCATCATTAAGAGCTTTAAGTTCTTCTGGTACATTATCAGCATCTGTTACACCACGTAGAGCATGATCTAGTTTCTCTATAGAGGCTTTAAGATGATCTGGTATGATAATATGTCCAGTAGCTTCATCCCATTGGCCCCAAGGATTAGCACGTAGGCTTGGAGATGGTGCTGCTTTGATTAGGTATAGTAAACTACCAAAACAGAACATAGGAGCTGTAAGTGTTCTAATATTATCCGGGAATGGAGACTTACCGCCTCTATATACACCTTCACCTCTATTTTGATTCTCTAGCTGTGAAGTAGCTTTATAATAGAAGCTATCATTACTAATGTCAGCTTGTGCTAATGCTAAGTTAGGAGTTACTGATTTAGTAAGACTATAGATTATCTTCTCGGATATATTTATATTAAGAACCTTTTTAACTTCTTCTCTAGATGGTGTACCATTACTAGATTTCTCATTACGCTGGTTAAGTTGTTTAACAGCCTTATTGAATCCTATAATGATAGCATAACATATGTAGTAGTTAAGATCTAAGTGTATATGGTTAAGATTTCTATTATACTCTTTAGCATTATTAACACTAGTATAATATATTCTTATAATATGCACTAACATGTCCCAGAAGTTATGTATATCTAATCCTATATTAACTAACTTCTCTTCTATTATCTCATCTACGTAGCTATTTACAGCTGTAATATGCTCTCTAACATCAGATCTTATCTTATCTACTGTTATACCAGTTTGATACATAGTACGACCTAATATGTCTCCCCATACTTTCTTCTCAGCTTCTTTAGCTTTCTTATAGAGAAACGCTAAGTTATTATACTCTTGATCAGATTTAGACTTAGGTTTACCATATGCTATTAGATTCTTCCAAGCTCTCTCTTCAGCATCTATAGCTTTAGCCATATCTTGTTCTATATAGCCATTTATAAGATCAAAGCTAGTTATGATACCACCTATAATATTACTTATAAGACTGTCACGATCTATCTCTTTCCTAATAAGAACTTTCATACAGTGTTGTCTATAAGCTACACCTTTATCATATAGTCTAGGTTTTTCACCTACAGTACTAAATATATTGTACTCTGGATATTTATCAGGTGTATATTCGTTATTAGGATCATATCTTACAAATAGATCATCTGGCGTAATATCTGTATATTTAGATAGAGTCTTTCTAAGTCCATATCTACATAGTAGATATAAACCTAATGGAGTCTTAGCGTCTTTACGCATCTTATCTTTAGCACCAGCGTTAAATATAGCTGCATATAGTATCCTAAGTAACTCAGGTTCACTAGCTCCATTTAGTATAACTCTACGTTGCTCTGAAGTAACATTGATCTTATCCCTATGTAGCCTTACGAATATCTTATCTGGTTTAACAGATATAACTAAGTCAGTTACTACTGGCATAACTACATACTTAGTACCACTAATTGTAAATATATTACCAGCTTCTGCATATGGTAAGTATATGTACTTAGATAATCTCATTCCGTTATATTCAAACTGAAACTCTACTAGCCTTACATTATTCTTAGCTATATCTGCAGATCTATTACCTGCTTTAGGTAAAGTGTCCTCCATAAGCTCTTCTTCTGGAGTACATATCTTATAACCAACATATTTAAAATCTATACTAGGATCTACTTTAGCCATACTGATTCTAATCATTCTGTCTAGGTATTTAGGTATTGCTTTAAATACATCTTTAACTATACCACGGACGAACCTATGGTTCATCTGTGGCGTATGTTCATCAAGTGCTTTTGCAAGTAAACTATCCATTTTATTCCTTTTACGTTAATTTAACTTTCTATTTAATATAGGATTTTTTAAATTTTAAAATCCTTTAGCAAGATTCCATAGTGAAACTAAACTAGATAGCCCAGATGCTAGTGATTTAAGCAAATCAGCACCTAGAGAGTTACTCTCTCTAAGTGCTTTAGCTTTATCATTAACGTGTTTAATCTTCTCTAGCTCTATACTATAAACTTGCTTAATAGAACTTGCTATACAATCCTGTATAGCCTTCTGTTGATCTAGTGTTAACTTTAGACAATCTATATAGCTCTTCTTAAGATCGTTCTTAGATTTCTCATACTCAGTATCTGCTCTATGATAATCTGTATCGAATTTCTTAATAGCTATAGTCTTATCGTCTAGACCATTACTTATAGCTTCTATAGATTTACTATAGATACCTAACTCTTCTAGTTTACTATCTGTTAACGGATATACTACTTCTTCGAAACTATTATCAGTACTACCTTTAATAGCTACTACTATAGCAGACCTACCAGTTTTACTCTTACAAACTGGTATAGGATGTACACTACCAAATACTTTAGTATAATATGTTCTGCCTAGGTATTCAGACTCTGTAGTCTCTATTAAGATACTGAAGCCAGTACTACTACTAGCTCCAGTATCAAGATCTATTCTATTTCTATTAACAACATTATAAGGATGGCTAGCATTAACACTAGGCATCTTATCATTTAGCACTATAAAAGTATCAGTCTCTTGGTCATAGTAGCTATTTTTCTCTTCTAGCTTACTAAGTGGTATAAATACTATATCTTCAGCTTGTATACCATTAGCTCTTAGTAACTGAGTAGCAGTTCTAGCTCTATTCTCTTCTATGTTAGATCTATAACCATTGCAGAAGTGCTTTTCATAGTTATCTCTAGTCCATGTAGATACTATCAGATTAGGATCTAAGCAACCAGCTAATAGATAGTTACTATATTCATAGTTCTTACCAGTTATAAACTTACTTATAATACCTTGGTTACCTAAACTTAGATCTATATTACCTTCTGATAACTTAAAGCTACTTAGTCTTAACTCCTCTTCAGTAGGGTTCTTCTTAATAACAAAGTTACTTACATTACCAGTATAAGACATGAGTAGATTGTTATAATCTTCTCTAGTTAGTATCTTATCTCCAGTAGTAATATTAAGTAACATATCGTCTTTCTTACTATGGCTATATACTAACTCTTTCCAAAGTTTAATATTAGCCTTATCAGGACTATATTGTAGTTTCTTATTAAGTATACTACTATCTATACCAGAGTTAAATAGGTTACAAGTACCAAAGTTCATACCTAGCTTATATTTCTCTATGAATCTAATATAAGCATCTGCATAACTATCTATATTAGTATCATAACCAGATAGATAACTATGTACATTAGGTATAACACCATTATTGTTTATTAATGGTTTATAGCACTCCATAGGAGTATTACCATTAGCTATAGCAACAGCTTCGTTAAATAGCTTCTCAAGATCTTCCATAGGCTTACCATCGTTATCTAAACCAGTATTAGTAAGATTAGGTCTACCGAATACATTTCTAGTAACTATGAATATACCTTTCTCATCTACAGAGCCATTAAATAATGTTTTAATAGCATCTGTAAATTCGTACTTAGGATATACCATAGATGGTCTATTACGTCTATCTAAAGTATGGAATACATGCTCTTCTGGATTTACGTTGGTAAATACATATTTAATAGTATTCCATTTATTAGAATCAGTATCACCTTTAAGATCGTTATTAACTATCTTAATATCGAAGAAACTAGCTACATCAGATTCATAACCTGTAGTTATTTTAGATAGCTTACCATCTTTATTAATAATCTTCATAGACTCTAGTTCACTATCGCACTTAGTACCAGTAGCTATAAGCTCATTAACTTTAGCATAATCACCAGTTACATTAGCTTCAGCTTTAGCTCTAACTAAATCTTTATCTACTTTAGCTTTAAGCTCTAGTACAGTCTTATAGACGGTATAATCTTCTTCTGTAAGATCATCTACTACTATAGATTTAAATCCAGAACTAGCAAAGATCTTATTAGCTATACCTCTATAAGTATCAGTACTTACACTATCAAAACCAGTATTAAGAGTTGCTCTTAATACACCTTCACTATCTCTTAGTCTACTAGATACTAACTTAACAGCTACTGCTAATGAAGCTAATACCATAGTACCTAATATATCACCAGTATAAGAACCTTTTATAGTATTCTCATAGACTACTTTCTCTACATCTACTTTTTCTACTACTGGTTCTTCTTTAACAGTTTTAACCTCTTCTACTACAGGTAGTGGGTTATTAACTATTCTATTCTCAGGAGCTACGTATATAACTCCATTATAACCAGATTCATTAGCTAATCTTCTTACTAATGGATCTTTACTTAATCTAGGATCGTAGATCTTATTCTCTTCTCCTAAAGTAACACCTTCTACTTTAGGTTTACGTAGTGGAGTACCGTTATCTGTAACTACGGTACCATCCCAATACATCTTAGTATTAAGATCTCTTTCAACATCTTTTATCCCATACTCCTGTATAGGAGTTTCTACTACATCTGGAAATGGTTCTTGACCTATAGTTACCATTTTAGACTCCTTATATTTTAATATAAAATAAGCTAGTAGAATAGATAAAGAATTTAGCTATTATTCTCTATATTATACTAGCTCTAATAGAAAATATTATATATACTTTCTATATAAATAATATCTAATTAATATTACATCACTCTGATAGCCTAATAAGCTATCAGAGTGACTTATGTCTATTTATAGTGTTATTTACTTTCTGTAAAAAGTAAATTAACTTGATTATTCAGTTTTTCTAAATAATCAATATTAGCTAATCTATAGCTGGTTATTCTGCTTTTATCTGTAAACTGGTCTAAAGCCCAGTTATCAGCGTTCATAGACATTAATCTTTGTACCAACGGGTCAATAGGTCCAAAGATCTTGAATAACCTTTTAGTAAGGTTAGCTAATAACATGTTAAACCGGTACTCTAATGTACCTGTCTGGAACATGTTACTAAATCTATCTTGTAGCATGTTACCTCCTTTCGTAAACGGAGTAGTACAGATACTATATAGTATCTGTACTACTCTCTATATTAATAATATCTAACTAAATATTACTCAGAATGAACTATATAAAAAATATAGACTACTAGTAGGATGTTACCCCTACTAGTAGTCTTATAGTGTAAATTAGGTTATAGCTTATAGCTAGCTATTAGAAGCTAGTTACAACCTTGTAACCACGAATGCACTTTTTAAGAGTCTCTGTAATACCCTCAATATCGAACTCAGCTACGATTGGTAGTGATGGGATGTAAGAGAATCTTGGCTCAATGTGTAGCTCTTTAACAGTGCTGTTAGCTCTTGTAGTTTGAACTTCACGGTTGAATGGTGGTGTATATAGACCGAAACCGAAGTTTAGAATATCAGGAGCTGTGTTTCTATCTGGGTTGCTAGGGTTAATAAAGCTAACGATAATTTTCTTATCCATTAGTGGGTTGCAAGTTGTTACAATAACAGCATCAGTATCGTGTGTTAGTGTAAATGTGTTGCTGCTTACGCTAGCGTTTACAGATGGTTGTAGTTGTTGACCTAGGTATCTAGCTACATAAGGGTTAGTACCGATTACAACTGTTTTTCTTACGCCTGGAGCTAGTTTCTCAAATACGTTAGTATAGTTAGACTCAAGACCCATTACAGTTACTACGTCTGCAATCTTATTAAGAATGCTAGCAGCAATATCTTGGATTCTCTCGTAGCTTCTTAGGCTATCTGTGTTCTCATTAACTTTTAGTGTCTCTTTATGGAAGAATGGAACATAAGCAACATCTGCATGTGTTCTAGTTAAAGCTGACTCAAGAGCTTTAGCTTCTTTAAGATCACTAAGGTAGCTTGTAAATCCAACAAGTGTATTTACAGCGTTAACACTCATAAGTGCGCTTACAGCTAGAGATTGTTTCTCAACTGTCTCTGCGATAGCATCATTATCTTCACCAGTCATGTTGAAGATTGGTTTAAGTACGTTAAAGCCACTTCTGAACTCGCAGATGTGTCTATATTTTCTGCTTACAGAGCTTAATAGGATGCTTCTCTTTCTGAAGTTGCTATTTGTAACAGCTACATCAAGATCATAACCAACTACTGACATTTTAGCAACAGCTTCTGCTATTTGTTGGCCAATACCAGTTTTAAGATCAGTTACGATAGTGCCATCGTCAACTTTCTTAATCTCTAGAATATCAAGTTTAGTAGCATTAAGTTTGATAGTACCTTTATCAGTTCTTACAGAACCAGTAACAGCAAGTTCAACTTTAACAGCATACTCATCACCAGCTGCTAGTGTAGCACCGAATAGAGCATTGTCAGCGTTCTCTTTATCTTGGAAGTCTTTGCTAGACTTAGTGTTAAGAACGAATTCACCGCTGAAGTTAGCAGTAAGCTCTTTGTTCATACCTTCTGCAGGTAGTTGGAAGTGTACTCTTGGTCTATGTGATAGGTCAAGTTTAACTTGTAGATCTTTATTAGCAGCATTTTGGAAACCTACGTATAGGTTAGTAAGACTCATACCGCGATCTAGTGCGTCTGTAAAGTCTGTTACACTACCTTTAGCAAGATCAGCTTTAGTATTAGTTACACCGAAAATATCGATGTTAGCGCCCATTCTATATGGAGCTGAGTTGAAAGTTTCGCCGTTTACAGTAACGCCAAATTTAGCATCTTGTACAAGGAACTCTTTATCAGGGTCATTGTCGATAAATGGTTTAATTTTCAATCTGTTATCGTTAAGTAGTTCATTATCGAAAAGGTGTTTCAAGATTGGTTTTTCGCCAAAGTCTACGTCAATACCTCTTGGAGTAATGTGTCTGTACTCTTTTACAAAGTTATCAATGTTGATTTTAACTTCGTAGAAAGCATCAGCTGGGTTCATAACGATCAATGGGAAGAATGCTTCTGCAAACTCATCTTGCTTACTAGTAGCAACTGCTAGTGCAATTGTAGTATAGTAAACTGATTGTAGTTGTTGACCATCAAATGCCTCTAAGTTGACACTTAGATCTTTAAGTGTTGAGTTAAAGTCAAGAGCTGTATCTACAGACTCAAAGTTAAGACCAGCATCTTCTGGTTTAACAGAACCAAATGATCCATTAAGAGCTTTAGTATAAGCAGATGGGTTAATAGTCATAACAGCAGCTTGAACAGCAGCAGCTTTTTGAACTGGAGTTAGTTCAACACCTCTGTTACCACCTAGTGACTCTAGGTTAATACCATCTAGCGTAGTCTCGATAGTCTCTTTAAGACTTCTAAAGCTATCTTCAGCAACACGTCTATCTTGGCTAGATAGAGACTCTGAGTTGAAGCTAAAGTCAGCTACTGAGTTACGATCTAGAGATTTATATACTTTTTCAGATGCCATCATAGCATCGAAAATACCTTTAATTTGAGTTTTATTCATACTCATATGGGTTCCTTTTATGGTTATTTTTATTATATCCTCGTATGTTTAGTTCCTTGTTATGCTACAACAATCCTCGTTACTAGTATTACTTTATATCCTAGCTATAGATATAAGTATCTAGTTTTTGCAAATAAACATTAAATAACACACTACTATGTAGTTTGCTAGTACCGAAATGATTCTGATATTCTCTAACTATATCAGAAGTCAACATTTTAGCAAATACAGATTGGTTACTTAAAAGTAAGTTACCGAACCCACTATGCATAACAATAAATAGTATATTGTTAGTGCAGCGTACGTTATAGGGTTTTTCGATATTACTCATTGCAATATCCTGTATATAGCTATCGCTAACTTCTTTATCTATAGTCAAAGACTTTAGAACTGCTTCAGACTCTCTAGCTAACCTAGATAGTTTTACGTTATCCATATCTACATCAGTGTTAACAGGTAATCCTAAATATGTCTTAATATAAGCATCAGTAGTCAATAGCTTAATAATATCAGACTCTGGTATACCTATATCCTTTAATCCATAAATAATCTTTCTGTTATTAACATCTGTTATAGTCACATTAGGTTGTTTACTTAATAGAACCTCACCATCTGGTTTACTATTATTAAGATCATTTCTAAAATAAAACTCTATATTAGAAAGTATCTTATCAGATACTGGGTTACCTACTACGTAATCTGGTACAAATAGAGTAGTTAAACCTCTATCGTTAAAATTCTCTTTACCAGTTATAAATTCCATAGTAAAATCTCCTTATACGATTTTAGTATTACATTCTATAGTATAACCTATAGAATATAAACTCCTATAGATAGATACTAAAAAATCAGAAATCTTGAATAGTACTATATCTGTGTATCTTTTTTAAAAGATACACTATACTTAGATGTATCAAATTATAAAAATAATGTAGATAATGAAAAGAACAAGGAAAGTGTTATGAATAGAATAGATATTCTTATAACGTGTGTTATATTATTGTTTAGAGAACGAGAGATAACTAAAGACGGAACTTATGATAGTAGAAACTTAGTAAAGTCTATACTTAATGTTACTAAACCTAAACGTAGAGATATGCTAGAAGGAGATCTTAGTAATCCAGATACATTACTTATAGATCTACTTAACAGAATGATAGCTAATCCAGAAGCCTATGATGATAAAGGTAATCTACTGGCAGAACTTAAAGTTATCTTTAAGACTAACCAGCTATATTACGATACAGCTGCAGATCAACTTAAAACAGAGATGACAGATGGTGGTATGAAACGTTCTGTTAACTCTATGGTTAATAAAGTAATGCAATATTATAAATCTGCTATGGTTATACAGAAACTAAATACATTAACTTATAACCTTAATACTGGTAATATAAAGAAAACTGTTAGTGATGATGTAATGGATATACTACCAGAGCTAGAGTCACTATGCCAAAAGACAACTACTAAAGACCCAGGTGTACTTAACACACTACAACTCTCTTCTAAAGATGATATGGATAATATAGTTAATAACCTTAAAGCTACTAAAGAAGAAGGCGGTATACTTAAGACAGGTTGGGTACAACTTAATAGAATGCTACAAGGCGGATTTCGTAAAGGGCAAATGGGTACTGTAAACTCTTTACAGCATAATTATAAATCAGGTTTTGTTAAATCAGTATTTATGCAAATAGCAAGATTTAATAAACCACAAATGAAAGATCCTAAGAAGAAACCAGCTTTAATATATCTTAGTTTTGAAGATGAGATAGTAGATACATTAGAGTTTATGTATACATATCTATATTATAACGAAAATAGAAAGCTACCTGAAAATACAGAAGATGATATTAAAAATCTTACTACAGAGCAGATACAAGATTATGTTATTAAAAGATTAGGTCAGAATGGATTTGAAATCATACTTATAAGAGCAGATCCTTCTATGTGGACTTACCAGAGTATCTTTAATATGGTTAACCAATATGAAGCTAATGGTTATGAAATACAATTATTAGTATTAGACTACTTAGCTATATTACCTACTACAGGTTGTGACAATAGTGGCCCTGCTGGTACAGCATTAAGAGATATGTTTAGAAGAGTAAGAAACTTTGGAAGTTCTAAAGGTATAGCGATCATAAACTGCCATCAGCTTTCTACAGAATCTAAAGCTCTAGTAAGAAATGGTATACAAGACTCTATGTTTGTAAAAGAGGTAGCTGGTAAAGGTTATACAGAAGGTTCTAGACAGATAGACCAAGTTATAGACTTTGAGATCTATATCTATAAAGCTAAGATAAACAAACAATGGCATCTTACAGTACAACGAGGTAAGCATAGAGGAGTAGGCATAATCGATGATAATTTGTTATACTTTACCTTACCATTCCCATACAGAGCTCCTATATTAGAGAACATTAACGATGATCATATAGAAGCTAATGCTGAGGATGATACAGGTGATGATCTATTTGAATAACAAATATATCACATTCTTTAAAGAAAGGACTTAACGATTATGACATTAGGTCAACATCAAGAAGCCTTTATGCGAGATGTAAGTAAACTACTTATCTACTTACATCAAAATGGTTATGAAGTACGTGGTGGAGAACTATTAAGGACTCCTGAGCAACAAGAAATCTACATGAGAACTGGTAAGTCTAAAACTAATAAGTCTAACCACTTAGTTAAATGTGCTATAGACCTATTTATATTTAAAGATGGTCAATGGCTACAAGATAAAGCATCTCTAGAACCAATTGGTAGATATTGGTGTAGTCTCTGTGAGATTAATCAAGCTGGTATGTTTTATCAATCTTTTATAGACACTCCACACTTCGAAAGAAGAGTACAACAACCATAAGTATACTAGTAGGCATATGCCTACTAGTATACTTACTTTTTTATTTCTTATAGTTATATATCTTATGATAGTAAGGTATAGCAAGTCCTGGATAAGATAGAAGCCATTTACCTTAAAGTTATTATCTTAATAAAAAGTTGATTTTACATTGTGTTATTTATAAAGATAGTGTTCTTTGCCTTTTGACTAAATTTTATATAAATAATACGTCTCTTTATTAATTTGTTTAGTGTACATACCTTACTATCACCTTTTCATTATTTTAACTTAGTTGCTGTATAGCATACCTACTATAAGTAGGTATGCTATACAGTTCTATATGCTGTTAGTAAGGTGATTCGATCACTGACAAATCGGCTATATTAGCTTATAGCCCTTTATGTATTTATAATTATTCAAGGAGCTTGAATGTTAGCAAATATTATTTCGCATAACAGAGAACATGATAGTACAACCACCTTGAAGTTTGGAGATAATACATTAGCAGAAAATGTACAGTTAGATCTTGTTGATATAGAAGACGCTACTTTACTATCTGATGTTTCGGTATATGATTATATATCTAAGATAAAAACTCCATTCTTAATGGGCTATCCATCTATACTCACTCCCAAAGATGGAGATGTGGTAACTAATACTACAGTATTTGAATTAACACCTTATTTACCTAATGAGAATTTTAAAGGTTTAGTTAATATGGTAGAGTGGCAATTTTCAGGTACACCTGATTTTGCTAACATAGCTTATAAGGTAAGACTTAAAGAAGCTGATGTACCAAATGGAGAGTTTAATAAATTCAATCCTATGGGTGTAAATGTGCCATCTGGTACTTACTATGTAAGAGCTAGATATATATCATACCCACACTCTAGTCCGTTTACACAACCTATTAGAGTAACTATGCCTAGTTTTAAAGTAGAAATACCTACACTTAGCATAAACCAAAATGAGCTTAGTCCTACTATTACAGCTAGTCCTTATAGAATGGCTCCAGGTGTAGCTGGTGCTGAAGCACAAGATCCATTAGCGTTAGTAAAATGGACTGTAACTGAACTAGATCAAGCTTATGATCCAGCGTCTGAAAAGATCAATGGTATGCTAGGTACTGATTTTAGACCTACATACTCTATAAGTAAACTACCTAATGACGATACAAAGTATATGCTAGGTTTTCCTTTTAAGGATGCTACTACTAACTTTGATGTTAAACTTAAACCTAATACAAGCTATTTAGTAACTTGTAGTTATACAGGTACTAGATATAAAACTACCTATGGTAGGTTAGTGTTTACTACTGGTAACTTTAAACTAAAAGCTCCAGTATTTAAACTTATTACTAACCCTGATAACTCTGTATCTGTAGCTATAGATCCTATATCAAGCTTTGAAGGTTCTGATACTCTTAAGAACTTTAATATAGTAGTAGTAGATCAATCTGCTATACCACAACACGTAGTACATGCTGTAGATACTCCTATGTATACCTATAAGATACCAGATGGTATATTACAACCTTCTACAAGGTATAGTGTTACGGTAACCGCTATAGGTAATAAGTTTGGAGCATCTGATAGTTCTGTATTAGGTATGGCTACACCTTATATAGGTATAGAGCCACCTAGTATCAATATCACTTCTAAAGGTATGCAACCTACTATTAAGTTAAGTCCATTTAGAACTATAAAAGCTACTGATACTATGCGTGGTACACAGTGGATACTATATAACCATGCTAATACTGGTAGAGATAACTTAATCAAAGAGTGGATAAAAGAAGATACTGATACATTCCTTACTATAGATCGTAAGTATATAGAAGTTAATACTAACTATAAGATAAAAGTAAGGTACTTAGGTACTAAACTTAATTCACCATGGGCAGAAGAGGTATTTAAAACAGTTAACGTAACTGTTAAGAAACCTATAGTAACTGCTGAAGTACATGGACTTATTATATCTGCTAAACCATCTGAGTATATAGTACTAGGAGATGAAGATCAAGCAGAGTCTGTAATCTGGAATGTAATAGAAGTAAGTAGAGAACCATCTTCAGATCCAGCTATAGCACCAGTAGAACATGAAGTAACTACATTAGTACAAGATAAGATACAACCATGGGCTAGTAAAGAACTTAAGATCTCTAGACTAGATGGTGTAAAGAGAGATACACTTTATAAGATAACAGCTAAGATACTAGGTAGAAACTATACATCTTTAACATCAGATCCAGTCTATATACAGACTCCTAATGTCTATGTAGAAAATCCTACATTGACTATATCTGGTTATCAAGATCAAGTACCTAGGTTTCCTACTATAACAGGTACACCATTTAGAACTAATACAGATACTGATAAACACGTTAAAACTAAATGGAGAATAGTAACTGTTAATACAGGAGATGAGATACTTAATGTAGAGACTGAAAAACTAGAAGAGCTTACTAGCTATAATATATTAGATCTTATACTTATGCCTAATACAGATTATCTATTAGAATGTATTTACTATGGAGAAGCATTTGGACCATCTGAAAAAGTATCTATAACATTTAGAACTAGACCTAAGTTTATAGAGATACCAGATGATGGACTTATGACAGTACTAGTAGGAGATGATTCTAATAATGATACTACTAAGTACTATGGTAAGTTTAACTATAATCAGCTTAACGATACTAGAAACTACTTAGGTATATGGAATGGTGTAACAGAATATAACTTTGATAGTCAAGTACTACATAATAATGTTCTATATAGAGCATTAGATACATCATCTTATGCAGCACAAGGTAATAATGTGCATCTTAATAAGAATAGAGTACCTGGTGTTGAATCTAGCTCTGGTATAACCTATTGGGAAGAAGATGATAGAAACGACTTATGTACCTATAGATGGTTATTAAGAAATATAGGATTCCAACCTACTATAGTAGATAATAATAAAACTGGTTATACTACTGGTAATATAGCAAAAGGTAACTGGATAGCTACTGAATCTACTTTAAGTAAGTACATGATAGGTGGTAAGATACTTTATGTATATGATACTCCAGAGTTAAGTAATGTAAGCTATAATGATCTAGCAGTAGCTGGATTAATAGGTAGAGGACGTACTATACGTATAGGAGAAAGACTATATTGGGCTAGGTTACTAACAGAAGCAGAATCTACAGAGCTATATAGATTTAAAAATGTAGAAGATACTAACCATATTATAACTACAGATCTATCTTCAAGTACTTGGTTAGGAGATAGAATAGAAGGTATACAAGCTAAAGTATCTAACTTAGGTAGTGTAGACTTAGAACATGGTAATAATAGAAATAGAGTACTTAGAATAGTACTAGAGTATATTTCACAATACGAAGAACCTTGGTTATTCGCTAGAAAGAAATATCCTACATTACAGTATGATAGATATACAGACACTGGTTACTTTGGAGTAGTACCTAATACTATAGACCAGTTTAATATCTATACTACATTAGGATTAATTAAAGGTACTAGAATCAACTTAGACTTTGGATTCTTAGCATTCTATTCACATGGTAAGAGATTATTAGTAAATAGAGGTTCTATAGCATATGGTATATGCTTTAGAGACTTAGAAGAGCTAGGTTTAGTATATGGATCTGATGTAAAACTAGATAACTATGAAAATAGAAAAGTTACTACATTAGATAGTAATACCTATGATGTAAGGATACTACGTGGAGGACCTAACTATTTTGACTTAGGACCACTAGAAGATCTACCTAATGATAAGTTTGTAGCTAATGCTAACCTATTTAGATTCTCAGAGTGGAATGAATTAATCTATAGAGTAGCAGAACATATACCACTCATAGTGGATGTTAATAACTATCATGGCGGCTATCAGATTGGTAGAAACTGGGAGAAGTTTGATAACATTAACCTAGGTGTATTCGAGCACTACTCTGGTAACGGTTGTCATGATTTCGTACTAACTACTGTTAATAACAATGAAGTTATATCTAGAGGTGGTACACAACTAGAAGCTGCTTACTATGTAGATAAAGATATAGCTAGAAATGACCATGGTGCTAGGTTAGTATTCGAAGACTCTACAGTATTTGAAATGCCTACAGCTTAAACTATAAATATATAGATACTACACTATAGTGTAGTATCTACATTACATAATATAAAAATTCTATATAAAGGAATAAAGAGATGATTAAGTTTGAAAATAATCAATTTAGTTTCTATACTACTAAAACTACATTCTATAGTGCTTATAGCGGTAAAGAAGAGACTATCTATACAGATAGACCAGAAGATATTACGTTTATGGTTAATACCTATCCTAATAAATATAAAGATCTTAAGATAGAGCCATTAGTAGCTACAGAAGATCAAGTAGCTAGACTTAAAGAGGTTAACGATCTACTCATACCTATGCGAGAGAACTATATAGAAGACTTTACTCTATATGTATCTAAAGGTGTTATGGTTAATAGAGATGAACAACTAGCTACACTAGCTGGTAAAGCAACTGAAGCTACAGTAGCTTTTCTAGTAGATAACCTTAAACCAGAGATAAAAGCATTAAGAGATGCTAAATCAATAGGTGGTGTAGAGTTATTCGGTAGAAGATTTGATTCAGATTCATTAGCTAAAGAGAACGTAACTGGTTATGTTACATTAGGTATACTAGATGTAGTTGCTACTGGTAAATGTGAACGTGTTTATGATTGGAAAGATAGGGATAATAACTTTGCTAAACTTAACTATGAACAAATTTGTACACTAGCTAAGTATATAGCAGCTCATATTCAATCTTGCTTTAGTGCTGAAGCGCTTACTATTATGGAACTAGCTAAACTATCTGTAGACCAACTACTAGCGTTTAATACTAATAAAGGTTATAATAGAGTAGGTAGAGTAGAGAATGAACATAATGCAGCTACAGAACCTAAAGTTAAAGATATATTCGATCAGTGCTACACATTAGCTCTTAACCAGTTAGTAAAAGCTTAATAATGTTAGGAGACATGGATGTTAAAAGTTAAACCAATTATAGCTCTAAGACCATATACTAAAGATTCTGGTTTTATAGCTAAGGTAATCAACTGGTGGTGCCATTCTAAGTACTACCATGCAGAGCTCATATTGGGAGACCAATGGATCTCTGCTACTCCTGCTGAAGGTATATATGTTAAAAAACTTAAACCATTAGACCATGATAAGTATGAATACTTAGAACTACCAGAAATAGAGCTATCTGAAGATACTTATAATAACATATTAGAGTATATTAAAACACAGATATGTCCTAGTTATGATACTACTGGTCTAGTATGGAACCAAGTGTTTGGTATTAACCTATATAATAAACGTTGGTTCTGCTCTGAACTTATAGCAGAGATACTTAAGCTATTAGGTTATAGTAAACTATATGGAACAGAAGGTTCTGAATATAGTCCACAAGATCTATATGATATGTTTACTAGTACAGAACCTATTAAGCTTAGAAGATATAGTCTCTATATTAGGTTTAGAGATGCTATACATAAACTTATATTTTTACTTAAGTTATATAAAATCAAATCGTGGTGGTTAAAGTTATTTACCCTATTTAAAAAGAAGAAATCATAGGCCATACTTACTGGAAATCGTTATGGCTGACATTTTTGTTAATAAGAATATTAATATAAAGAAGGCGGTAACAGATAATGAGTATGCTTGTATTACGTCTTAAGAATATAGATACGAGTAATAATGTAGACTGGGTTTATACCAATTGGGAAATCAGTACTGCTAAAAACTTTGATAGAAGTAAATTAGTCTTTTCATCTTACGAAGATAGAATAAACAGAGCATCTATCTTCGTAGAGATGACATTGAATCCTGGTACTAGATACTATGCTAGAGCACAGGTAGTTACTAATAAGGGAGCCCATAAGTGGACTAACCTTGATGTTTGGACGCATAAAGCTTTTGACGATGTAGAGAATCAATCAGATCTACCATCTAGAGTCAATAGTCCTGATATAACTACAGATTCAGATCCTAGAGATCATGTAGCTACAGGATTTTATATTATACCTAAAGAGTTTGCAGCTATAGGAGATGCTACACATGTAGCTACATCTTATTGGATAGAGACTCTATCTGGTAAAGTCATTTGGAAGTCTCTAAATGATGAGATATTTAAATCTAAGATATTAGTAGATAATGTAATACTAGATATGAATACAGTATATAGAATAAAAGCTGTGTTCCATGCTAGTTCTGGAGATAGTAGCCAGATAGCTACTAAAACTATCTATGTAGGTAGTAAATCTTCAGATGCTAATATAATAAGAGTATCTAAAGCTATTTCACATGCAGATTTTATATCAGTAGCTGTTAATGCTACTCTTAATACCTATAAGAATGCTAAATCAGTTAGATTTAAACTTATAGGCTTTAATAATGGTAAAGGTGATACTGCATTCGATACAACAGTCAACTACGACAATGCCCCATATACATTTAGTATGCCTATGGAGAAAATTAAGAGAAACACTATATATCTACTAATGCTTAAGTATGATATAGAAGGTAATTGGAAATCTATAGTATTTAATACTTTTAGATAATGATTTAAATTTTGATAGAGAGGATGTAGTCTTATGGCAGAATCAGAATCTTTAGAAAAGCTATTTAATAAGATGGATATGGGGTTCTCTGCAAAGTTAAAGGTAGATCCTCTTAGTGAGGCTGGCATTGACAAAGTAAGACACTTACTAGAGACAGATCCAGCACTATATGAATATATGTTACTTAAAGAGTCTAAGGACGATGCTAACTTTAAGGCAATGAGTTATGAGCAATCTAGTCTTATAAGAACAGTAATGACAGCTCTTAAAGAAAAAGAGCATAGAGATAATGAGACTATGAATGCTATGTACTCTATTATGGAGAAACAAGGTAAAGAGATAAAATCTCTCAAACGGTGGAAGTGGATGTTCTTTATTAACCTAGGTATAATGGTATATCTTGCTTTATACTGGTTACATAAACAAGATCCAGAGGCTACTAACCATGCTTTAGAGTTTATTAAAGCCTTAGGTAAGTTTATAAGTATAATATAATGTAATTAGGGAGAATCAGGAGATGATAGGTCAAGGTTTTTTAACTAAAATAAAAGATATACTATTCAGTCCTAAAATAGATACATCTACGTCTATAGCTACTTGTGATAATATTACTATAGAAGAAGCTGAATATAAAATGTCTTTAGCTAAATTAAAAAGGGCTATAGACTCTATGCCTTTAGCAGAACCATTTATACATAATGAATATGGAGATAAAACATTACTTATAGTTAATGATATACCATCAGTACTTAAGTTACTAGAGTTAGACTTTCAGAAACTAAATACTATGTACCATAAAGATATATTTAGTAACTATAAGATAGTCATATGTTCTGGTAAATATAGTAATTTGATAGCCTATAAGTATATATCGGATAACAAGATAGATATAGCATTTGTAGATATAATACTTTCTGATAGTATTATAAAGATTAAAGATGATTATATAGAGTTTAATGGTCTTAATCTATCTGAAGAAATAGTTAAATACAGTCCGAATGCTGAGGTTAATATATTAACTTCAGAACCTTTAACTAACTCTATGGGATTAGTAAAAGGATATACTAGTCTACTTAATAGACTAAAAGAGAATTCGGTTATAAAAGATCTTATACCAGTAGATAATCAAAATAGATTATTTAAACTAAACAGTATACTATAGAGTAGGTATTTATACCTACTCTATAGTGCTTTTTTATAGCTTATATGGTAAAACTTTACCTGATCTACTGGTTATAAGTATATGTAACCAGGTTATAGATATTGAAATTTTGTATATTAAATTTAGAAAAAGGAGAATAGGTTATGGCAGAACTACGTATACACGACCAGAGTTCTATCTATTTTAAATCTATCAGAACAGGTCATACGCCTAAGGATATTAATGTCAAAACTCCTGATAGATCAGGAACATTGATAACCGATACCACTCTTAGGGACATATTGAATAGCGGTGCTAATATAAGTAATACACAAATACTTAAGCCAGATATTAGAGAGACTCCATTAGAGCATCCTGAAGCTTATGCTAAATTACTTCCTATAGCTACATATAGAACCAATGATACATTCGTAGGAGAGCATCAAGCTACTGAATGGGTTGCTTCTCTAAATGAAGATTTTAGTACTATATTAGATAGTACTGGAGATCCTATTTATAGAGATGGTTGGTATCCAGCTATAGATACAGCTAATACTAAAATCTATGTAAAGTATAGGTTCATTAGTAATGATGTAGCATCTCCATATTCAGATAGTTTAGAGTTTACTACACCAGAAGGTTTTGTAGCTATACCTAGCTTATCTGTTATAGAAGATGGAGCTACTCCATTACTTAAAGGTTCACCTTTTAAACTAGTAGGTAATCTTACTGGTGTTAACCATACTGCTTCTAGTTGGTCTATAATAAGAGAGTCTGATAATAAAGTTATCAAAACACTAACTATGGATACTACTAAACTAACAGAGTGGAAAGTAGAAACTGGTTTATTAGAACCTAATACAGCTTATAAAGTTACATTAGTATACCATACAGATCACCCTGTATTTAGTAAGACTAGAATAGCTATAGGTACTTATAAAACACCAGCATCTGCTATAGAGACACCTACATTAACATTTAGTTCTGCAGATGGTAAGTTTGTAGTAAATGGTACTCCGTTTAATGTTATATCTGGTACAGATGAACATGTATTTACTAGCTGGATAGTACGTAACTCTACATCAGCATTAGTATTCTCAGAACCTAAATCTAAAGAGCTTACTTCTATTAACCTTACTGGTGTATTAGAACCAGATAATGGTTATACTATAGAGTGTACTTATAAAGGTTCTAAATCTATTAGTAATACAGCTAGATTAGAGTTTAGAACACCTTCTAATGCTAATATAAACCTAACTAAAGAGATAACTCTTAAGATGTTAGAGAATGGTGATTTAGAGCTTACTATGGCTCCATTTACACAACCTGTACAAGAGAATATGTTATACTTAACATGGACTCTACAAGACTTTAATAAGAAACAAGCTGTTGAAGTTAGACTAGATAAAGATCTAGATGACAAGTATGGTAAAGAACTTAAATATACTATACCAGCTAGTAGTGTTAAAAGATACTTAGGAGCTGCTACTACTGTAGATGAAGACGGTAGTAAGTATATAGAGTTTTCTGCTAAAGGTAGAGTAGTTGGAGAGAAATCTATAGCTAACTATAGTACTATATTACCTCTTAAAGTAAAATTAACTATAGAGAAAGTAGGTAACTGGGAAGTAGTAGATAGTACCGATATGAGAGTACCAGAGCTTAAAGCTCCATTAGCTGCTGTAAATGGCACTAACTATGCTAATAGAACTAGTGCTATAGAATCTAGTTTTAGTTATGGTACATATTGGACTAAATCAGAATCTGATATGAGTAGATTAAAACAAGCTAGTCTATCTACGTTTAATATATTAGATAATGATGCTTATGCTATATGGGATATTTATCAAGGTTATAATAATAGCGGAAAAGTAGTATATGGTCAAGAACCTAGCTTTAGATATGTCTATAGTGGATTAAGACCAGATGGTACTAATAGTAGAATAGATACTTTTAAACTACCAGCTAGACTAGAAGATAATACAGAGTATAAAGTTAAAGTAACTTATGTCTATAAAGACTTTGGTGTTTATAGTATACCAGAGACTTTTACTTTTAATACTAGTGATATTTACTATAAAGTAACTAGTCTTAATGTAGATACTAGCAGTGGTAAACCAGTAGCTACTATAGAGCGTAATAATAACCAAGCTGGTATGACATTCGGTAATACTAGTTGGTATCTATACGAACAGAATGGTACTAAAGTATGGAGCTCTGAGAATAACTCTGCTAATACTACTAGTATAACTATAGACTATGCTAGTTTTGATCCTGATAAGAAATATAGAGTAGGTGCTATAGTATATGGTCCAGATGGTGTTAAACACTCTCCAGAGAGGCAGTCTGAGTTGTTTAAGGTAGCTAGTGAAGAAATACTATATGTATACGAAGATCTAGATAATAGATTTACATATGGTACTAATGTTACATATGGGTTAAAATTCGAATTAAGAAGAAATAATCAAAAAGTACAGATAAACGATATATCGGACTATATAGCACAGATAGAGTCTAAGAACCCTAGTTTCAAAATGAAAGCAGTTTATTTCCCTAAAGTAACGGCTAAATTTAAAGGACATAGTGAACCTTTACTTATTGGGGTAACTAGAGATAATGTTTCTGATGCAGATAGAGAACGTATAGGTAATAAAATACCGGAAGGTAAATTAGAAAAGTTAGTCACAGGTACGTGGACAATAAATAAACAAGTCTATACAGATACTATATGGATGTTTCTTCAGCCAGAATATTCAGATGGTGAATGGAGAAATGATCGAAATATAACACCACCGTACATGACATTGCCTTCTGAGTTTGATATAGACTATATTATAACGACTAAGCCAAATGTAAAGCTTAAAAAGATAATGAAATCTGGTAGTACAGTTGATTTATCTAGTGGTAGCCAGACAACTTATAAGTTTAATAAAAGATATAGAACTGAGTTATATCCATTAACGCACTTTAAAGGTTACAAAAGATATAGCACAAACTATATAAACTATGTAGAAAATCTAAAATATTTATATGGCAATCATAGTTTTAACTTTGTTAAATACCTTAGACATTATGTTGGTGACCCAGCTGAAGCTACTAATATTTCAGATTACATACCTAAACCATACACAAGTCATAATCATCTAGTATATATAGGTAGTGTAAACGGGGATAAACTAAATAGACTAAATTACCAGGTTAATAAAACAGCCAGAACTAACTTTGACAGAGTTACAGCACTGTTTAAAAGCAATTCTCACGATGCGCATATTTATTTATCTGCCAATGGCATAGGCGGATATAGAATATTTACAGACTACTTAGATTATACTAAAGCAGTTAGTGGTAGCTATTTAGCAGATATTGTAGATACTCTTGAACTTTTTAAAGATGAACCAAGAGAAGATCAAAGCAGGCAAAGCTTTATAACTACAGGTGCTAAAAAGGGTGCTGAAATCAATGTCTGGACCAAAGGTTCTAAAACTAAAACATTAGAAACATATAGACCAGCAGGTTGGTTATATAAATCACCTGGCGACACGTATGATGGTGTGTCTTATCCTTTTAACCCAGAGCCAGCTCTAGCATCAGTTCTAGGCTTTGTTTATCTTGGCGAGCCAGCACCTGCAGGAACATTTTTATTTAATGGTAACGTAGGTATAGCATATACTAAAGCAACTGATGAACATCTAAGTGATAAGAGATACTTAATGCACGATGTGATAGACAACTTGTTAGCGCCTTCTAGTATGATACCTAGTAGATTAGAAATAAACGCTACGAATATGAGACAGCTATATGATGCCAATCGAAAGTTAAAACTGGATATGAAGTATGTACTTATGTATAAAATGCTTAAACGCGGTATACTATTGCAAAATTCATTCTCTGTATACAGTGTAATGTCATTTGCAGATTTAGAAGACTATGTCACTATAGGCGATGAATTAGCAACTAGAGGTGTTGCTGATATAAGCAGTACTACTACTAGATATGGTGGTTTTGAAGAAGATACTAGCTCTATAGACGTTGTTAGGAAAGTATATTGCGTTAGTAGGGTTAATGGTAATCCTGTTTTAACAGAAAATAAAGCTGGAGGATTCGGACTAGGTATTAGCGAACTATCTATCTTAAACCCTAGAAGAACTTTATTACCTAGTAATACAAAAATAAACCATTTAGGCAATTATAATAGCGGCTTCCGTACAACGTGGACATACGCAATGGGAGATGGTAGTGAGATTTCTAATAATATAGTAGCGCCTTTAGGTTTGGAAGCAGGTAGTAATTATGAAACTGTATATAATGCTATGGCTAGTAGTGATTTTGAAGACAATAGTGTACTACGACGTATGGTAGCTATGCTAAAATTTGAACCTATAGTACCTGAAGCATTTAATATTATAGATGCTACTATAAGAGATACTGGTGGTGTTATTAATAGCGATTTTACAGATCTACAAGCTGAGGGTAGAGATCTTGCTATTATTGGCGATAGAGGATATGGACGTTATGCGTCTGAGGGTGGTTCAGTGTCAGATGAACGTAATTCAGGCGGTAGAGGCGGTGACGATGGTACTGAGAATATATATAATTCTGTTCTTGCCATGAATCGCGCAGATACATCTGGAAGTGCTTCACATCCGTACCATATAGAGATTGACTTAGCTGTCATGGGTGGTTATATTAATACTGTTAAAGATAAAGGATTCTTTAACCAGGCTATTCTACCTGATTTAATATCTAAAGGTATAACTAGCGGCTATAATACTATAGATAAATGGCATGTCTATGCGTGGCATGGGTTTATGTTATTCTTACCTAATAAGAAACTATTTACTGTAAATAGTGGTACCGGTATAACAGAATATATAAATAAAGTAAGAACTGGTGAAGCTATTCTTACTATGGACTATACATTCGAGCAACCAGATACTAATGGTGGTGCTAATATAGTTAAGAATCTTAAACCTATATTACTAATAGATAATGGTGATGGTTATTTTGGAGAAACTATGCTAGATATGGTTAGACGTACTAGGTTCATAGAGAATGATAAGTTTCAAGGCTTTGGTGGAGAGCTTTCTTACAGGATGTCTAGAGCAGATGCTGAAAATCTATACGGAGAGATAGTAACATCTTTAAGTGGTAGACTAAGACTAAATAAAAATTCTGAATTAGGATATGATTATTTAGATTGGAATGATGCTTCAGCCCCAGCTGGTTGGTATTTAGCGTTTATTTCATTGCCAGATGCGCCGTATGCATATGGTGTTAATGTCAAAGACTATAATGAAACTGCTGAGGCATCTGATAGTCTATGGAAAAAAGATCCAGAATCTGCAGGATTTAATGCTGAAATGTATGTATATACAGATTCGCTATAAAACCTATAAATATTATATAGAGTAAGAACCATATAGGTTCTTACTCTATACTTTTTTATCTTCTATTTCAAAATAGTAAAAGTTGAAACTCTTATGTGTTACCATACTAAATGTAGTGTATATATCTCCTTTACTATTCTTATCTAGGTATTTACATATACTACCTATCAGTGGTGTTATACCATTTAAAAACCAATTTACTATTAGTATAGCATTCTCTGCTCTTTTTATATCTATATCATCACTACCTTCAGCACTTAAATATAGATCTGCTCTATCTTGTGCTATAGTAGTCATAGTTATAAACTCTACTATATCAAACTTACTATCAGCTTCTATTTCATGTCTATAGCATACTATAGCTGTTATTAAACTATTTATTATAGCTAACATCTCTATAGTTACTCTATTATCTACATCTGGTATCATATCTAGCTCTTTTAACCCAAATAGATCTAAAGTAGTAGCGTTTACTAATGGTATATTTAAAGATTTCATATTAGTGTTCATAAAGCCATTTACGAGCCCTCTAGGAGCATTTTGTTCTTTAAGTAATACTTTTATTATACCTCTATTATATTTCGTTATATCGGGCTCTTTTGCTGTTATACAGCAGTCGTAATAATCTTTTAATTTTTTATATAATCTAACCATCTTTATTATAGTTTTCATAATCTTCCTTACTTTATCGTTTCTCTTAATATAGCATAAAAAATATTAGAGTATGAGTAATAGTACTCATACTCTAACTATAGATTATATATGCTAGTGTACCTAGTATGCTAGCACCAGCTACTATAATATTAACCATAAGACTAGTTAGTATTATAGAGCCCCAGCTTACTTTCTCTGGTACAAAATCTGATAAACCAGCTTGATAAGCTTTTTCTATCTCAGCTTTAAGCGTGGTAACTACCTCTCTTTTATCTATAAAGACACCATCCCTGTAGTTGAGAGAGTTCATAAAGTCATACCATTTATCGTCTCTATAACTTATGATAAACTCCTTACTAAGTAATGTATCTTATAATATACTGTTATAAGATCAAAAAAAAATAGTATAGAAGTACTAGAGCCCCTATAGGAGCTCTAGTGTTATTAGTTACGGTATTCTTCTACTTCATTGTCTATGACAATGAATAGCGCTCTTTCACCACTTGCAGTAGTGAAGAGCATATCTGCCCCGTATATGGCATCAGTAAGAGCAGGTTCGTTAAACCTACCTCTTACCAACTCAAGTGCAACAGGCACAGTTATAGCTTTAACAGCTATAACTTTACCTTCTGTTAAGGCTATGTCTAGTCTATGTCTATGCATAGCTAGTATAGCCTTTTTACGGTTGCTAGGCATGTTACCCATACCTAGCATTTTCTTTACATCTTCTATTTCAGAGGCTACTGTTTCGTATGCCTCTGAATAGACTCCAACTAAAGGCCTATCAATATCTATAGACCTATCGATATTTACATTCTTTAGTAGCTCTGGTTTAAGAGCTACTTCCTTAATCTCGTTTATTTCTTTAAAGAACATTTTGCACTCCTTCTTAACGTAGTTCTATTACATGTACTTGTTTGTTATAAACACAGTATAGATTATCTCTATCTTTGTCCATAAAGATCACGTCTGAAGCTCTTATGGTTTCAGCTGCATCGCCTATTTCTTTTTCATCATGTAGCGCTTGTAATTCGCTATATGCAAATGCATAGCGTACTGATTCGAATTTCATATACTTACCAGTCCTAAAAGCTTTTTCTTTTAAGAACGAATAGAATACTAGTATAGATTCTATTTGGTTTGGGCTTAGTCCATGTTTATCTCTGCCTAGTTCTTGTTTAACCATCTGCTCTTCTCTTAGAGTTTCACGATAGCCTAAGCTAAACTCACCCACCGCTCTAACCGGTAGGTCTGCGTTTATATCTAATAACTCTTCTCTACTTGGTTTTATAGCATCTATCTGTATGTTTGTTAGATAGCTACCAACATTCACTTTTCTTAACATTTCTTTTACCTTTCTATAGTATTAAAATAAACTAGCTACTATATAGACTTAAGTCTATATAGTAGCACCTAGTATTTGGTTTTTGTTACTATACCATCTTTTACTAAGTATAGTAATCTCTTAGAAGCATCAATGTCTTTAAATATCATATCTGCTTCTTCTATATCTGCTAATAAAGTTTCTTTATTAGAACAGCAGGCAAATCTAGCTAAACTCTTAGCTTCGTATCTGCTAATCTTAACGAAGCTAAAGTATCTGCCAGCTCTAGCTTCAGAAGCTCTGTAAGTATACATAGCTTCTGTAAAAAATTTGGTCTCGGTATCTATACCTAACTGATCCATAATCTCAACAGCTTCTCTGTATTCTTCTAGAGCTTTTATATACATCCCGCATACGGGACATATCTTTTTACTATCTGTAAAACACGGTAACACACTTGCCATGTTAGCCTCTTTCTTTCGTATTGTTCACTCTAAGAGATTAGATATTTAATCTAATTCTCTTATTGTAAACTACGTTATTAATTGTGAAACGAAGGAACTCTCTTCCTTCATTTACTTCATATCTAACGCCTTTACGATTACCTAACAACTGTCCTACTTCTGAAATAGACCATTTGTCAACTCCAGCCAACGCTGGGTTGGCAACTATTTTCTTTACAATGTCCTCGGTTAGTGTACTCATCAACATGGTACTCTCCTTTATCATTTTAAAATTTATATTTAAGATAATATAATACTAAGTTATACTATATTAAACATAATGAGCTATCTTGGTTCTTTTATAAACCAAGATAGCTTTTATATGCTAGTAACCTAGCAATTTATCTAACTGCTGCAGTTTAGGAACTACAGAAGCTAAATACTGTTTAGCTTGGTAAGATCTAACATCTAAACCGTGAAGCTCAGACTTGATCTTACCAGCAACTCTGGCAGTAGCTAACTGGTTATTAGCTACTGCTTTACTTTTAACTCTATCTGTTAAAAGTATTACGTTGTTAATATCTAACATCTTTTTCACCTCCTTTCTATAAGATTGGAGAATATAAGAGACTATACAGAGGTATTATCTCTGTATAGTCTTATTTTAACCCACTAGTCTTGTTAACTGGTGGTTTATATGTTCTAGGTTATCTATCCAGCCATATTTATAACGTTGAAGATATGTGTTGTTGTCTAAACTAGAAAGTTTATTTATATCTTCTTCTATAAGGTCTAGCTGTTTAGATAGTCTAACAGAATCACTATTAGAATATTTAGGTAGCTTATTTTTAATAGAGTGAAATAAGTAATCAAACCTATTTTCCAATGGACTTGTTTCTAGAAAGTCTAGTTCCATTTGGCACCTCCTTTCTATATTATTTAGTAAGGAGATTATTAAGCCTATCTAGAGTACTTAATGTACTCTAGATAGGTTATATTTGTTCTCTTTACTATATATATAATATATAACTGTTTTTTTGTCACTTTGATACCTTCACTCGCTTTGCTCATTCGGTATCGTAACGACATTCTCTCGCTACACTTGTTTATGTCGTTAGGACACTTACGTTACTATTTAGATACTTAAAATAAAAAAATATAAATGCTACAGATAGGCACTATATAGTGCCTATCTGTAGTCTAGGTTAATAGAATATATACTTTACTAGCATATTGCAACAATATAATATAGCTATTATAAACACTACTGCTATAGCTGTATCTATTAAGCTATAGTTATATTTAATTATTTTATATAGTATAGATATTGATAACAATAAGCATATTAAGTATATAATCCTTATTGCTACTCTTTCGAACATATAGTAACCTTCTTATTATCTAGATTCGCTACTATACTACTATCTAGTGTTACACTTTTAACGGCGCACCGATTTATTAAATTATTTTTAATTATAGTAATGCTCTTAACATGTGTTTTAGCGTCGCTATAACTTCCGTATAAAGACGAGGACATGAAATTCATGTTATTTATATCAAAACTTTTCATTTTAGCCCTTTTTCTCTTGTTTCTAGTACCTGTAACTCCTGGCGTATTATATCTAGCTTCTGAGATATATCATCTAGAGTTTCTTTAACTGTTTTCTTATCTATAACTTGTGTTGTAGTTGTGCAGGTGTTATTATATTTAGGATCGAAAAATGCCACCGCTAAGAATAATAATAGGCATCCAAAACCAAGAGCCATGAACCAGTAATCATATTTTTTATAGTAATCCATAGTTTTACACCTAAGCGTTATATCTTAGCTTAATATCTACGCCTATTTTATAATCGCCTAAATCCTCTGTTGTAACACTAACTGGTGTTACGTTTTTAAAAACATGTCGATTAATAAACTTATTCTTACTCTGGCTATCTAAACCTTTAGTAGGTATTTTGATGCCTTTATAAGTAACATAGGTATTTCGTTTAATAAAGTTAATACGTATAGGTTTGCAACATAAATCAATACTTTCTTTAACCTTATCTTTAATTACAAATGATAGATCATTAGTTTTTGGAATATCAGCTAGACAGTCTTTAATTTGTATTTCTAACTTTTCCATACTCTCTGCATTCAAAGGTAGAGTGTGTTTAATACTCTCTACGATAATACCTTTTGGTTTTTCTTCTGGATTCATATTTACCTCCTTAATATATATTAGTCATCCCAGTTAACAGAACCTAGGTCAACATTCATGTCTAAATTACCTTTAGCGTATTCAGTAGCATTCTCCTCGAAGAACATTGTTTTACTTTCGACTTCTCCGCCTTTAAGATGATCTAACATCAATTTTCTTAATGGGTTATCTTTAAGTTCAACAACAGGATAAAGTAATGGTAATTTTAAGTTCTTGCAAACGCTATTAGCTTGCGATTCTATAAACACTTTAATAGTGTGTTCTGAAAATCCTAATATCCCTTTAGTAACATAAGTTGTCCACTTTATTTCGGCTTCGCACATATGTCTAATCATGCGATGCGCTTTTTCTACAACTTCTTCCGGGATAGTGTCATTAAAAGTTTCTTTAATAGCAGTATTAAAAATATTTTGGAATAAAGGTACATGGCTAAGAGTTTCGTCGCCGTTTCCTTGGTATTAATACTTATTCGTTAAATAAGTACAGATTTTACAATCTTCTATATATTACTATATAGAGTAGACTATATCTTCATCCTTCTTATCTAAACATTAGATAAGTTAGGAGCCCTTCCGTTTCGGACAGACTTCTGCCCTACTCTACTCAGTTTTACATAACATATCACTATGTTACTTATCTTTTCGATAGTCGTTTGACATTTTATTTGCTAATTTCCAGCTTTTACCAGCTCTAACGCGTGACATAACCGATGGGTCTAGTTTATATTTATCAGCCACAGCTTTATTCGTAGAAGTTTTAAGCTCTTCTATAATTTTAAGTTGCGTATCAATATCTATACTACTTCGATTAGTATCTTTATATTCTGGTTTTTTGTTAGAGTTTGGTAATTCAACATCTTTAAAATTTTCCCATACTTTTGGCCAGCGCTTCTTGTGCCTTATTAACGAAACGTATCTATCATGAAGCCCGTACTTATTCGCAATATCGCTATTGCTTTTACCGGCTATCATATCTGTAATAATGTTAGTAACATCATCTTCGTTAACTTTTGCAAGATGCGACTGTGAACCATATTTTGGTTTCCATAACTCCATCTTAGTAGCGTGGGCGCGATTTTCTTCGAGAGTTACCCATTCTAAATTATCCACATTGTTATTTTGTTTATTACCATCTATATGGTTAACGTGTGGTTTATTTTCTGGGTTAGGAATAAGAGTACTAGCAACCAGACGATGAACTGATTTAGTATGTACTTTACCAGTGCTGTCAGTGAGTGTAACTCTTTTATACCCAGTCCAAAAGTTACACTGTTTTAATTCTATTCTCCGAGGTTTAGCGATAACTTTGTTATTCTTAGTAACATAACGTCTTTGATTAGAAAAAACTCGACCTTCGTCGTCTACAGTGTAGCCAGGAAAATTATTTATTTCTTTTTCCATACATAATCCTTATAATAGTATGATCATGTAAGGATGAAAATTAGCATTTTTTAGTAAAGGATTGTCCTATAGTTAGGAGTTCCCCTTTTTAGGAAAGGTATCAACTAGTTATTAACTAGAAGCTATATATTACTATATAGGGAGACTATTAAGCGGCGAGACTTAATTGGTCAATCTCCTTAATCATGGCACTGCTACCTGGCATATATTGTTCGATAGAATAGAAGAACACAAACCCACCCGGAAACACTAGTTCTTCAAGTACTTGATTAGCTACGAATGCTAGTAATATGTCTTTTTCAGTTGGTGTGGTGCCCTGATAAAGAATATTATACATGTCAGCAACTGCTTTATTCTTTAGAAACAATTCTTCATCATGTTTATAAAGCTCGTAAATCCTATTCGTGTCTTGACAAATATCTTCCGCCATTACAGCGTAGCTCTCCGCATGCCGCGCTTCTTCTAATGCCTGGTGCGATAAACAAGCATTAACAACAGGCGATGTTACATACTGATTAATGCTGTCCATTAGCTGGTTAGTTTGTATAGAATCATTTGTAATAAGTTGCGATAGAACTAAATCATAACCTTGTTTTATCTCTTCAGGAAGTTTAGAATAGTTAACTTTATCTTTACTTATATTGATTTGTCTTGGAAACCAGGTACGGTCTTCCATATTTTTATATAACGGATACGCCCACGCTTGGGGACATTGATTATACGAAATTATACCATTTGGGTTACCACCAATAATTTTAGCATCTTCGAGTTTTTCTGCTGAATCATAATTGTAGATAGCCTTTTTAACTGCTAGTTTTATAGACATTGTTTCTCCTTCATTTTGTATTTTAAGATATTTATCTTATTTAAATAATGTAAAATTATAAAAAAAGTGAAATAAAAATAAGTATCTGTAAGAATAATCTTACAGATACTAGAATTTTATTAGTTTTCGCATCCACTACAAGTAATGCCACCTTTACCTGTAATAGCGCTATCGTTCTTTTTAGCTTTAGATCTAAAATAGTATAATGTTTTAAGACCTTTACTATGTGCTCTGATTATTAGTTTAATAATATCCATAGCAGACACCGGTCTACCAGTTCCCATATAGTCAGTAGCGTCTATATATAAACTTTGTGAAATAGACATATCTATAAATTGTTGTCTTATAGCATTTGTATCTATAAGAACTTTTTGGTCTATTTCGAAAGCATTCTTATAGTAGGCAATATTATCGATACTAATATTAGGCGCCATGACTTTATAATTACCTAGTTTAGAAATCTCAACTGTTTCTTTAGCGTAAATAGGTTCACAACTAGCAACACTACCAGCAAATAAACTAGTACTAGTATTAGGCGCTATAGCCATGCGATAAGCATTACGAATACCTGGTACAGCTTCGCATGATCCTCTTTCTTTAGCTAACTCTATAGAAGTTTCTTTAAGTGTATTAGAAATAGTTCCGTATAATTCTTTAATAACTTCTATATGTTCTGGAGAACCATAATGAATTTGCCTAGTTGCAATATATTCAGCTTCGCCTATAGTACCGCATCCAAAACTTCTCATAGCTTTCTGTGTCTTTTCAGCCCGTTCAGAATGATATTCAGTTACGTCTATAACATCATCTAGGAACCTAGCTGCTAGTTTAGAAGTTTTAACTAAATCCTCTATAGACTCTACTCTACTTAAATTAATAGAGCCAAGGTTACAAACAGCTGTTCTGTTTTCATCAGTAGGCATTGTTATCTCGCAGCAGAGATTGCTACTTCTTATTATACCTAAATGTTTATGCTCATGAGCTCTATTTACAGTATCCTTAAAGAACCAGAATAGTTTACCTTCTGTTACCCAGTTATACATCATTTTACTAACTAAGTCTGCTATTTCTATTTGTTTAGTATTAGGATTAAATTTTCTTTTGCCGCTTAAGAAATCTTCTTCTGCTTGAAGATAATGTTTCTCAAATTCTTCTCCCCAAGTTTCTGAAAGTTCAGGAACGTCTCTGGGATCGAATAAGGTCCATTTAGTATTTTCTTTTATTCTCTTAATAAAGAGATCGGATGCCGAAACAGCATAGAATAAATCTTGTCCTCTTCTTCTCTCTTCGCCACTTCTTTTACACATATCTAAGAAATCTGGGAAATCAATACACCATGATTCCATATATATAGCGAATGCGCCAGCACGTTTCATTTACATTCTACTTAGCTCGTTAGACTAAGTACGTTTATTATAAACTGCTTATACTTTCGTATAAGATTAGACTATCTCACTATCCTAACATATTAGGATACACCCCATTTCCATCTTACTTAAGATGTACACCATATAGTTCTATATATGGTTTTACTAGTCGTTGAAGATTCCAAAATACTTTTATTTTAAATGTTTCCAAATTTTATTATGTCTTATCATGCTTACTATTGACGGCCCGACTGGAAATAGTTCTGCAATTTGTTTATTTGTGTTCAATTCGCATAAGTCTTTAATTTGTTTAGCTTCTTTTTCAGTCAGTTTTGCTCGATGATTTTTACTACCGGTCATCGCTAAACTTATCTTTTTATCGGATTCCACTCGAAGGCCAATCTTCACAGCGTGAATTGCATTTTCTTTATTAGTAACCCACTCTAAGTTGTTCACATTGTTATTTTGTTTATTGCCGTCTATATGATTAACTTGTGGTTTATTTTCTGGGTTAGGAATAAAAGTTTCCGCTACAATCCGATGTACTGTTTTTGTCTTCTTATTTTCTAAACAAATACTTGGATATCCTTTACGATTTAAACCTGGCGTTACTTCTTCACGTCTACGTATATTTATAACTGTCCCGTTATTAGATATGGCGTGTGTTTTAGAATACTCTAACTGCTTAAATCCTGTAGGTATATTTTTCTCGTATATATTATATACTTTATGCTTTATCTTTTTAGCTTGGTCCCGCGATAACCCATATGTTTCTTTTAAATAATCGTACGACATATGAATATCTCTAATAAAGTCTTGTTCTTGACCAGCTATACGTTTACTTAACGTAATGTCATTTGGAATATTTTCGAATAAAATATTATTTCGGCTTTCCTGCTGATTACCCATTTCTTGTCCTTATTGTTTAATTTCAAGATATTTAGGGTTTTCCAGCAATTAAAGGTGTTTTCTATAGTTAGTTATCTAACTAAGCGGCAAACTTTCTACCGTTTTGATCCACTGCTAATGCTATATCGTTTAAAATTTTAATAAAAGGAATTGCACCTCCCGCCGCGTTTAGTCTATGGCCAATGGTACTACCTAAAGAGCGTAAACGTGTCACGTCTACACCCCATCCACCTCCAACTTTCGACCCAAACGCTATTTCTTTATAGCTATCGAAAATAGAATCAGATGTATCTGCGATAGAAGTTAAGAAACAACTAGCAGTACTACCATTTTTTACTCTACCATTCGATTGTATAGGTGTTGCGGGTATAAATTTTAGATCTGATATTACTTTATAAAATTCAGATGCCCAGTAAACTTTATCTTCTTCGTTTTGTGCAACAAACATTGCTATCGCCATAATCATATGTTGTGGTAATTCTATTAGTTCGCCTAAATCTATAAGAATGTACCTATCTTTTAGCACACGGTATCCTGGATAATTAAATAGTATATCTTTTTTACTATCGATTATGCTATTTAGTTTTTCAATATCTTCTTTACTATATTTGTTTACAAAATCTGATAAAATATGTTTAGCCCTATCTAAATACATTTGTAAGGTTACATGTTTATAAACATCTCCAGACTCTTTTATCCTATAAGTTTCTTTAATAGTATGGTAAATATCGTAGAACCCTAAACGTGCCGCTACAAATCCCCAGTTAGGTTTGTCTAACGATATTTTATTATGTGCAGTATTAATAAGAGCTTTTTGTATATCGGATGTTTTTATTCCATCCGTAAACAATATACTAGCAGATAGCTCTAAATCCTCATAGCTAGTACCAGCTAGTCCTTCACACGCAGGTATAGTCTGCTTCCTAATATTCTCGATATTAAGCTCTTCGAGCCTACCGTCACGTTTTTGTACTTTCAAAAGTAACCTCCTGTTGGTATTATTATTGTTAATATACGATATAAGAAATCCAACAGATTTTATCGGTTGGATCAGGTATAGGAAGTTTCTAAATTTACTAAAAAAATAATAAGATAATGCTAGCTAGAGTACTTAATGTACTCTAGCTAGTGTATTAATTCTCTGTCTTTTTCTTTCTACTACGTTTAGGCTTAGTAACAGAGTTACTATAAACCTCTACTGGTTCAGCTACAGCTTTAGATTCGTTTAGCATAGTTAAGTCATCTAGGGTTAAGCCGTCTAGACGATCAGCTGGTACTGTTGGTAGAGTTAAGTCTACCAGCTCTCTACGTACTTGTAACCTATTAGCTAAACTATCTATAAAATCTGTTAGTGGAGTACCAATTACACTGCCACCAGCTTTTACTAGATGTGTTATGAACATAAACTGCGCTTGTCCTATAATATCAAATGTTATAGTATAATCAGCTAGCGTAGGTAAACCACCTTTTGGTATAAGACTATGCATAGTTTCATAGTAGCACAATACAGATTCTTTATCTATAGCTATAGAAGCAGGATTATAGTCTAGTCTTAGCTCTAATATAGTATTGAATAGTTCTCTACATATAGTCAGTATCTTATTACTATTTCTACTAGAGTCAGCTTCTAAAGATAGAAATAATGCTAAGTATGGCGTTATACATATAGCCTCTCTTATTGTAAACTCCAACTTAGGATTAATCCTAACATACTCAGTTTCACTTACTGGCACACTAAAAGGTGATTTATTATAAGATATACCATCAGTAACATCTGTTCTACATAGACTTATTATATCGCTATCATTCAGCATGTATACATGGTTCATCTTAGGTAGTGCTTTAATAAACAGCTCTTGTAGACTTACTATAGTCTTAGATCTTATAAGATCTATTAGTCTAATCGTATAGTTTTTAGCTATCTGTTTAGGTACATGATACCTTATAGACATAACACTAACTAAAGAATCTAAATCTTGGTTAAGCTGTAAACCAGCCTCTTCTAAACCACTATAATCTGTTAGTAAAGTAGAAAAGTAATCTGAAGTACTGTTATTAGTTAATAGCTATTTATAGAGTTTAGTTATGCCTTTATATAGATCTTTAATAAAGGTCATAGTATCTTCAGTACTATCTGTAACTAACATAAACTTTCTATAGTACTTATCTACAGTATTAAAGAATTTAATATCAGATTCTTTAATACTGCCTGATGTAAATAAGCCTTGTTCTACATATTTATCTTTTACTTTCTTAGTAAGACCTATAAGATCTTTAGGTCCGTTTACTTCTGCTGTACGTGCCATACTATTACTCCTTACCTTCTAGATCGCCATACTTATTATCTATTAGCTTAAATAGACCTAATGTACATATTATACATACTACAACACCTGTTATTTGTTCGCCAGTAGTATATATTAGTAAACCTATGGTAACACTTACTATAAGTGCTACTATCCTTAGCAATGATCCTATTAAAATATTCATAACTATTTACCTCTCTATTTAGTTTTATTAGTTCTTATTAGTAGATTCTTATTAGCTTTCTTAGGTTTAGAGAAAGCAGCCTCTATATACTTAACTAGTTTAGGTTCTATACCCTCTAGTGTATATATAGTATTATCTGTTAAATCTACTATATGATATTCTGTAGTAGGAAACTTAAACATAATTCTAGTAAGATCATAGTTACCTACTAAACTATTTACTTCAGCTACTATAGTAACACAGTTACTAAGAAAACCAGATGTTTTATTCCTTAACATAACATCTACATCTTCTATAGTAAAATCATATACTAATGTAGCTCCACTATTTAACTTTCTAGATATAGAAGAACAACAACCATCAAGGCTAGAAGTATCTAGCCCTGATAGGTCGTTTACTAATATTAAATCATGTCGTGTTAGTAATTCATTAAGTTTCTCTAGAGTTACTTTACTAAGTAATCTAGGTTTCCTAGTATAAGTTCTATTCAGATACATTGTTATCCCTTTCTATAGTTTCTTTTAATCTATAATAAACTTCATTAACATGTTTATTATACTTCTGTAGTATCTTATTAAGAGTACTATCATATTTAGCTATAGCTATAAAAGCATTAGCAAACCTTACAAACTCATGCTTAGAATAGAACCAAGTAGGCTCTACGAATACATCAGTCTGTTCACATTCAAACTGTGGTACATTATCTAAGTAAGTACTAACTTCTAGTATGAATGGTCTAAACATATCAGATAGCATAGTATAGCAGCTAGTATTAAGAGCTAATATAAGCTTATCTTTTATATTAGAGTAAGCATACTTATTTATAAGCTCTACAGTTAGTTTCTCTACATTCCACTGTCCTAACTTACCTAGTACAGCACTGAATATTCTATCTTCAGATGGATGTTTAAGTAACATATAGAATAATTCATTACTAAGTCTTTTAGTAGCTTGTTCTACTAAATGATCTTCTAGTTGGTTATTTAGTTTCATTTAGCACCTCTTCGGCTTTCTTACCAGTATGCGCTTCTAATGTTTTAACTAGGGTTTCAACATCGTTTATACCAAACTTATCTAGTATATAGATCATGTCACCCTTAGTAGAGTTCAACGCCATTCTATATAGAAATATATATGCTATTAACAATATAGTGTTAGTAACTAGCTTAAACCATTCTAATATAGTAGCATTATTGGTTATATACTTATCTAGATCTGCATATACGTCTATTAGGTTATTTATAATAGCCATAAAGCCTATTACTATTGCTATTAATATTAATATAGCAACAAAGTATTTCCTTATAAACACCATTATAACTCCTTTAGTATCTCTTCTAGTTTATCATCTACTTCATAGTCGTTAAATCTATAGCTTAGATCAAACTCTTCATCATGTCCTAGTTTAGGTATAACTTTATAACCTACTATGTGTATATCATTGTTTATATCGTGTTCTTTAAACAACTCATACTCTTCATTATTTATAAGTAAGCTAGGTAGTGCTACTATATCCAATAGTCTATGATCATAACCTATTATCGTTCTATATGCTAGTTCTGAGTCTTTATATTCAGATAGCTTAGCTTTTACACTATCTACTAGAGTACTATCTATACGATCTCTAATAGCTCTATTCATATAGCTAAACTCTTGAGTTTTAACCCAGCTACCTAATACAAATACTTCATCAGCTTTTACTATAGTACTAAATAGCTGTATTAGTTTAGCTCTTAACTCTATCTTATCTAATGTTAGTTTAGTTACAAGACCTGGACTTACCGCATCGTTTTCAGCATCGTATATAGGGTTATCACGCCACAGATTGTTTAGATCTGTACATAGCTCTACTATCCTACTTATTAAGCTAGGTTGTACATTATCTACTCTAGCTCCTAATGCAGCTGCAATATCTGTATATCTAGTATCGCCATTGATATTGATAAACTCTGTAAGACCATACATAAGTTTAGATCTATCATTAGGTTCATCTAGCTCAATATCAGCATTAGCTACATAGGTTATAAAGTCTGATAGATTAAATACACTATATGTACTATCAAATCCATTGTAGTTCAATACTTTCTTACCATTATCTTTAAGTATTTGACCTACTTTATCTCCAATAACCATAGCGGCTTCACTTCTATCAGAATCAACTTTAATTAACATATCTTTATCTCCTTACGTTAAAAAAATAAGCTATAGGTTAGCTAATATGCTAACCTATAACTATCTTATTTTTATTTACAAACTCTACTAGTACTTTATAGTTATCTAATGTTTTTACATTATAATAATCTAACCTAGTAAAGCAACTAGCTAATCTTTCATACCTATCTATATCTTCATAGTAGCCATGCTCTCTAACAGTCTGTTGTAATACTCTCATATACGATAGTATCTTACTAAAACCATTTTTATTATAGTCTACCATAGGTTTATAGATAGCTTCTAAAGGATCTACTATATCGTAATATGTACTAACGAATCTATTATAGATCTCTATACGGATTTGATCTATAATATCATCTGCTACTAAATACATATAGCCTTCTGGTAAGTTTCTACGCTTACCTATAACTCTAAATAACTCTGGTATTGCATATTGTAGAGATTTCTCTCTCTTATGCAATATAGTATTAGTTTTTCTGTTATAAGCCATCATAGCATTAAGAGATGGTGTAGTTTTAGATTTAGGTTTAAGTGTATCTAAAATATATCTAACCATCATGTTAGCTTCATCTTTACTAAACATACCCATATCTATCACCTACCATTCATAGCTTACACCATCTACAGGTGTTAAACGTGACCATATCTCTTTACGCTCACCATCGATTAACTTAGGAACACGCATAAGCATAGAGCCATCTTTAAAGACTATTAATCCAACCCATAATGGTTTAATACGATCTTCTGGTAGTATATTGTTATACATTAGTTTATCTTTAGGCCATTCTATATTTGTTATGTTAGATATATTTCTATGGCTTATACTAACACCCAAATCTTTATTAACTAAATCAAAAGTAGCTATCTGGTTATATTTACAACCTATGGCATCTATAGTTTCTAGTCTTATACTAGATAAAGACTCGCTCTTATGTCCAAATGAAACTATAATTTCATCTCCACAAGTAGATACTCTAACTTTACCTATAGCAGTAGTAATCTTTTCTAGAAATAGATTATATAGTTTTTCGCTATTACCAGTAGTATCGCTATCTTTACGTCTATGTAAAGATTTTAATACTATCAATATGTCCTCTATAGTTTCTACTGGTATGTAGATTAGATCGCTATAGGTACTTAATGCTGGTACATACACATTTGTAAATGCATTATATACACAAGTTCTAAACTGCTCTATAACAGAACTAGTTATATTGTATAGTTGTTCGCTATCTACGTTAAACTTTCTTTTAGCCCAATCTAATAGCTTATAATAGCTATCTAAGCTATCGCTATAGCTAAAGCTGCTATTAAGCATAATAACATGATTAGGCTTACTTAACTTCTTTAAGCTTTCATATGTTACCGGAGAGAATCCAGTAATGTGATGGTTAATACCATCTACTATTCTTTTAGCAAATGCTATATCTATATTCTTCATTTTTACACTCCTTACGTTATATTGTGTTTATTAACTAAATAACCAACTAAAGAACCCTTTAGACTTCTTCTTAGCTTGTTCTAGCTCTAGTTTAAGTCTTTCGTTCTCAACTTTTAATCTCTCTAACTTATCGTTAACAGATTGTACGGCTTTAACTTCAGCTTCTTTACGCTATGCTTCTTTACGTTCTATCTCTTTACGCTTACGCTCTTTTATTATAGCTTTAGATATAATTTCATCTTTCTTACGCTTTATCTCTTCTCTAGGTATAGAAACAACTTCATTATGATCTTCTACTTTAATACCTTTACTTTTTAGTAACTGTATAAACTTATAATCTAAATCATATACAGGCGTATTTAAATCTGATGTTTTATCACCTGTGTATACTATAGTAGATTCTTTTACGAAATCGAATATCCTATTAATAAATATATCTATAGGCATTTTACCGCCACTAGGTCTAACATCTTCCATTCTTGTTAAAAGATCTTTAACAGTTACAGTATTATCAGTTAGAACACCAAAATAAGTTTGTGACTGATAGCCAGGATTAACATCGTATATAACCCTAACAAAAGCCATCTTAACAGCTGGTAAGAACCTATTAGACATAATACTTATATAGTCTTCTAGATCGCTATATTTACCACCGTCTAGCTTTTCTAAGTAGACAGATGGATCACCTTTCATAAACGTTACTAGAGTGTCTAGATCGTTTAATAGATACTCATTTTTAAATTCATCCAGGAATTCATTTTCTGCTTTTAATGTAGCCTCATTTTGCATACTATATCCTTTTATTATCAATTTTAATATTAGCCTTATATAGGCACCTCTTACGTTATATAAATTTACTATCAATACTTACTATAGAAATAGAGTAGAGAGTAACCATATAGGTTACTCTCTACTCGTATAACGTAAGTTGATAATAAAATGTAAAGAAGAATAATATTTATCTTATTCTTCTTATATAAATAATATATAACTGTTTTTTTGTCACTTAGATACTATATATACTATTTAAAAGTATCTGGTATATCAGCTGCTTTATTTATCTTACCTATAGATTTTACTAAATAGCTATTATAGTTCTCATATGCTACTAGTAAGTTATTAAATAACATAACAAAGCTTCTTACAGCTATCTTAGCGTTCTTAAATAAGTATAGTTCTTTACTATATTTATCTAGTAAACTAGTAAGACTTTGTTCTTTATTATCTAAACTCTTAGCTAATCTCTCTATACTAGCTATATCGTTACTAAGATCAGAATATCGCTTTTCGCAACTAGTAAATGCTTTCTCTAGACCATTTAGATCATGTACGAATGTATCATTCTTCTTAAGCATCTCTTGTAGAGAACCTTCAGTTACCATATAGAATTTTTCATATGCAAACTGGGCATTTTCACTATCACTATCTTTATAAGTCTCATCTAGCCTAATAGTAATAAAGCTATTATTAGATTTAGGTACTATTAGCATATTGCTTCTCTCAGATACACTTATATCTTTAAGATATTCACTACTACCATAGAAAGTTACCTTTCTCTTATTAAGAGCTTTAAGTCCAGCTATAGCATCTTCAAATAGTGTTATAACAGTTTTAGCTACTTCATCTTTATCTGCAAATGCATCTAAAGCTAACTTCTCAGCTTGTCTAGCTTTTTCTATCTTGCCTAATAATATTTGTATATTATCCATTAGCTTAGTAGTAGTATCGCATACTAACTTAATAGCTTTAGGATAGAACTCTGCTAGTTCTTCTGGTTTATAGAAACTATATATGGTATCTGAGAACGCATTCTCTTTATTAATATTATCTAATATAGCATCAGCTGCAAACTTAACATAAGTATTATAAGATACTGCATTACCATATTTCGGGTCTCTATCAGCTTTAGTATCCTCAAAGCTAGTATTATAGAATACTGCTGGTGATACATACTTAGTCTTTCTAGAAACTTCTTTCATAACCTCTTCGTAGAACTTAGCTTGTTTAGTCTTATCAGACCACACTATAGATCTATAGAAACCTTGTATATGTTTAAATCCAGATCTAATAAGTTCTGCTAGTTTAGCTAGTATACTTAGTATCCATTTCCAAATCTTCTTAGCAGAATCTTTAATAGTATCTAATACTCCTTCTAACTCTACTTTAAGATCTGATAATGTATTTACTTTATCATTTCTCATAGACTCTAGAGATAGTTTACTAGTAGATTCTAAACCTAATACTTTTCTATAGTGTCTTAAAGATTCTTGTGCTATTGCTATATCTTCTGGCTCTATAGTATCAGGTTCTTCTAGTTTCTCTTCTATAGTATCTATCGTATCAGATACTTCATTTTCTAAGCTATCTACTTCTTCAGTAGCTTCAGTAGCTTCTTCTACTTCTTTTTTAATATTAGCTAAATCTTGAACTAGCTCTATTTTATCTTCTAGAGTATTATCTTCTACTAGTTCTTCTGTATCAGACTCTAGATTCATATTTTGTATATATTTTCTTATACTCATATTCTAATTCCTTTAAAAAATAAAGAGCTAGAGATAAGCTCTCTAGCTCCTTTACTTTATTAATAAAAGTTATTACTTAGCTTCTGCTGCTTTAGCTGCTGCTTTAAGGAATACTTTACCATAAGCATTAACAAAGCCGAATGCTGAACTAGAAAGAATCTTAGCACATTTTACAAATACTTTAGAAACTTCTTTAGCTAGTTTAGCTTCTTCTTTAGTAGCGTTCTCTTTCTTAGCTACAGCTTTAGTTTTAGCATCAACTTTCTCTAGAGCTTTAGGGAATTGTGCATAAGCATCAGCAAGATCTTTTGCCATACCAAGAATAGCTGCTTTAGTACCAGTTGGTAGTGTAAATGTAACTTGTGCAGATGGCTCTTCAATAACAGCACCGTCTTTAACAACTACTTTAGTCATAGTGTTACCTTCGAATTTATTACCAATAGTGAAGCTAGCTTTAGTTAGATCAGCTGCTGCTGAGAAACCTTGTGCTGCTGCTACAAAATCTTTAGTAAATTCTTTAAGGTTAAGGCTTACATATGGTACATAAGCATCTTGTTTATATTTGTCAGTAAGAGCTTTAATATCCTCTTGAGATAGTGAAGCGTCTTTAGCTGCACTTACTTTAGCAGATAGCCATTTAAGTCTATTTACTTTAGTAGGAATAACAGCTACGATTTTCTCTTTGATCCAAGTATAAGCAGCTATGATTTGATCCCAAATCCATTTAGCGCCCGCTTTAACTTTCTCTTTCATCTCTTCCCAACCCTCTAGGTTAACTTTATAAGCCTCTAGTGTGTTAGTGCGAATATCTTCTCTAGATAGTGTTACTGTTTCGACTTTATCGAGTTTGTAACCGGTACGTTTAATTAGGTTTTGTAGAGCTTCTTGTGCAGCTACAACTTCCTCAGCTGGAATCTCGCCATTATCATCAGCTACGCTATCTACTTCGATACCGTCTTTTTCAGCTTCTTCGATAATCTCTTTAGCTTCTTCAACTTTACCTTCAGCTTCTGCTATAGTAGCTTTAGCTTCTGCGATTTGCTCATCAACTTCAGCTTCTACTTCGTCAGACTCGTCAAGAGCTTCATGTGCTTCTTCAGCATCGTCAATAGCTTCTACAAGCTCTGCTTCTGCCTCTTCAGCCTCTAGTTGATCGATAATGTCAGGTGTAGTAACTTCAGAATCGATAAAAGCCTCTTCAGACTCAAGATTCAACTTTTGAATAACTTTTTTAAGACTCATTGTCTTCTCCTTAAGGAATAAATTTTAATAATTACGGTTATAATCTATACGTACGCTATAGACCGTAATTTCACATATAGAGCTATGCTATTATTACAACATAGCTCTATATGCTCTTATACAGTTATAGTTATAGTATATTACAATACATAAATAAAATATAAAGATAGATAGGAGTATTACCTCCTATCTATCTTAAGTAATATATCGTTTATAGCACCATATACGCGTTTCATTAGTAACTCATAACTAGTTCTACTATTATTAGGTATACAAGTTATTCTAGGTGTTTTAGTTATTAGTTTACCATATACATCGAATGTGCGCTCTAAGCACTCTTTATCTTCGAATACTTCTGCTTTACCATTTCTAGTAGATCTTCTCTTACTAGCTACATTTGGAGCGCTATCTATAAATATAGTAAATAGTTTATTAGGGTAGGTAAACTTATTAAGTTCTTTATAGTCAGGTTTTATATAACCAGTTATATCTGTTAAAGTACCTCCCATACCATAGTTATAAGCATATGTACTCATAACCCATCTATCTAGTAATATTATATCTCTATTATCTATCTGTAGATTTTCTAATATAGGCATTAGCAGATACATAAGATCTATATAACGATCTGATAGTCTATTAGTAAGATATACTAAATGTTCTACATAGTATGCTTTTAGAGTATCTTCATCTCTGTATTGTAATTGTCCCTCTGGAAATACACCACTAACTAAATATCCTTTAGTTTTAGTAAGTTTATTTACATCGCTTCTAATCTTACAACATAGCTTTAAGAATTTACCAGTAGGTATATCTCTAACACTATCTTCTATAATCTCTCTATATTTAGTATCTACATCAGATAGATCTTTAAATAAAGATGACATTATGCAATATACTATAGTATCTACTCTCTTACTTCTTTTAACAGGTATAGCAGTAGTACCTCTAATAGTAAGCTCTTCTTTTACTAACTTAACAAACTCTGTAATACTAAATGGCTTAGTATTGATAATCCTAAGTTCTTTATTATTACATAGATCATTACCTACAGATGTCTTACCAGAACCATCTATACCTTCTAATACTAAAAACATCTTATACTCCTCTAGTTTAATTTATTTAGTTCAGTATTTATACAAAATAAAATAAGATCAGTCTACTGTAGAGACTTAAATAGTCTCTACAGTAGGTCTAATATACTTTTATTAAATATTCTCATTACAGATTGTCTATAGCTAGGATCTATTCGATACCCAAAGCTCTTACCTATATTAAGTAACTCTTTATAAGTTACATTCATTCTTAACCAGTTATTAAGTTTCTGTAATGGTACTATATAAGTTATCTTATCTAATGGTAATAGTTCTGTTCTAGTAACATACTTTATATCGAAACAGTTTACATAGCTTCTAGTATCTTTTACTATATATTGTTTAGTAAGTTCAGATAGCTTAGGTGTTCTAGTAACTATTTCAAAATCTATGCCATTTACATTAGTTTCATCATCTAGCCAAATCCAAATAGTATAGTAATAGAATAAATACCTTATATAGTAATATAATCTACCTATACTATTAGTAGCTGGATTATCTCCAAAGTCTTTAAGGTATCTATACTCTGGAGTACCTATATTATCTATATTAAGAAACTCTATAACATTATCTATCTCATTAGCTGGTGTACCAGCTGGATATAAATCTGGTTTAGATACAGAACCAGAATAGATTATAGTAGATGTACCAGTTAATGATAAATACCTTTTAAATTTCTTTATACCTTGTTTATCAAATGCTAGCCAATAGTTATATACTATAGCTCTAGCTCTTCTAGCGTGTTTATAGCAGAATGCTACATACCACGGAAATAATTTATAGACTGGCTTCATAATAGCAATACCAGCTAAGACTTTTAATATACTTAAGTAAACTGATAATCTTTCTAACATATTGTTTCCTTTTCTTATTTTAGATCAGGTAACGGATTATTGTTTTCTTACTAGTAGTACAATATTTGATTAACATAGTTAATCTACCTTTCTATAAAATAGCTAGTTAATATATAGTCCACTCTCATTTGTAAGATTTAACCTATAACTATAGATATTAACTAGTAACTAACATTGCTAAATAGAGTAAGAGTAGTACACGAAGTACTACTCTTACTCTATACTTTATCTTATAGTAATCCACCTAACTCTTTCTTAATATATGTACCTTGCATATACTTTAAGAAATCATTAACACCTATCTTATTTTTCTCTTTATCTAGTATAGCAGCTAGTTTACTATTTTTAAACATAGTAGTAGCCGTCATGCTATAGACTAGTGCTACTAATACTGGCATAGACTCTATAGCTATATAGATACTCTTAGATCCATCTGGACCATACCAGCCATTCTCTAGTATACTAAATATTGCATCTACGTTTACTACAGCTCTAGCATCTTCTGGTAGATAGATCTCTACTAGATTCTTAAGTAGTGGTATACCAACTATAGATAGTTTATCTTCATGTTCTGCTAGTAGAGATACTTTCTCTTGTAATGTTCTTCTATCTATAGGGAAACTTAGTTTAAGTTTACTAATAACATTAGTAATTCTTTCTATGTCATCTACTAGTTTATTATCAGGGTTAAATAAAGCATAACCATATATAGCTATAGCTATCTCTAAGTTAACTACATCTATAGCATTAAGTACTGATATACGTCTTACAGAGTTACTTAGTATAAATACTAAACTACTTATAATATTACCCATTATAGGTTTAAGATCTACAGTATTAACTTCTGTTTTAATAAGTAGTAACATAGATAGTATTAGAAAGTTAGCAGAGTGTTTATCTCTTATTACTTCTATAAGTTTACTAAAATCACCCTTAACAGCATTTTGATTTACATATGGTCTAAGATCTATAGCTACAGATTCTTTATTTCTAATGTTTCTAAAGAATACTGGCTGATTGAATACAGGTAGATCTTTTTCATCTTCATTTTTACCAGTTATGATATAAATCTCAACATCACCTTGATAGAACTCATAAGCTAACTCATCTGTTAACGAGTTTTTAGTTATGTATCCTAATAAAGCTTCTACAATAGGTTTAGTATTAACTAGTCTACCAGTAGTAGTTTCATATGGTTTTAATATAGGCATCTTATATACTCCTTGATTTATTTACTTACTATAGCTGATCTTAAGGTTGTAATAGATTATTACAACTTTATATACTATTTATAATTACAGCTACGAGATCACTCATCATTTTTTACTATATCGTGGCCTATAGTAAAAAAAAAATATATTTCTTTTGTCCTATGATAGTACCTAGTGGAGGGTACTATCATAGTTTATTTTAAGTAGAAAATCTACTTAGTTGGTAGTTATAACCTTCTAGATTGTCGATCCAACCTACTTTATAGCGCTCTAACATTTCTTTAGTGCCTAAGCGCTTTATCTTATCGACGTCTTCGTCGATAAGACTTATTGTATGTTCTAATTTAGATGTATCAATATTTGCTCTATTGATCTTATCTTTTATATTAGACATAAGATAGTCGAATCGTAGATCTAACGGACCTACCTCGAACATGTTATTATACATGTTATTCCTCCTTTCTAGTTACTATATAGTAACTGAATTGGATTTATATATAGAGGCATATCCACTATAGCCTCTATATGAATAATGTATAACTAAAAATAGATAACTTAGATAGCCTTACTATAGGCTATCTAAGTTATCTTAATACTACTTGTAGAGCGTTGGTTTCCTGATTTTAACCCTAGTAAGGGTTATTTGTATTTTGATTTTTATAGAAAGGAGCTATTGACTCAATATGGCTACTGTCAGATTTAAGAAATTTGAAGTACTAGATGACAACGGTGATATAGTACTAAAACATTATGACGATATAGGATCTGGAGGACCACAGGTTGCTTCTAGTTTTGAAATAGCATTAGATCCAGATTTTAAGAATATTATAGATGCTACTTACTTTAATAGAAATGCTTTAGAATCATGGACTTCTCCATTACCTAAGATAGATGGTCCAGCTGGTACCTACTATACTAACTTAGATAAACTATATGCTAGAGGTAGAGTCTATGCTGGTGTAGTGCCAACAAATTTTGATCTACCTAGCTACGCTAAAGACGAAGAAGTGAATACTAAATGCGATGCTACTGGTACTATATTTTATAGTCCATGGACGGAAGTTGCTATAGGTACGCAAACTTATCAAGAGGTTACTATAACAGAAGAAGGTTTACCGGATATACATACTGATAGTAAGAAGATCGGTATGAAGTTCAACGCTAAACCCTAGTATAATATAATAATAAAGAAGGATAATTATGGTACGAGATTTACAGATATTACCAGAGATTCCTAAGATACCAGCTGGTTCTGGTATAAGGCATATAGCTACTAGTTATGAAGTTAGTAGGTCTCCTTATTTTGAAACTGTTGGTAATAATGTTAGAGATGAAAAAGATATAATAGTATCTAACTTAGAAGATACTGTTAACTTAAATAGGTTTACTACACAAGTTACTGGTGTAACAGAAGATACAGAGCTATATGCTAGGTTTAAGTTACACTTTGAAGTAGTTACATCTTCTGGCTCTAGAAGAGCTGATTCAGGTTGGAGCTCTGTAGTTAATCTTAAAGGTGATATGGAAGGCTTTAAAGTATCTGATGTTATATTAGCTACACCTAGACTATTTGTAACTAAAGATTCTCAATCTGCTAGAGATATTATAACAGTTGAATCAGATCCTATGGAAGTATTTATAGGTTATGGAGATCACGAGTCTACTACTTGGATAGTAACAGATTCTGATAATAAAGTATTATTCACTAGGAAGAAATCTAAAGAGAATCTTACTAAGATAGTACTAGATCAAGCTGACTATGCTTATAATAAAGTATTTATTATAAAATGTATACACCATAGTAATACTAACGCTGATTCTAATCCAGGTGTGTTTATATATAACTCTGCTCTAGATCAACAAGAGCTTTATACTGTTAATGTAGAATCAGAATTAATAGCAGGTAGAAAACTACTTACTTCAGTTTCTCTACATGTTAATAGATTTTTAGCTATAGATTTAGTACTTAAAGATAAAGATGATGTAATAGTATCAGAATCTTTAAATAACACTACTCTATATCCTAAAGTAGATATACCAACTACTATAAGAGAAGGTGAAATCTATTACCTATGGTCTAGATTACAATATGACGCTGGTGTATATACTAATTGGAGACTAGATGCCGTATTAGTAGGTAAAGGTAACCATGTTATAGATATAAATAAGAATACACAGTATGCAGAGCGTTATGAATATACACAGAAAATGATACAACCTGGCACTAAGTTTCTGATGTCTAAAGAGTTATTTAATCAAGGTGGCTTTATACTACCTAAATCAGATACTGATATATTTAAAGGATTAGGTTACTATAGATTTGACTCTGGAGTATTAACCTATATAGACGATATAGCAGGTACTGAGAACGTAGGTGATAATAAACCATTAAGTAACTGGTCTGTTAACATACTACCACTCTATAATGGTAATGTTATTATAAATAGAACTGAACTACAATCTGATAAAGATAAAGAAGGTTTAGGTAAATCTGTATTCCTTAAGTATGAAGCTGATACACAAGCAGTAGAGTTTAGATACTTAGGTAGTGCTAATCCTGGTAAACAATTAGGTTCTACAGCAGTATCTGGATCTATGGTAGCTACTATAGATAATAATGTATACTTTGTACCAGCTAAAGAAGGTACGTTTAAAACGCCTACTAAGCTATGCTTATATAAACTTAATACAGAGACTATGGAGATTAGTAAAGAAGCTGATCTACCATTTGATGCTTATAACTATGTTAGTTTATCTAACTATGAAGATAATGAGTTTCTAGTACTTGGTGGTATGGATAAAGAAGATCCTAGTAAACCAGATCCTAAAGATTGGGTTAGAAGTAATAACTTTATCTATACGTATAATATAGAGACTAAACAGTTTACTAAAGTAGGTGATCTTACAGAGACACAAACTAATAGCTGGTATAACCTACATGCTCAAGAGCGTAAAGATGGTAAGATAGCTATCTTTAATAACTCTGAAGGTGCTGGTGTAGCTGAAGACCAATCCATACTTATATTCGATCCTGATCAAGGTACTGTAACTAATCTTAAGAATGACTTTGAAGATGGTAGAATATACTTAAGAACACTGATAGCTAATAATGGTAACTTCTATAGAATATCGAGTTCTCCTATAGAGCCACAAGAAGTTTATATCTATAAGACATTAGGTTATGCACATGTTACTAATGGTAGTGCTGATATACAAACTAATGTTATTACAGATCTAGTAGTACCTGCTGGTAAGACTGTAGTTATAGATAACCCTTATAAGTATAGTACTATTAAGATACTAGGTGATGTAGCTGATGGTACTACTGGTAAGTTAGTATGGGTATCTGCTACTAAGAGAACTGAGTATCAAGCTGATACATTATTCGTAACTAAATCTATGTTACTATATAACGATAATGTTGATGAGTTAACTAAAGATAAGAAATGGAAGAACATAGTATTGCTAGATGGAGTACATATGGGTATAGAGTCTGGTAATAAACCAGCTTCTTAATATATAGAGTAAGGTAGAGAATATGAAATTAAATAAAGTAATAGAAAAATATAATAAGCTAGATAGTTCTCTATCTAGCTCTTCTGTTAAAGTTAACCATGAAGTTATAGCTTTTCAGAATGATGAACCATTTATAGATAGAGCTACTAGTGCTATAGATGCTATATTAGCCGTAGCTAATGGATCTAGAGCTAAACTAAAGACTACAGAAGGTAAGAAAGCATTAGCTAACTTAGCTAAAATATTTACAGATAGATTTAATATACAATTTGCAGTAGACTGTGATGATACTGAATGTAATGCGTATAGTGTATGCTTCAGTCCTATAATGGATCAGTATCTAAGGAATACACAGTTTAGTAATATATCTGGTACATTAGATAATATAGAGAAGTTTAAGAAGAAAAGTCCAGATAGCTATAGTAATGTTACTGAAAAAGATGTAGATATGTCTAAAGTAAAAGGTCTATATGACTATTGGGATAACTATGCTAACATAACTACTATAAACTTATTTAAATCTATTAAAGACAGTAAGTTTGAATTAGATCTTAAGAATGCTAGAGTTAAATCTGGTAAGAATCTATTAGGTTATATAGCAGCAGACTTTATAGGATTCCCTAGTAAAGGATGTACATCTAGAGAGATATTAGCTATACTACTTCATGAGGTAGGCCATGCTTTTAACGAGCTAGAGAGAGTCTATATGGTATATAATAACGTGTTTATACTACAAGATGTTTTGGTAGAAGAGTATGCTAAAAAGAATAAAACACCTGCAGATGTACTTAAGATATTCTATAGTAAAACTGATTTAGAGCAAGATAAAGATAAACCATCTACTATAGCTGGTGTTATACTAGCTGCTAATAAATCTATAATAAGAGGCATAGACTCTGGTAGAGTAACTGGTTATGATCTTAGTAACCATGAGCAGTTAGCAGACGAGTTTGCAGCTAGATTTGGATTAGGAGCTGAGATTATATCGGCATTTGAAAAATCTGATTATCTTACTGGTGCTGATGAAAGATCTATGATAGCAGAAGGTAGCTTAGGTGCTATAGCTATGGGATTAGGATTAACAGCTTATGGTATAATAGCTGCTGCAGTAGGTGTAATAGGTTTTGCTGTTATTAGTTTACTACCTGCAATATTACTACTATGGTTAGGTAGTAGCAGTATAGTTAATATTAATAAGAATGGTACTGTATATGATACTATAGAGAGACGTATACAAAGATTACGTAATACTACTGTAAGACGTATGGTAAGTGTTACTGATAATAGTGCTAAAGACCATATGTTATCACAGGTAGACTATTTAGATACACAACTAGCTGAGATTAAGAAACTTAAAGCTAATAACTTAGCTCTTAAGATAGTTAATGCTATAGGAAAACTAGATACACTAGCATATCAAGAACGCGAACTTAATGATCTTATAGATAATATGTTTGCTAATGATCTGCATGTAGCTAGTACTATGTGGAATAAGAAATAAGGTGCTATATAATAGTTTATATATATATATATATACTAAAGGAATTACAAAATGAGTATAAGAAAACTTATGACTAAGGTTAACTTAGAGAGCGAAGCTGAAGAGACAGTAGGAGCTACAGAAGAGGATATACTAGATGTTATAGAGAGTGATGAAATAACAGCAGATCTAGTAGAAGCTTCTAAAGAAGCTAATGACGCAGCTGAAGCTGATCAAGAGCTTACAGATCTAGCTGAAGAAGTAACAGAGACTATAGGAGATATAGAAGAGAAGCTAGAAGATACAGCAGATGTAGAGCCTGAAGATGTTGCAGTAGCACAAGAGTCTTTAAGACACTATAAGAAGATGCTAGGTATTAAAGATGAAGGTACTAAGATCTCTTTAGAGTCTATGAGAAATGATACTAAAGCTAACCTAGAGAATATTAAAGTAGAACTAGAAGGTGTACTTGATACCATTAAAGATTCTGCTAAGAAAGTATGGGATTGGATTATTGGTATCTTTAATAAAATTAAAGATCTATTCAAAGCTGGTTATGCTAAGATAGTTGGTTTCTTTAAAAGTATGAAATGGAAAAATAAACCAGAACAAATCAAAACTGCTAATGCTATTAATGTAGAAGTAGCTAAAACTACAGGTGTAGAAGCCCCTTATATCAATGCTACAGTTTATAAAGAAGCAGTAGTAGATCAGTTACGTAGCCTAGAAAAAGAAATTAACGATATGGGTAAAGAGACTAGTAACTCTATAGATAAATCTTTTAAAGATGTTAATAAACGTATTGATAACTTAAAATCTGGAGAAGTTGTTAAGAAAGAACAAGCAGTATTACTCTTAACATATACTAAGAAAGAAGATCTTGATAAAGCTACCGAGAAAGCTATGAAATCTAGCTATGCACTATTTGCACTTATGGATCCAGTTAAAGTTGCTGGTGGTATTATAGGCGCATCGTTATTAGCTACTGAGCAATACAACGGTATGTTAGGTGCTGTAAATAAACTACTAGATGGTGATGAAAAAATACTAGCAGAGTTAAAAGAAGCGATGAATAGTACTGGCGGTAGCATAAATGCTAATACTCCATACAGCTATGTTGTTAATAAATGCAAAGAGCTTATAAAAATTGTTAGTAGAGAAGATATTCCAGTTACAGCTATTCCAGTTCCTAGAGTCGGTAATACTATAGCGGTATATGATACAGTTCCTAACGCTCCTACTACTACATACACTTATGAAGTAAGCGATATTATATCAGGACGCGGAAGACAAGTAGCTGATAAATATGGTGCCGAAGAGATATTTAAAGCATTTGATATGTTAGATAGTAAATCATCTTCTGTTATGAAAGATATTGATAAAGTACTAACTGGAACTACAGCATTAAGAAACCGTGTTGGCGAGTCAAAAACACTAGATGCTGATGTTGCTAAGTTCTTAAGAGAGTTAATGCGTATGTCGCAAGATATGCTAAAGTTCAACCTAGACTATCAAAAGTATTTAGTAACTACTGTTAACCTTATTAACCAAAATACTGTTAATAAATAAACTTAAACGTATACTAGAGTAGTATATACTACTCTAGTATACTTATTTTTATAACTACAGTATACTGTTATGTTTACCGTGAATACAACTATATCATGGAGATTATGATTATGAACACTGAGTTAATAAAGATCTTAGAAGATAAATTAGAAGAAATTACTATAGCTAATGCTATATCAGCAGAGGATGTACTATCTTTAGAATCATTAGTACCAGAAGAGTCTAAAGGATTCATAGTTAAAGATATACCAATACATAAGTTTACAGCTAGACCATCTAGAACTAACTTAGAACCAGTTAAAGTAGGTATACGTAATTTACTTAATAGCTTTAGAGATACTGAAACTAGAATCAATAGTAACTCTATAGGTGTATTTAGTAATAACCTATATTCACTACTAACTATATTTAAATTAGCTCTATCTTATGCTACTGATATGAAAAAGAATCTTACAGAAGATAAACTAGCTATACTTAAAGATTTTAAATATACTATAGCTAAAGATAATACGTTTATAGAGCTAGACTCTACAGTACCATTTGTAAAAGCTGTATTAGATACTAATCTTAAAGATATATTCTTCTCTAATGGAGTAGTACCAGATTATCTACTATATGCTAATGACGTAGAAACTACTAATACTAGAGACGTAGTACGTATGGACAATAACTATTTCTCTGTTAATGCTAATGATACACTATTTGGTATCTATAAATACATTATGAATAGTACAGATGATCTATGTGGGTGTGAGTTAGTAACATCTTTTATAAGACAAGATAGCTTTACATTAACTAGAGGTTATTCTATAACTATAGAAGATGCTATAGCTATACAAGCTAATATAGATAAGATTATATCTGTATTAAGTAAATCTGTAGAATATCTATCAGGTTCTTTAGATGCTTTATTTAGTTCTGATTATCTTAAAGTACTTACTTATGATAGAGATAAAGATCTAGCTAACTTAAATCCTATGCTCTGTCCAGTAAGATCTATTATAGAGACATTAAAAGAACATCCTATTTACATAGAGTCTGGTAATAATGTTGATTTAAGCTTACAAGTACTAGCATCAGAGTGCTAATATATATAAAATACTACTAGAGTAACTTAATGTTACTCTAGTAGTATATATTTTTATTTATAAAGTCTGTATAGTTACATCTACATTATACTTAACTTCTAGTTGGTTATAGTCATTAAGTACTAGTATCTTATCTAAGCTAAATCTTGTATTAGTATCTTCTATAAAGATTAACTCAGAGTTATTATTATCTATACCAGTTATCTTAACAGATAGTACATCTTGACCTAGCTCTGCTAATATCTTAGATCTTATCTCTGTTAGTGATATTCTATCATTCTCGAAGTATTTATCTAATATGAATCCTATTTTATCTTTAGTAGATTCAAACTCTACAGATGTCATCTTAAACTCTGTATTCTGATTATAGTATATAGTAACTTTAGGAGCTACTATAGAGTTAAGTCCATAGATTATATTATTAATCCTTACTCTAATAGGTAATACAGTCTTATAAGATTTATACCATAGGTTAGTATTCTCTAATAGCTTAGAGTTTCTAGTAGGTAGTATCTTAAGCATAAACTCATTAAGCTGATCTATAGCCATCAGATTATGTTTAGAGTATGCTGGTGCTGTTGCTACGTAGAACTCGTAGTCTAGCATTAGTATATCTAAATGTCTTACTACACCACCTAGATCATCTAGCATAGGTAAACCTTTATCATTAAGCATTACTTCACCTTTATGGTGTAATACTACTTGATTACCTTTACTATCTAATACTTTATCACCTTTCTCATGCAGTAGGTTCATAACTAGTTTATCTTCCCCTACTGTAGCTATAAGTCCAGTTATAGGATCTTTTTCATACTCATCTTGTTGATAATATGCTAATACATCTTCTGTATATTTAAGATACTTACGTTCTGTATAGCTAACTGCTATTCTAGCCCATATAGACTCTATCCTAGTACCGAATGTTAGATCCATAGACTCTTGGTTAATAACTACAAAACTATCATGTACAAATGGTAAACTATCTTTAAGATAGTTCTTAGGATCTGTTACAGATGTATCTGTAGTATATATAGTAAATGTAGCTTTACTAGCTAACTTACTAAAATTACTATATGTAGTAGCTTCACCATTAGTAAGCATGATATTATCGTTACTATCTATATACATATTAGATTTTATAAAGAATCTATATACGTTATCAGAACTATCATAAGTACCTTTTATATAGAGTTTATTATGTGTAATAAGATCTATAGCTAGCATCATATGTAGTTGACTAGGATCTATAGCTTCAGTCTCTTCATTCTTAAATATACTTAATACTATCTCATAACCATCAAAATGTTTATATATAACATATTGATTAGTATTAGCTCTAAGATCTATCTCTCTATTAGAACTAGTTATCTTCATACTGGTTAGTGTAGGTCTGTCAAGATCATATACTCTAGCTGTAGAGTAGTTCTTATTCTTAGCTATTACATAGTAGTATGGGTTAGTAAAGTATTTAGCATCTCTAAAGTAAGTTAACTTATCTTCGTTACTAAGTAACTTAATAGCAGCCATCTGCTCTTCAGATACGATTTCTGTTTGGCTATTAACAGTTTTAAATATAGTACCAGATTTAAGTATATAGCTATCTTCGAATAAACCAATCTGTGGATGGCTTATATATCTTTCTAGTAGTATATCTACAGTATTAAAATAAACATCTTGTAGTGCTCTTAATACAGTACTAGATGTTTTATCTAGGTTACGCATAGCTACATAAGATCTAGCTGTTACTACATCAGAGTCTTTAGATATTTTAAATCCATCTAGCTGTGCATTATAAGAAAGCTGATAGTCTGTAATAGGTAAGTTTTGATCACCTTTAGTATTATATATAATAGCATTTCTTAGTTCGTCAAAGCTTAATCCATTAGAACCATTAGTAATAACACCTCTAGAGCCTAATAGTATATTTATATTAGCACTAGATGCAGTAGATAGATTCTTACCAGTATTACCTAATGTCATTACGAAATCTGTAGTAGTAGCATCTGTTAGCGGTAAGTATATACCACCTTTAGTTTCATATAGATCTACATAGATAGTACCTGATATTTTATCGTTAATAAAGTAAGTATCTGGTATATGTACTTCAACAGCTTCCGGTATCATCTCTGTTGTTACATCGTTATCTATTATATTAACATAAGCAGTAGGTATATAAGGATCTAAATATTCATCGTTATAGCCTATAGGTAACTTGATCTTACTACCATATGTAGTAGCATTTTCATAACTTACTGTTATATAACTAAATCTATTAGAACCTGATTTATAAGGTATATTCTTAGTAAAACCTTCTGATGCTACTACAGCCCAGTTATAGTTACTTACTGTAAGTTGTTGTACTTTAGTTTCAAAATAGATATAAGGATGACCTTGATCATCTTGTGCTACAGAACTAATAATGATACCTATATCAGATAGTGACATAGGATTATCAGGATTAGGTAGCATCTCTACGAATGAAGTACCATTATCGTAAAATTTAATAACTATATCATTTAGTACTGTCAGATCTGTATCATAAACAGTTATCTTAGTACCTTCTGGTATAGTAGTCTCTGTATATTTAGCATCTGTAGGTCTATAACCATTAGATAGTAGATCTGTTACAGATACTTTAAATAGTATATCTACATAACCTGGTTTACTAATAATACCTTCTAATTCATCATCGCTAATGTGATGTGATAGATCTTTTCTAGTTAGTGCTAAGTTAGGATATTTAGCACGCATGATAGATAAAGATTCATTAACAGCATTAGCGGTAGTAGCTGCTGTAGCTTCTAGTAGCATAGTAAATGGTGATGTAGCTGAAGTTATTCCTACTGAAGTATTATCTATATTCTCTATAAGGTCTAATACCTTCTTTTGTATCATCTCTGGATTATAGATATATTTCTTTAATTCAGATCTCTCTATATTCTTATCCATTATTTACCTTCTCTCTTTCTAATATCTTCATACTTAGATATAGGTTCTTTAGCAAGTTCATTAGTAGTATCTACAAACCAACATAGTTCATTAGTATCTTTATCTATATATGGTATACATAGATTATTAAAGATATGTTGGTATGGTGCAGCTACTTTAATAAAATCAGAACTATTACGTCTTATAGAACCAGTATCTACTTCATTCCTTAGTTTAGGATTGAATATAAATACAGTTTCGTTAAAGTTCTCCATAAGTATAGGATCGTAGTATATAGCTCCATTACATCTAAACCTAACTGTAATATCTTTTCTACCTAGAGTAACTGGTTCATCTCTATTAAAGTTAGCATATTCAGATGTAGGTAAGCTTATAGGAAATGCTGCTCCACAAGCAGCCATCTTAGATACAAATTGACCTGTAGAATCTGTTATGATTCTATAGATTCTAGTATTATAATCTATTTCGTTCTCTACTATAAAATCTGGATATGGATTAGCCATACCTTCGAATACTAATGTCATATACTTTTCCCATATATAGAATAGGTTAGTAATAGGATCTTCTTGTGTATTATAGAATGTAGCGTCTAAGTCAAACTCTTGATAGTACTCCATAACACCATCTACTACAGATTGAGTCTCTTTTCTAGCACCTTCTGTAGAAGTTCTAGCTTGTACTACAAGATCAGGCCAACCAGATAGTGATTTTATAGTATTACTTAATAGTGGTATAAAGGGATTAGTATTATCTACCATAGGGGATCTAGCATTTTCATTTAGGTCTGAATATAGTCTAGGGTCTAATGTAGCTCTAACCCAAGTTTGCATAGACTTAACATCTCTAGTTAGTAAATTAAATAGCATTCTAGTACGCATACAGTTACCAGCAGATAGATTTAACTGTGGTCTAGTAAAGAATACATATCCGTTTCTATCTGTATTAGGTTGTACTGTAGGTAATCCGCCTGCTAAGTAGAAACCACGTAGGTTATCAGTAACAGCTGCTTTTCTAGAGCCTAATGTAGAACCGTATGAAAATATAGAATCTATACTGGTAAATTTATTAAAATAATCTTTCGATTCATTTGCCATAGTTTCATTCCTTATATAGAAGTATCTTAACTATATAGTAGTATAGATACCCCAAAATCAGCTAAGCACCCCTGCTGGTAGCAGGGATACTTGATTTTTATATATGTAACTATAATAAGGAGATAAGAATATGGATCCAGTAACTACTGCAACTACTGTAGCTGGCGGAATATCTATATTAAATAAGTTTTTAGATATTAACTCTGTAACTAGTGATGCTGAGTTAGATAATGCTACTGAGAGCTTTTTAAAAGCAAACTTTATGAAAACTGGTTCTATTACTAAGATGTTAAAAACCTTAGTTATAGAACCTACTATATTAGTAACACCTGGTGCTAAAGTATCACCAGCTTATGATAATATAGTTAAAGTAGGATTAGATATGTTCTCTAGTTTCTACCTACAAGCTTTTGATATGTTAACTAAAGTATCTGGAGTTTCTACTTTAACAGCTATTAGCATACTTAGTACTAATACAGTATCTGGTAAAGGTGCATTAACTAATAAAGCTAAGAATGTATTTAATAACCTAACTGCAGAATCTTTAGATAAACCATTAGTATTAAATCAATTAGATTTTAATAACTCTAATACATTCTTTAACTTAGAAGCTAATGACGCTAATGAAATAGCTGGTGGATTATTTAGAAAACTAAAAGTTTCTATTAAGCTTAATAATAACTCTACTATAGAAGTACCTATTAACATTATAGCTAATGTTAAGATGGTTAAACCAGAAGAGATTATTAACGTTATGATGGATAAAGATGCTAAGAATACATTCACTTCTAGGTGGATGGAGTATAAATCTGGTGGTATATCACTATCTGATCTTATCTTCTGTACAGATCTTATTAAAGATTATAAATCTAGAAAGATCTCTAAAAACTCTGATCTATTTAATAGACTAGAAGATCGTAATAATGATAAATACTTACGTAGAATAGTAACTGGTATAGCTGGTACTGAATATAGCTATGGTATAGTAGTTACTTCTGAAGATGAACTAAGATCTATAGAGAGTATTACTAAACTTAATGTTAGTAAGTTTGGAGATAAAGAGAAGTTATTAAGTACTCTACAATCTCATAATCTATCTGTACTAGACGATGATACAGAGAGAGCTAGAATACTTATATCAGATTTACAAGGTGAGATGAATATAGGTTATAAGAAGATTAATAACTATAAAGACTCTGATAATGGTATGATGGACTTTATGAAGTACTTCATAGCTAATAAAACACCAGTATTTTAATAAGGATATATAATGTTAACAGAACTATGGAATGAAATTACATCAATATTTACAAATGATAAGTTTGCTAGGATTAAATCTAAAACAGAAGCTACATTTACAGCTGTAGTATATGAAATAGAAAATGGTATATTACCTATACTAGATAACTATCAAGATCCTAAGAATAAAGCTATACTAGATAATCTTAAGAATAGTAATACTTTTAAGATTATTAAAGAAGGATTAAAAGTAAATGATCCTAGTAAGCTACTAGTAGAGCTAGAAGTATACTTTAAAGATATACTTACTAACCAAAGTAAGATAGTTAGTAGCATTAATACTATACTATCAGATAGTGTTAATGAAAAAACTATCACATTTAAACAATATGAAATGATGAACTATATAGACGATATGTATAGTAATACATATTTTACTACAGAGTTATTATATATTCTTATTAGAGATGAAAAGAATAGTATGCTAAGTCAGAAACAAGTTATTAAGTTACTTAAACAGTTACCTAACTTTAAACTTAAAGTACTTAATAAAGTAACTGTTAAAGATGCATTAGCTAGCATAGCTAATAGTAGTGCTGAATCTATCTACGATAGAAACTCTGCTGATGCTCCAGATAGTATTAAGATGTCTGGTATTAAAGTAAGTAACTTTATAGGTAATCCTATATTTAGTTTTAGAAAGTGGTTAGTAGATAAAGATATAGATAAAGCTAAAGCACTAGAAGATACTAAGAACCTAATAGAGCTTAGGTTATTAGAGTTAAGAAATCAAGCTGCTGGTGAATCTGATAATGAAGGTTTACGTAAACAGATAGAATATTACGAAGATAAACTAGCAGAGGTTGATAGTAAGATAAGTAAACTTATGGAGGTATAACGATGTCATTATCTAAATACGTTAATAAGATGAATCAGGAGATGCTAGTTCCTGATAGCCCTAAATGCAACTGTGAAGATGAAGTAGTTGTAGAACCAGAAGTTATGGTTATAGACGATTCTATAGAAGATATAGACGATGCTCAAGAAGAGATAATAGAGTTCTTAGAAGAGTCTGGAGAACCTATAGAAGCTAAGATAGAAACTGGTGAACCAGTTACTACAGAAGAAGCTATAGTTGTACAAGAAGCATTGAAACATTTTAGATATGGTATAGGTGCTGATAGAAGTGATCTTAATAGAGAATCTTTAGGTAATACTAAAGAACACTTAGAAGAGATAAGATCTATAAGTAAACAACTTAGTGAGCTTAAAGAACTATTACTAGATAAGAAAGCTAAACTAAAAAAATAAAAGATAAGTACTATAGTAGTAACCTATATAGGTTACTACTATAGCTTATATTATTACCAGTCCCATTCGAAGATAGGAACTGGTACGTATTTGATTAATTCTACATCATAGTCTATACTAGCATACGTTTTATAATATACAAACGTACCTACGTATACTACTATAAAAACAAGAGTTAGCAATATATATTTAATATATGCTGGTTGTTCTTGTATCCAAGCTACGCCATCTGCGATACTATCTAGGACTTTACCTAGACCTTTTAACATTATATTTGTTACCATTTTATACTCCTTAGTTTAAATATGTATAAGAATACTCTACGTATAGAATATTATTATGCATAGTAGAGAGAGTATCCTATATAGGATACTCTCTTAGAGAGTTTATTCTTCTGTTAGAATAAACTCATCGTCTTCTGATACTGGAAAATACTTATCAGCGAGATCCTTTATCTCGTCTCGATAATAATAAGCAGTACCAGCTGCGGCACTTACAGCTGCTACACCTATTAATATCTTCCACTTATTGTCCCATACTTTGTCCATAAAAGATTTCTCTTTTACTGCCTCTTCTTTAGCAGCTGTAGCAATAGCTGCTAAAGTTTTAGTACTTATCTCCTTTGTCTTTATGCCAGCATCCTTCAAAGCTTTTTCAGCTTCTGCTTTAAACTCTTCTGGATCGCCTATTTGCACTAGATCATCGCTGTGATCTAACCCACAACTCATTCCTATTCTTACAGAGGCCTCTATGACTTCCTCTGCTGTTGCATTTGGGTGGTTTTTAACCCACTCATCAACTTTTGTTATTATCTCGTCTGATAGAGCGTTAAGCTCTTCTAGTTTTAAATTCATATTTGCCATTTTTTATCCTTTTTTATTTTTGTATTGTATATATTAATGCATAGTATTTTTCGCAATTTTATACTGTGCAAACCTTCTTTTAATTTAAGGGCACGGTCCATCCGCACCCCGAGCATTGGGTTAACCCAACGCTTTGTTTAAGAAGGCTATACGATACGTATAGCCTTCAAACTTATACTAGCGCTTTATCTAGCATCTGCAGTTTAGGTACTACAGAAGCTATATAAGCTCTAGCTTGATAAGAGTTAGGATCGAGGGTTTTAAGTTCGGACCCTACCTTATCAAGCACCTTAGCAGTAGCTAATTGGTTCTTGGCTACTGCTTTACTTCTAACTTTATTAGTTAGAATAATAACATCGCTATTAGGTGGCATGTATACTCCTTTCCGCCTATATAGGCTAAAGTAACGAAGTAAGAGTAGGAAGAAATTCCTACTCTTACTTCTATATATATAATATATAACTGTTTTTTATTCACTTTGACACTCTCTCGTTACTCTCGTTTGTGTCGTAAAGACAGTATAATATATACCTATCTTGTACTAACTTTGCGTGATCCTAACTATACGTTATGATCTTGAAAATAAGCTATAAGGATATAAATATGGCTATTAAATTTTATAATGTCAGTAGTAATACAGATTCTACTAAGCATAGTAAATCTTTAATATTTACACATACTGACGAAGACATAATAATCAATCTACCTGATCGTTCTGGTACATTAGCTACTAGTAATGGATTAGAAGAAGCTTATAGAGCTAGATATGGTACTAATAACCTTACTTTTATATTAACACCGTCTATGGCTACTAGAGATAATAGTAACCCTAATGTTATTAAGTTAATACCAGGTGAGTTTAAAACTAGTGCTAGTTTTCTAGGTAAACACGATACTACGGTATGGGAAGTATATAAGAATAATAGTATAACAGAAGCTAATAAAGTAGCTTATGAAGATAATGCTTTATATAAAGATGGTTATACACTACCATTATTAGAAAATACTGGTAGTAACTATTTAATTAGATATAAGTTTAGATCTAATAATATAGAATCTAGCTGGAGTCCAGCTTATAGTTGTTTACCATTAACATCTGGGTTGTTACCTATAACAGCATCTGCTAGTGAAGGTAGTTTAATACCAGATATAACTATATCAGAACTTAAAGGTTACGGAGATGCTAAAGATGTACTACATGATAGTACAGTAGTAGAAGTTTATGATGCTGATAAAAGATTAGTATATACATTATCTGTTAATAAGCCTAAAGATGTTAGAAACTTTAAGTTAAGAAAAGATAATGGCGATCCTGTGTTAAAAGGTGATAGAAGATATACTTTACGTATAGTATGTAGAACTAATATTGCTAAATATAGTAGTACAGAAACTACAGTAGAGTTAACTACTCCTAAAGTATTTATTAGTAAACCAGAAGTAACTTATTTACAACGCTCTACAGATAGATCTCCTATTGACTTTATGGACAGTACGCATCATGGACTAGATAGAGACCCTATAGTAAAAGTACCGAATGGTCGTGGTGGAACAGATGAATACCGTACTGCATATGCATATGGCTACGATGCTAGCATAGGTTGGCCTAGATATATCTTTACTATAGATAGAGATCCAGTAACGACAGGTATAGATCCTGATAAGGTTAAAAACTTCTATTTAAAATATAAACTTTATGTTATCTATAAAGGCCAGAAGATAGAGTTTAGAGCTGAAAATAACTTTGGAATAGCAGATCAAGATGGCTGGAACGTGGGCTATAACTTAAAAACTATGCTACGTAGATATGGCGGTGACAATAGTGATGCTACAATGGAAAAATTAGGTTATAAACTTATTACTTATAAAGGTAAGAAATTAACAGCTATAAGTATACCGCCATATGCTGTACTTGATAAACTAGCTAGCTTAACAGGAATAAATAGAGAAGATATAAACCTAACTAAGTTTAAATTTCAAATAGCATTTCGTTATGACATAGATAATAACTATTCAGATGTTGTGTTTGAAGAACTTAAACTAAGCTACGCTAAGAGTGATATATACTACTTTACTATATTAGATAGACTAGACGAGAAGAAATTTCCAGCTATAGTAACATCTGGTATAGGATTGTTAGACTATGACCCTGTTATAGGCACATATGGATCTTGGGAAACAGCACGTGATGCTAAATATGTATTTACGTTTTATAATAAAAATGGGGAATATAGTACAGTAGTAAATGCTTTTTATCATGGTAGTCCTGAAGCAGGTAACTTTTTTAGTAAAAACGGAGTAAACTATAAATTAGCAGATGCTATGACAAAATATTTCAAAGAGAATATTAAACCATTTATACCAACTTTAGAATTTGGTGGTTATGATGCTGGGCGATTAACATATTTAGCAAATATATCAGACGAGCAATGGAAAGAAATATCTAAACTATTTACTCCAGATGCTGATACTGTTACAGTAGATTCATATGCTATAGTAAAAGACCAATATACTTCTCTATATAGATCTACTTTAAAAGCTGATATGCTACCTAGTCTTTATAAAGGTAATGTTATAGAACGATTCTCTATTGTACCAGATAAACGTTTCGATCATCTAGATGATGTAGATCTAATGGTAAAACCATATAATCTAGTAAAATATGATGGTACAGAGGTTAGTATATCTAAAGTAGAGATATTTATTACTAATAGTGGTTCCATAAATGGTAAACCTAAGAACATAAGGCTTAGATACCTCTCTCTAGAGAGTAGCTCATATGGTTTAATAACAGCTTCTGGTGCTCTATATGCTAATAAGAAAGATGATTCTATATTTGGTAAATTAAATATGGAATATGGGGATGTAATAACTTGTGAAGTAGTTATGAATACAGAGTTTGGCGTTATAGAACAATCTGCTAAAGATACTGTTAGAATCGATAGATGGACTATAGAAGAAGCTGAATCTTGGTTTAAGAGTGTAGGTGGTAAACAAAGTCTTTGTATAGTACCAACAAGAATACTATTTCAACCAGAAGATAGAGAGATTGATGGTAAAAGTGAATTTCGTATAGATGTAAATGATATAGCACAACATGGTTGTTCAGATTTACCAGGTTCTACTATACTAGATATATTACATATAGAAGTGTTTAAGAAACCAGATCTTACTACTCCTGTTATTAGAGCTGATTTAAGACTTATGTATAACGATAAGTTCCAATGGACTAAAACAGGTTATGGATGGTATAATAAATGTCTATTTGTAGCTGATAGAGATAAAGAGAAGCTTAAAGATAGAATAACATTTGGTAGTAAAGATAGTACTGTTATATTCTATACTAATAGTAACTATAGTAGAGGTACATACGCAACTGGTGATAAATCTGATATTAAGTTTAACCCTGGTGATGAACTTATAATCAAAATGAATATGCAAGAGTATCCAGAAGAAGAGTTACTACTTAGAGGTGGTATGATACTTAAGTCTTATACTTATATTAGATCTGTAAGAGTACCAGAATTAGAAGTAGCTGTTATGAATAATCCTAGGTTTAAGAATATAAGTAATAATCCTGACCAAAAATATAATGGGTTAAATACACAGTTCTTTAATCGTAAAGGCGTAATGGGAGAGTATCCAGATCTAGAGAATGATAAGTTTATATTAGACAGTGAAGATTATCTATCTAAAGGTTTTGATAATAATACACACGTAGAGACTATATGGGAGTTTAGAGACCAGCATCATCATACCGTTACCATAACTAAACATGCTGGTACTGATGATCTATATAGTTTACCTATGTCAGATGCTTACGTATGGCACGCTGATCCAGAATCTACTAGCCCTACTAATACTAAATGTGTATTACATCCTAATGGACGATATATGGTACAAGTTACGTATGTAAATGGATCTGGTAATAAAACTTATGCTAGTGGTAATGAAGCCATGCCTTTAATATACTTTACAGATGCCGGGTTTAATGTCAAAGAGAAGCCACAAGTAGAGCCATCAGTAGGACCTAGAATCATAGAGATAGATAATTGTAAAGAAGGCTATGGGTTCCAAGATTATATATTAGGAGAAATTGAGGTATTTCCTACAGAAGAGACTAAGAAGTTGCCTGTTAATACTCCAACTGGATTAGAACTTAAACATACTATAGGACTTAAACCTGTACCTAAAGATATGCGTTATACAGATAACAGTGGAAATATAGATAGTTTATTTCCGTTAATAGTTCCTGTTATAGGTATATATAAATATTCACCTGGTGGTAGTGGTAATGATCTTAGAGAAGAAAAGTTCTGCACTATGGAACTATCTATAAATGTTAAAGATGGTAAGCTAGTATATGAACAATCTATAGTTAAAATGGATCTAGACTATATCAAAAGTAAAGTTAGGGCAACAAGCTCTAATCTAGATAACTATTGGAACATACATGGTAATGATGGACTATATATAAAGTATGATCTCTATAGATATTTTAACGAGTTACGAGGTAATGCCCTTGATAAAACACTTATTAGTAGTAGAGCAGATACTAAAATTACAGGATATAAAGTATCTGGAACAAGTGCTTTAAATAAAGATAATATAATAGCGGCACAACTCTATAGAACAGATAGTGGTAAGACATATTTAAGATTTAAAATGTTCTTACATGGTTCATGGGGTACTATAGACAATAGTGCTAGTGGCGAATGGTTAGATTCAGTTAGTGTACCAGAACCATTCTATATAGAGCAAAATGTAGAAGCATTTGTACATGTAGGCTCTGATAGAATAAGCACTGGATATAACTCTGATAGAGTAGCTGGTAAGATGTTTAAAGGCTTATATTTCGATAGAATAGATACTTATAATCTATTAGATAAAAAGTATAAAGCGACTAGCTTAGTACCTAAGAGCTTTTTAGTAGGTGAGCATGCTGGGTTAACGCCTAATGTTAAACCAGGTAATAACACATTCAGATTAACAACTAAAACATCAGCTGTCGAATATAGCTATAACGATGCCATGTTTCTATCTGACCATACTAAACGTTTTAACCCGAATGATTATAACGCTGCTGTAAAAAATGCTGATGTAGATATACCTTATATAAATCCTAAAGGTGATAAGCTCTATGTAGCTATGAAAACAGAACCATTTCTATATAAAACTGGTAATAGTTATGTTAGTAAAGCTAGTTATCTTTATACAGAATTAAATAAAGATATTACAGTAAGTATTACACAGCTCGATAAGGTACCAGACTATGCAAGCTATCTATATAATCAAGACTCTGATATTGTCGATAATAAGATTAATAGTGTTTTACCTGGTAAAAGTGTAGCCGATCTATTTACACCTATGCTGTTTCCTAAACCAGTTAAAGATACTACAGCTACTTTAGACTTTATGCAGTATAATACATCTAGTGTAGTAGCAACTAGTGATATATTAGTACCTAATAAGATTTACAATGTAACTGTAAAGATGAGTCCATTCCATAGTATATTCTTTATAGACTCTATAATAGCTAAACAGACGTTCAAAGCTTATAAAGAACCTGTACCTACTATAGGATTTAAAGAGTGGATAAAAACTGAAGTAGATACTAAACCAGATACTAAAGTACCATTTATAGTACTAGAAGCTAGTGGTATACTAAATGATGCTGTATTCGGTATTAACTATGATGAAAATCAGATAGAGTTTGCTTTACCGGATCCTTCTACTAGTGATATACCAGAGTTTACCATAAGTAAACTTAAAGTAGGTCCATATGATCTATTAGAAAGTAAAGTATTAAAGCATACTGATTTTACCTATAACAGTGCTACTGGTAAACTAATATATAAAACAGATATATTTAAGCGTATAAAAGCAGATGATAAATCTATGTTCAGTAACTATAATGTTACTATAGATAGAGCTTTCCATATACGTAACGTAGAGCCTATCGGTGTCACTATGAACAAGATGGTATCTGGTACTACTAGTAAGTTTACTATATTCGATACTGTACCTAGAGATCCTAGTATAAATCTTATAATCAATATAGAGAAAGTAGTAACTACTAGAGCTGCTGTAGAACCATCAGTAGGACCTAAGATATTGAATATAGCTAGTGATAGCGAGATTAGCTATCTAGATTGTATATCAACTAGTATAGAAATATATCCGAATGAATATACTAATAATCTAGAAACATATAAACATCATCCACTAACGTATGATCAGTTAGTTAGCTTTAAACCAGTACCTAAAGGTGAATCTAACATAGGCGATAGTAGTAGCTCTAATAGTATATTTCCATTAACTCTTTTAGTAACTGGTAAGTATAAATATTCTAGTAGCGGACACGGAGATGACTTAGTAGATTATCAAGCACCTGTAGTAAAATGTTCTATTACTAAAGATACTAGTTCTTTACTAATTTCACGTAGAGTTGTTGATACTAGTATAGATACTATGTATCCTCTTGGAGAGAAAAGTAACCCAGGTGAGTATTGGGGTATAAACGATGATAAACAAGTTTATATTAAAAGTACTCTAAAGGATTATATAGAAGCTGGTAGCCCATTAGGCCGAGGTACTGGTACTAGTGTTACGAGCTTTGGATTCAGTTCAGTTTCTGAAAATCCATTTGGAGAGAAATATCTAGTAGACGGTTACTTAGTTAAAGAAGCAGACGGCAGAGTATATCTAAAATTTAAATTCTATCTACATGCTAGCTGGCCTATGATCAATAACTTCATGCCAGATCCATTCTATATAGGACAAGAAGTAGAGGCTAAGTTAACTCTTAATGGTGGTATAGAATCTAATGTATGTACTGGTAAGATGTTTAAAGGATTAGAGTTCAATAGGTTTACACAGTATAAGATTGACGAAAGTACTAATAACGCTATAAGTATTATGCCTAAGAAGTTTATAGAAGATCGTATGTTATCAGATGTTAAGTTAGATAAGAATGCATATAGTACTAATGTAGGTACTACATTATATCACGATGGTATGACATTGATTAACCATGGTAAGGTAGCTAGTATGGATAGTATTACATATGTAGCTCCTGTAGATCCTGTGGCTAAACTTTCAGTGCCATACTTAGATACTAGAGGCGACATGTTATATCTAGCTGTAGATACTAGCGCGTTTAACCGCTTACGTGGTACCGAGTATGTAGAGGATCCTTATACTGCTGATATATTCTTAACATATAGAAATGAAATCAATATGGCTAAGATTAAGAAAGTAACTGATCCTGACTATGAATATGAAGTAGATCCTAGTGGTATAGACGCCGCTGTAGAGAATGCTTTAGGTGCTGGTAGTACATTAGCAGATGCATATGTACCTACACTATTTGCTAAACCACCAATGGATACTAATACGCGCTATGATATGAATACTAGTGTAACTGAACCTAGTAATACTAAAGATATATTAGAGCCTAATACATTATATTCAGTCCAGATTAAGTCTACTCCAATAGATGGTGTATTCTTTAAGGATGCTATAATAGCTTATCAGACTTTCAAAACTACTGGACCTGATGGAGTAATACCAACTCCAGCTACTACAGAAGTTTATAGTCCATTATAATAAAATAGAGTAGAGTACTATATAGTACTCTACTCTATATAATTTTTTATACGTCTGGTACACCTTCTAGTTCTTCTGCCGTAGGAACATGTGGATCTTTAAATACAAAATCTCCAGCAAGGTTATCATATTGATCTGGTTGTGGAGTTCTATACATACCGTCTATAATCATACCATTTTTAAATATGATATGTATTCTAAAATAGTAACCATATAGACCATGTATAGTACCGCTGTTAGTAGCTCCTAGATCTTCCCAACCATGATTTACAGTATGTACTAGCATTTTATCTATAACAGTTGAATATAGATCAGGTGGAGTTTGCATACCAGGTACTTTACTTCTAGCATATACAGTAGGGTAGAAGGCGACACCTCTATGATTACCAGTATAGCTATACCATTCATAATGAGATATATTATATTTACCAATAACAAACTCATTCTTCTTTTCAGGCACTACTGTAGTAGTACTAGTGCCATCTAACTTAGGCAAAGTATAACCAGTACAATATAAATGTAATGCTTTATAATTACGTCTATCTGTAGGGGCTCCACCTGCTCTAGAATCTGATTTACCTGGTAAACCAAATTGCAAGTTATGGCTATTAGAACCATTTCTATAACCAGAACCAGAGAATGAATATCTCTCTGTCTTAGGAGGAAATGTATATACACCATATCCAGACCATCCGCCTTCAAATACTATACGTACTAAACTAAAGTCTTTATATTGCCCTGTAGGGAAACCTCCTCTACCTAAGCAATATTCTGGTGTTAAGTTAAAGCTATAAGACATAACAAGATCTTCTCCAACACGACCATAGATGGAATATAATATAAAATCCCATTCTTTATAAACTAATATAGTAGCGTTAGTAAATCCTATACCACTACTTATATCAGATACACCATGATATATAGCTTGTACTCTATAGGTTTTACCATACTCTATAAGAGTGTTTAAACAAAAAAATAAATAAGCTACTACAGAGGTTATAACCTCTGTAGTAGTAATATAGTATTAACTTGCTATATTATATCTCCATAGATAACTATGGTTTAGCTTTTCTAAGTAATTTAGAGTATTTAGTAGATAATTATTTTTAACATTATCATCTACTGAATCTAATTTAACTAGATTAGCTTTTATGGTATTTAATATACCATAGAGTCGATCGTTAAATGGATCGAACCTATTAAGATAGTTATATATAGAATCGAGAAGGCTTGCAATTCGCTCGTCTATAGGACAACTATCTAGCATATTTTCATATACCATATGAATATTCTCCTTTCTAAGTTATTAGTAAGGATATTTATAGACCTAGATAGAGTGCGGTAACACTCTATCTAGGTTATTTTAATACTCTTACTATATAAATAATATATGGTTGTTTTATTTTCATTCTGATCTCTAATATTTGACTAGTATCATTCTGCTATGACTTGAGTGCGTGTAAGGGACAAATCTCTCCTATAGCGATACTAGTTACAACGACCAAACAACTACTACTGTTACTAGCCCCCGCTAGTAACAGTAGCTCTTTATCGCTGATCCCAGCTATAATACGTTATAGCTATATTTTAATAGAAGAAGGAATAACTATGGGTAATCTTATATTTAAAGATTCAAAAACTACAAGATCTAAAACCCTTGTTATGGCTAAACCGGAAGATGATATAGTACTCATACTCCCTGATAACCCAGGTATATTAGCTACTACTAATACTTTATCTCAAGAACTCTATGGAGGTGATACTCCTATAGATATATCTAATATACTTAAACCTAATATACTAGAGAATAATGGTGGTATAGTAGATAGTACTTCTAATAATAAACCATTAGAGAGAGCTAGCTATAGAACTACTAATGCTTATAAAGGTAAATTAGATTATACAGAGTGGATAGCAGCTACTGATGCTCTCTTTAAGAATATTATAGATCATACTACAGATAGAGAACATGTTGATAGCTGGTTACCTAATATAGGTACTCCTAGTACTAAAGTATTTGTACGTTATAGATTTCACTCTGGTGTACTTAAATCTCCATGGTCAGATAGTTTAGTATATACTACACCAGCATTTGGTATATATAAGTTTACAGTAACAGTAGATAGTAGAACTATGTCTCCTACTATAACTACATCCGGATATAAACCATATGGAGAAAATGTAGTAGGTAATATAAGACATATAGCTACTAGTTGGAAAATATACGAAGGTAGTGAATTAGTATATAGTTCTGAATATAATACAACTGATAAATTAACCCATACTATACCAGTAGGCTATTTAGATCCTAATACTAATTATAGAGCAGCTGTTACTTACCATAGTGATAATAAATCCTATAGAGATAGTCCTATAGGTATAGCAGATTTTATAACACCTAATATATATATAAAGAAACCTATTATAGCTTATAAGTATAAATCTGGTGTACATACTATAGATGCTGAACCTTATGTTATAGTAGGTAGTAATGAACCGCATGTAGCTACTACATGGGAAGTCTATAGATATGAAAATGATAGAAAAGTACTATGCTATAGAAAAGAACAAGATAGAGATAGGTTAACTACTATAGCTATCAACGACTATCTATATGGTAAGATAAGAAAATATGAAGTAGTAGCTACTTTTCATAGTGATACTTATCAATCTGCGCCTGGTAAGACTAAATTTGAAATAGTAGATAATAGAATAGAAGATGCTGTACTTACTGTAACTGGTAACGTAAATGAGTTACCTACTATGAAGATATTAGCACCTGGTTTTGCTATAGAAGGTGATAGTGATAAAGTAGTACGTACTGCACTAAGAGTACATGATACTCTATCTGGTATAGAAACATTCAATATGGATACTATGTTATTTACAGGTTTAGGTAGGTATACAGATAACGATAATCCTACTGCTAATGCTCTAAGTAAAGTTACAGATAGATTTGTATATAGTTGGTTCGATAAAGAGGCTGATAATAACGGAGAGTTACCTATGGTTACTCTATCTGGTTATTTAGTAGGTGATAAATACAATAGTCCTATGTTAAGTAGTAACTATATACCTAATATAGATTATAAAGTACCTACTACTATTAAACCATTAACTAATATGCTAGTTAAAGTATCTAGTAGTGGATTTAAATATGCTGCTAGTGCTCCTTGGAAGTTACAAACTGAAGAGATTAAATATATCGTATCTGGTGGTAAATATTTTAATAAAGTAGTTAAGCATATAGATAATAATGGTGTTAGAACATTAGAGTCTGATCCTAATAACATAGCTAATTCACAAGCTGGTTATGGTATAGAAGAGTTTGACTTACCTACTAGTGGAGATTTTATAGAAGGTTATGACTATGGTAAGAACTATATACTATATGTAAGGATCAAAACTCAGATAGGTTGGATCAATGTTAGTAAACAAAACTTTAGCGTATACCAAGGTAAAATATCAGATCCTAACGGAACTATAGGACATGATATAGCTGGTATAGGTAGATGTAGACTTACTATATTAAGCAATAACTATAGTAATGATATGTTGGGTAAAGTACCTGGTTCTGAATATAAGCATACTAATATAAAAGTTTATAAAGTATCAGATGGTAGTTTAGTAGCAGATGTAGATTTTCCTAGAGATATAGGTACAGTACCTGCTAAAATATCAGCATTAGACTATAATGGTATAGATTGGAACACTAACTACAATATAGATATAACCTATGAAGCTGTAAATGGTTTAAGATCTAAAACAGTAAGATTTCCTTACGGTACACCTATGAAACCAGAGATAAGAGTCACAGCTCCTACTGTAACCGCTACTACAAATGATAGAGTTATTATAGCTACTGGTAGTCCATTTAGTATAGTAGGTACTGAAGATAAGAGCCACTATAGCACTACATGGGAGCTATACGATGATAAAAATACATTACTATATAGGTATCCTAAAGATACAGAACATCTAACTAGTATAGAGTTTCCAAACACTCTTATAGAGTATGGTAAAACCTATAGAGTACAAGCTATATATCATGGTGTATCTGATATAAGTAGTGGTATAGGATTTACTACGGTTGCTACGTTTGGAGCTATAACTAAAAACTTTATAGATAACATAGGTACTAATAACGTATTCTTAGATTGGGGTGTATGGTATGATGCTTATGAATATGTTAAAATTGATTTTAGTACTGGTCTGATTACACTATGGGATAATTGGAAACCACACAGAGGTATGAATACATATATGTGGTATATGGATTGTTTAGGTCAAAGCATTATAAGAGATAGCTTAGTTGTTGGTACATATAGTAGAAATGCTAGCACTACTAATTATGATCTTAAGTTATCTAAAGAAGATTATACATTCTTGTTTAATAATATAGAGCTATATGGATCATCTGGTAACTGGGATAGTAGATCTTCAAATGGTTATGTAATAGATCACGTACCAACACCATCTGAACCTTATATACAAGTTAGATCTATGGACTCAGCATCAGATGCTGATAGTAGACATAAGTTCGTATATGCCAGACTTAAAGAATCTTATATTAATACTCTATTTACTGGTATGGGTATAGTACATGGTACAGATGGTAAAGGTAGAAATGGCCAAGACTATGCTAAACTATATGGTATTAACGATGCTAATAAGAAGTACATTAGTAGAATAGTTATGGTTGGTCAAAAGCATGGCGGTAGTGCTTATGCTAGAACTATAACTTGGGATTCAAACGTTATAGGTATAGATGCTTGTTTACAGACTATGTGGCTAGAACCATATCATGGAGAACCAGATGGTGATGACTACAGATTTACAGGTACAGCTGCTATTACTATATATGGAGTTACTAAGAACTTTGGGTTCTATAATGAACAATAATATAACTACAGAGAGACCTATATAGATCTCTCTGTAGTATCTTTTTTTAGTACCAACCATCTGCACCACCATACCATCTACCCCAATGACCAGATGTGTAGCTATCTCCGTTTTTAAACTGTATAACATACCAGTATCCCCAGCCAGCTCCATCTGAGTCTCCAGATACTATAGCTACTATATCTGTAATATTAGGTTTATCTACAAACTCTCTAGCCGCTGTATAGTGTATACCATAGTTTATACCTTCACCTTTTTGAGTATATATAATAATCTTACTAATGAACGGTAGTACTTTAAGATAATCCTCTTGAGACATTCTAAGTTTAGCATAGTTAGTAGATTTATTACCAGTAGCTACTAGTCTAGTATTACCAAATAGATTCTTAGACTCTGCTACTCCAAACGTAGCAACCGTAGTAAACGGTCGCGCGAAAATTAGAATCATGAGCATAATATGTACTATTATGCGAATCATCAAGACTCTGCAAGAGGCTACGCTAGAGAGTTTATGCTAACAGCAGAAGAGGCATATCTTAAGAAGGTATATGATGGTACTGCAGATGCTAGTAGGTTAAATATGGAGTATAAGGTAGTCACTGGTAACCAATATTTAGTTACATATTATCGTAATGGCGGAGGCGGCAGGTATTATACTGGACAAAAAGCATATGATGTATTATCATGTGGAGCTGAAAACTTTAATATCTTATGCCAGGCTAGAGTTAGAATAGATACAACACCTGTAACAGATTGGATAGATGTTATTGTCGGTAGTGTAAATGTTCGTACATTTGATAATTCTCCGCACACGAATTACCACGGTAATAATAATAGTTAAGGATAGCAGATGGTTTTTAAAAAATATATACCTAATATAGGCAATGCCTATGGTGCTGGTGATTATTATGTTAATTATAAAAGATCTTTCTATAGGCGCGGCGGTAGCTATATCGGCTACTTTGCAAAATGGTCGTTTACCAAAGGAAGACTAGTCGGTGAGTCAAAATGGCATAGTAACGAAGGTGATGTAGAAAATAATAGACAAGTTAATAATCAACTACGCATATCTATAAATGGTAAACCTGTTACTAACTGGGTTGAGTATAACGCATTTAGAACATATGTAGCTACATTTTCGAATAATAATAACAATAATAATTTGGCAGGCAATGTTTAGGAAGGAGAACAAATGAAATTAAATTCTAATATAAACATAAATCAGTATCTAGATTTCTTTATTTTCGAGCATAAGAAAGTAACAGAAAAAATAGCTAATTTTAAATCTAGTGGTAGTATACACGATAACAATAAGTTACGCCATCTTAAAGATAGATTAGAAGCAGCAGAAAATGTTATAGCTAATAACTTTGACTTAATGGATTTAGTAGCTAATGATATTTATAATATGATCTGGACCGATAATTCTGGTAATGATTTATATTCGTTAGAACGTTCTAATACAGATAGTGAACTATATAAAATAGATAGGGACCTTTCTATAAAACAGTTAAAACATCTTAGAGAATATGGAGAAAACGAGTTATCTAACCTAGTTAACTTTATCGTAGAAAACGATCAGGCGTTTTATTTACTAAGAAATAACTTAAGAGTAGGTAACTAATATGTATAAGGGCACGCAGTCGCTAACGTTTGTACCTAATAGTTATTGTAACTTTGGTTGTAAATATTGCTATTTAGGCAAACTAACAGATAATAAAACAGATTATTCTACAGTTGATAAAGAACTTAAAAAGATTATAGATATTTACGACAAATCCGGCATACTATTACACGATATTTCTTTTCATGGCGCAGAGGTAACGACATTACCTCTGCTTATTTTAGATAAACTATTTAAGACATGTTACGATTATCAAAAAGAACATGCTATTATGATTAAATCCCTACATGGCGATTATGGATGCATATCTATAAAAACTAACTTATATAGATATGATAAAGTAGCTGATATACTTAATAAGTATAATGTATTAGTATCGTGCTCTATAGATCTACCATTTAGCCATCATAGGGAGTTTAGAGTACTTAAAGATGGTTCTGATACTTTTGATAAAGTATATAATAACCTAATACTTCTTAATAAGAATACTAACGGTAAATTTGTTATGTCTTGTACTATAGGTATAAAAGCTCTAGAACATATAGACGAGTTTATAAAAGATATAGAGCACTTAGATTCTATAGGTATAGACATGTGTAAATGTTTCTATATTATGTTTATATACGATAGCGCTTACTCTAAAGTCAAAACTGGTATGACAGATGAAGAACAAGGTATATTCTTCGATAAACTATTAGAACACTTTAAAGGTACTAAGTTTGAACAAGCTATCTACTATAGCTGGTTTAGAGAGTTTCCAGTAGGTTATTGTACTAACGAAGCTAACTGTGGTAAAAATAACTATCTAGTACAGAAGAATGGAGATGTATACCCATGTCACCGTGGCCAAGCAGTACCAGAACTTAAGTTTGGTAATATACTACAAGATAGCTTTGAAGATATTACTAAAGTTGGTACTAGCGCTATAGCTAACTATGACAATAATAACTTGCCATTACATAATGATTGTTTAGAATGTAACTGGTTTCATTATTGTAATATGGGTTGTCCTATCTCTAGACGTGATATAAACTATAATAAGTCTTATACTTGTACAGTACAACGTAAGCTTTATAAAGCGCAGCCAGAAAGATTTCCAGAAGATCCTATAGCTGCTGCTATAGCTAGAGATAGCTATATTAAAACTATGATGCCTAACTATTACTATAGTACTAACGTACCTAAGCTTATGAAAAATAACCCAGAGTTCTACGATAGTAAAAACTCTCTAGAGTCTATCATACTACGTGATAAACTACTAATGGAGTTATATAATCCTAGTAATATTAAACTAGGTATCAATGGTGAATATATAGATTTATTTAGTAGCTTACTAAATGATAAGACTATGTCAGTAACTATGTATAATACTGATGATCTTAAGTTATTTCTAAGTAATGAATATGTAAGTATAAACAATACTGAAGATAATAATATATTACTTATGATACTATCTAAAGATACTGTAGTATATGGAGATGAACAACGTACTAAGATGCAACATATAGAGCATATAGAGATAGAGTTTAAAGATACTGAAAAAGTAGAAGAAGGTTATTTAGTAGACTTACATAAAGTATTAGAGTCTATAAAAGATAAAATACCTAGAGAAGATATGTGGTATGAAATGTTTATTACTACTAAAGATGCTAGAAGGTATCACTATGATAAACATAGTAAGAATGCTTTCTATCATATAGAGACTATAAACTTACCATTCCATAGCTTTTTCTTTAGCTATAAATAATATAAGCTATAGAGAGTTCCTATATAGGAACTCTCTATAGTGAATTTATTGTTGTTTATAAGGAGCGAGAGTAAAGTGTTTGTATACACCTCTATGGTGTGTAGGTCCCATAACATAGCTATTATTATTATCAGCTCTTGTAAAGCACATAGAAGAGTTTTCGTAATATATACCAAATATAATGTAAGCGTTATCTTTTATAGGTATACCTTGCCAGTGTATACGTAAACCGCTAGCTAATGCTCTATATCTAAGAACAGTGCCCCAACCTCTAGTAGGTACAGATCTTAATAGATCTCTTACGTAGTCTCTGCCGTCTCTTCTTCTATCTAGATCTATATAGTAGCCATCAAACCCATCACCACTATCTGGATCATTATCCGAATAGTTAGTACTAAAGTAAGCTTGATTTTCAATTACTTCATAATCTATAATCTTATCATTTTTAAGGGTTTGAAAGAAGTTCTTAATACCGTTTATAACAGCTTGTGAACCATCAGCTGTAAGCCACGCCCAAACTGAGTAGCTATAGCTATATTTTCTATAGTTAATAGTAAACTCTCTAGCGTAGCCTCTTGCAGAGTCTTGATTGTTACTAGCAGTCCAATATACTTCTAACGTATAGTCTTTATCATAAAGTATCTCAGTAAGTGGTATATCGTAACTTAATAAGTGTACTGGGTCACCATTAGCTTGCCATACGATACTATCTCCGTATTTTAATATCCACGTAGTTGTCATATGTCTATCATCTTCTAAGTACTTTACATTAAACGTATTAGTTATTCTAGCTTTTACTATCTTATTATCAAAATCTGTTTCAGCTACTACAGTAGGTGTATTGATTATAACTGCTGGTACAGCACCGGTATTTACATTTATAACACCTTCTTTACTCTTAACTTGGTTATTAGCACTATATTGTACACCTAGAGTATAGTTCTTACCATATGTAACACCTAAAGCTCTATGCATCATTATCTTGATAGTTCTATTATTAGGATCATTTGTGCTAATAAGATCACGAGTTATAGTAGATTTTCTAGTAGTAGGATTAGTTTGTACTTCTCTATTAGCATCTGGTCCATACTCGAATGTAGTTTCAGTTCTTCTAGCATTACTTATAGTTATTCTAGTTACTAATTTACCACTATCATCCTTAATAGTCCATACAGTATCTTTCTGATCATTATTCTCTCTATTAGCAGGTGTGTATACGTAGTTGCTATTCTCTATAATCCAATACATTTCATTATTACTTATAGGTTCTATAGTAACTCTAGGTATTGGAGTATCTATTATACCTAATGGTATATAGAACTCTTTCTTAGGTAGATATACTTTACCTAATGGAGTATCAAAACTTAACTCTGCTATATAATCTTCGTTATATCTAAATCTACCTACATTAACAACATCTAATGTTCTTCTATACTTACTAGTGTTATTAGGATCAGAGTCTTCTGGAGTCATACCTATATGCCAATCTATACCGCCATTCATAGGTATAGCATTCATATCAGGATTTAATCCTAAACCTTTATTCTCTAACTGTTTATATACTAATAAACTATTATACTGTTTATTCCATATAGATAGATAACTTTTAAATATAGGACTAATATTAGGAGAGTTAAATAGACTACTATTAAGATTATTATTAAACGTATTAGGTTTAATACTAAGTTTATTAAGATCTCTAGCGTCTACTGTAGTCTCTGCTATTACTCTTATATCTGGTTTAAAAGTAGTTTTAAATAGCTCTGAGTTAAACTTATCTCCTACTATATAAGCTTCTACTTCTATCTCTTGTTCATTTACATTAGGTACTTTAGCAGGACTGTGGTTAAACTCTGTATTATTAGAACCATTATAACCAAACATCTTAAATATATCATTAGTACTAAATGGTATCTCCATAGCTTCTCTATATTTACCAGCATGTCTAGTATCTAGTTCGTTAAAAGATTCTATCTCTGTAGTCTTATTATAGATTCTATAAGCTATAGCTTTTACTTTATCAACTTGATTAGCTATTTCATATGTACTAAATCTCATAACAGCAGTACAGTTAATGCTATTATAGTTCATAGTGAACTCTGTAGGTACTGTAGAGCTTACTACAGGTACTAACCTTAACATAGCTCTATTAGATTCAAAATTAGTACTATAGTAGATACATTCTATAGTATGTACTACACCAGTAGCTAGTATTAAAGAAGTTATATCTAAAGATGTAAAATCCTTATTACCTTTAAAATCATATCTTACTATACGTCCTGATATAGGATGTGTACAAACTAATCTCCACCATGTAGCTGTATGTAGTTCATCACTATTAGTAATAATAAACTTACTACCACGTACTATATGTTTACCACCAGTATACTCATAAGCTAATTCTGGTTTCTCTATATGTATATCTATAGTTAGCCAGCTATACTTATTAGTTTTACTTCTAGGTATTCTAATGTTATTAGTATTAAATATTACTTCTACAGTATAAGTTTCATTAACAGTTAATGTATCTTTAGGTAGTGTTATAGAAGTTAAGTTAGTTTCATCATCTAGAGAACTAAATACTGTATTATTAGTAGAGTCTTTTACTTTCCAACTAGTAGACCTATGCTCTATCTTACCTACTTTATCTTCTCCAAATGCTATAAACTTACTAGTACTTATAGTAGGATTAAACTTATTATCAGATACTGTAATAGTAACTGGTCTAATGCCATAAGGTGGAGTAGTATAGTGTAGTAGATCAGACCATGGTGACATAATCTCATTACTTCTGAATCTATAGCGTACATAAACTTCTTTATTATCTTCAGCTACATTAGGTAACCAGCTAGTTAATCCAGATTCATCTGTAGTGCTATCTAGAGTATCTAATGGATCTTCCATATTCTCAGTACCAAATGCTTCCCAATCAGTACTAGTATGTTTACCTACGAAATACGGAGATGTTCTATAGCTAGCTATTTTAAGTGGTCTATCCCAGTTATCCTCGTCTGTAATACCACCATTATTCTCTGTAATATCAGGTTTAAGTATCTTATTGATCTCTAAGCCTAAATCAATATTTTGTATATTTTTATCTATAGATAGATCTGTAAGTAAGTAACCAGATTTATCAGGTAGGTTAATAATAATATCTTGATCTGTATGTACTACATCAAGATGTTTAGTCTTAGTAGTAATACTATCTTTAAAATTAATTTTACCCATAAGAGTATCCTTATTAGTAATTTATTTAATCTACTAAGGTATACTAGGTAGATCATGCATTTTTAACCTTACTTTAAAATAAAAAAAAAATAAGTATATAGAGGATAGAGTTCTATATAGAACTCTATCCTAGTATTAAATACTGCAGTAACATTATATAACTGCAGTATATATTATTAGGCAGTATTGACTACTGCGACATAGTCTTCTGGTTTAAATAGATCGTTATAAAAACTTTCTACATAGCCAGCGGACTGTTCTCTTCTTTTACGAAATTCTGCAAAGTTCGTAGAAGACATTAGCAGATTATCTTCGTAGTTTATCTTTAGTAGATTACGTAAGATAGGATCTTCAAATGGTACACCAAGCTTATTATGTAATTTATGGATGCATTTACACAATGCCTGCTTGTAGTCCATTACTGTCATACTTTATACCTCCTTTCTATAGGATTAAGAAGGTAACATAGTTAGTACCTATATTATCCTTCTATATGTATAATATATAACTGTTATTACGTCACTTTGATACCTAAACAGTATCAAAGTGACTATATCTTTTTATGCGTGATTGATAACTAGAACCTATATAGGAGAATTTGAATGTTAAGAAATAAATATAAAATTGGTAGAGAATCTATAGAAGATACTGATGTTATAGAGAATCCAGTAGAGGTAGAGTCTGATGTAAACACAGCAGATGCTGTAGATCCAGAAACATTACCAGTAGAAGACTTACTACACTATGAAGAAGATATGGCTACTATACAAAAGTTAGATTTTGATATTAGTCAAGTTGTAGATGCAGCTGATGAAGGTAATGAGTTAGCTAAAGAGGTTACAGAAGGTTTAGAAAGAGCAGCAGATCTTGTAGCTGGTAAAGCTGAAAATGATCCTATAGATGCTATAGCTACACAAGAGTCTCTTAAGTACCTATTTAAGAGAGCTGGTCTAGAGTATAACTCTAGTAAGTTTAACTTAGAAGATGCTACTAGTAATCTACAGTTAGCTAACTCTATCAACCTAGAGTTCTTTAAAGAGCTTGCTACAGGTATTAAAGAAGGTGCTGTTAAAGTTTATGAATACTTAGTAGAGCTATTAACTAAACTATGGAAGTATATATCTAGTATATTCTATAAAGAAGGTAAGAAGTATTTAGATATTAAAGTCTATAATAATGGAGCAGCTGCTTATGTAGATTTAACTGGTAAAGGTGATTTCCTTAAAGGTGAAAAATCTCTTAAAGTAGAGAACTATGTAAGAATGCTAGCTATATCTAAATCACTAACAGATGGTATAGCTAACTATACACTATTAACAGGTATAGGTGGTATAGTAGCTGTAATAAGAAAAGGTTTAATAGATATAGAGAAAGCTGATGAAGCTAATAGTAAGAATGTAGTATATAGCTTTAATAAAAATCTAGTAGATAGCTTTGATGCTGTATTTAGAGAACACTATAATGTTATTAGTAACTTTATATACCCAGAGTACCAACAAGAGGTAAATAGCCTTATTAACAAAATGGGTAAAGGTAAAGATGAAAAAGTATTCTATATAGGCTATAGCGATACTAGAGGCGAAACACTAGCCGTATATACTATGGAGATAGTTTACGTAGGTAAAGATAGAGATGAAACTGGTGTGGCTACTATAGTAATTAGAAACTATAATATAGATAGTCCTAAATTAAAAGATAATACAAATACTCAACTTGTATTAGAAAGAGCTGGTGAAGCATTAAGAAAACTTAATAATGTAGGTGATACTATTAAGTATGGTCAAAATACTGTAGATGAGTTTAGAAATGTTTCTAAAGTATTTAGAGACTATGTTAAAACATTATCTACAGTACGCACAGATCCTATCTTATTAGGTGTATCTAATAGTGTTAATAATATGTTAACTAACCTAGTTAATCTAACAAGAGTAATTTGTGCAAATGGTATGGCAGAAAGAGATTTCTTTAAAGAGATAAGCGAAGTAGATGTTATAATAAATACTAAACGTTAATATACTAGAGTAACTCCTAACTATGGAGTTACTCTAGTTATTTTATTTAGCCTAGTTCTATAGGTATTCAAAATCTCTGATTTTAAGACTATCCTATCTATATAGGTAGGTATGAAATTTATTGTTATATAAAAATAATAAGGAGAGCTATATGAAATTTAAAGATTTCATAACTGGTAAAGTAAATCTAGAAGATATAGATACTGTAATAGAAGAACCAGTTGATGTTGAACCTACTGTTATAGAACCTAGAGTTAGGATAGCAGATGTTGTTAATAAAATAATGGAACAAGAAGCTAATGCAGCTGCAGAAGATAGTAAAGTTATAGCTACCGTAGTAGAACCAGCTATAAGTAATAGTTTAACAGCTAAGACTTATAATATGTCTACAGATGTTAAATCAGCTCGTACTGCTATAGGTATGAAACTAGATGATCTAGCTATAGTTATTACAGAACTATTAGATATAGTACGTAAGTACCAGTTAGAACCAGAGACTATAAACGAAGCTGCTCTAGCAGAGTTTAAAGCTAAACTTAATGTACTTAATAGTATGGCTGGTACTAGCTTTAATACTGATATAAACTCTGAATCTGACTTTGAAGGTTATGTAGAGCTTATGACTAAAATACTTACTAACGTAGCTGAAGATATTTCTATATTAAAATCAGAGTTAGCTACATTTGTATCTAAAGTTATATCAGAGCTTAATGGACTTAAAGTAGAGAAATATAAAGAAGTAGTAGCTAAAACACTAGATGATATAAAAGCTCAACCAGCTAAAGTTGTTACTGTAGCTGATCATATACTAGAAGCTGTAGCTGGTATGGAGAACATAACTAGAGAAGCTCTTATAGAGAATATTAAGCATCATGAGTATATTATATCAGGTGCTAATGAAACTGAAGGTACTATGGAAGATAATATCTCTATGGATACTGGACTAAGAGATGAACAGATAGATAATATAGTAGCTGCTGTAGAGTCTTATATTAAAGTAGCAAATAGTAATCCTATAGTTAAAGTTGCTTTAACTGGTGGTGACCTTAGTAAAACACTAACTTCATTTACTGTAAATCTACTACCTAAACTTAATAGTGTATATAAAGGTATATTAGAGATACTAGGTAAAGAGAACTTTGAATCTGAAGTTGGTAATAGTACTGATAATGTTAAGAATGAAATTAATAAACAATTAGTAGCTCTAGTGGATCTTACTGTAAAAGATGAAGAGTCTAATATTACTTATGTACATCATAAAGATGGATTTTATAGTGTAGAAGGTAATAGCTTAGTAAAAGAGAACTATCCTATTACTAAAGTACCTAACTTAAGCTATGATAGATTTACTACTATAGCTACTAGTATGGAAGTAGTAAATACTCCATCAGATGTATTAGTAAGCTTTCCAGATACTATAGTAAAATTACTTAAATCAGATGCTTTTGAAGTAACTGATACTAAACAGTTATTCTCTGTTAATGTAGCACTAGGTACTATATTAGGTCTAGTAGGTCTATATAGAGATGAAGTAGTATATGGTATATATGGTTTACAGAAGTCATTATCAGAGTTAGGATTAGCATATCTTAATATTATATTAACATTGAAAGGTAAGAGCAAATGAAACTAGGTAAATACGTTGGTAATAATATTAAAGTAGAAACTAAAGTAGATACTAGACTTAATGCTGAAGGTTTACAAGATATAATATTTGGTAGAGAAGTTAATCAAGAAGGCATATTCGATAAAGTTAAAGAGATAATAAAAGAGAAATACGAAGAGTTTAAAAAGTGGAAAAATAGTGGTAAGGATAAAGATAATAACGATTCTAAAAAAGAACGTAGATTAACTAAAGCCGGTAAAGATAAGCTTAAAAAACTAATAGAAAATAAGCAAAATGAAGTTTTATCATTTTTAAATAAGAGTAAGCTCAAGTTAGTAAAAGATGCATCTAAATGGTCTCTACATTTTGGTAGCCTTAAGTTTGATAAATCATATTTCGAAGAACTTTGGAAGATGCAGTGCGGTGAAAACTATGATTTTAACTACCTGCCATCACATTTAGATCTTTTATATCTTGTTCAGTATGAAGACGTTATAGACCATACAGATATTGATAGTACATGGGAAATAGATTACTTCTATCAAGAACTAGCGAAATACGACTGGAGTACAGAAAGTGATTCTGATATATATGGTGGTATTATAGGCTTCTATATAGACGAAAAGATGTTTAAAGAAAACATCGATTATATCTTATACGATAATAAGGAAGAGTAAATGAAGATAATAAGACTTAATAAAGAATCTATAGAGAGTGAAGTTACTGAAGTACCATCTGAAGTAACTCTTAACCCTATAGAAGCTGATCAAGCTATAGAGATAGCTAATAATAACCCTACTACATCTGAATTAGATAGTAGTACTAGTTATGATAATGTAAATAAGATAGCTAGTGATATAGACGATAACTTTCTTACTATAGACGAAATACAATCTGCTACTAAGAGTATTAAAGCAGCTATAGGTCAAGATGAAGATCTACCAGTACGTATTATGCGTAATACTGAAGCTCTTAAGATAGCTTATAGTAAGTTAGGTATTAAACCGTTAAGTATCTCTAGAGAAGATATAGAGAATAATCCAGCTGAGGTACTTAAAGTACTAGAGGATGAAACACAAGGTATACAGAGTAAAGCTAATAACGATACATGGGCTACTGTAAAAGAAGATTGTGCTAATATAGTAAAACTTATAGATGCTTCTGTAGATGCTATAGCTAATAGAACATCTGATAAAGATAGAGCATTAGAGTTACTTAAATCTGGTAAACTAAATAAACACTCTGTAGATCTTACTAACGTATTAGAATATGTAGGTAGCTTAAGATACTTCTTAGCTAAAGAAGATAACTCTTTATTTAACTTAGCTAGTATCATGTCAGATTTACTTAGTATAGATAGTCCTAAGCTAACTAGTACTGATAATACTATACTAGCTGCTATAAATAAATTAGATCCAGAGTCTATAAAAGCAGCTAGAGAACATATACTATCTGCTATAGAGTCTGATCCACTCAATGCTAAATTAAAATCATTAGTAGCTATTAGAACAGAGTTACCAGATTATCCACTATATGGTAAACTAACTGGTCTTAATAAGATTAAAGTAATGTCTAATAACACTTGTAAAGAAGTTACTGTAGATAACACTGAAGTTACTTTTAACATTACAGATGATAATACTGCTAAAGAAGCTTTCGTAGAAGGTGCTAATGAAGCATTAGCTAACTTTGAAACTAGATTTAAGAATCTATTTATACTATATAAGAAGAAATACGAACTACTAGAAGAGATAGTAAAACCTTTAGCATATGATCTAGTATCTGAACAAGATCAAACTAAAATAGAAGAGCTTACAGAAGTACTTAACTTAATAAGATATTACTATATAGGTTTTGTTAAGAATAGAATAGTAGATAAAGTAAATGCTTATAATGGTCTATTAGATACTATAGTACTTACATTTGATCCTAAAGAAGATAGTACAGAAGATACTACTATAGAAGAACCAGTTAAAGAAGAAGAACCTAGTAAATCTGAAGATAGTGATCCAGAAGTTGTAGAAGATGATAGTACTGTAGAGTCTAAAGAAGAACCTACAGAGGAAGAGAGTAAATAAAGATGGATACTTTTGTAATTAATAATATATCAGCAGGAGAGTTCCTAAATAAACAATACTTAATAGGAGATAGGTACTACGATAACCACTTAGCTCCTTATTGGTCATTACTTAAAGAGTATTCAGATAGCTTAGAGCGTAACTCTGTATTCAATAGTAGTGAAGATATGGATACATTCTATGGTCTGCTAGATGCTTGTTATGGTTTCTTAATGAAAGATCTTAGGTTTATGCTATCTAATAGCTATAAGACTATACAAGCTAGAGAAGGTAATCTTACTACTAATAGAGCTAGTCTTACAGAGATTATTAATACTTTATTACAAGAGAGAATACTACTAGAGCCTAATACTAAACTATTTTTAGAAGATCTATATGATCTACTATATAGAAATAGAAATATCTCTATAAGTAATCACTTTTATATACTTAGTAAGCCTATTAAAGATTACAAGATAGGTACTAAAGGTATAGAGATAAGATTAGATAGTGAAAATAAGAGTTATTTAAAGAATGATAGAATAACTAGTAAACCAGCATATGATCTTAGTAGATTACTAGATCTATTAGGTATTAGAGGTACACTAGATGTATTACATATACTAATAGGTATATGGATTAATACATATCTATATACTTATAAAGTAATGCTAGATAGTTTAGTAAAACCTACACTAACTTGGAAGAATATAGGTATGGGCACTGCGTTTATCTCTAATAGAGGTAATAGTAGTAATAGTAATACTAGTGGTGGTAGCACATTACCAGTTACTCCTGGTAGTGGTGGCACTGTACCTGGCACAGGTACTGGAGGTACTGGTACACCTGGTGCTACGCCAGGTACTGGTAGTGGCACACCAGGTAGTACACCTACAGTTAGACCAAATGTATCTGTTATTATACCATTTGCAGCTACTCCTATGCGTTAAACTAATGATTAAGAAAGGAACACCAGTATGAGAACTAAACTAATGCTATATGGTTTAGAATCTACCGTAGATAACCCATTAGATATTATACTGGGTACTGATCTTAAAAAGGTACTAGGATTAGATCCTAGTATCTATACTGTTAATAATACCAAACCAGATGATGCTCTTAAGAGCTTTGGTATGGGCGGTACTAGTAGTTCTAATACACTACCATCTGAATGGATTAGAGTAGATGGTTCTGAGATACCAGAAGAAGATTCTGGTACTATGGAGCATCCAGAGCGCTATACAGAGTATAACCTATTCCAAGATAATGAGATTGGTGTTAGAGCTGGTACGCTACGTTATAAACGTAGAAAGAATATAAAGTTTACTTACTATAGCCAATCTAAATCTAAAGTTATCTCTATGGTAGAGAAACTACGTAGCTTTGATATATATAACGCTGGTAAGAAGAAACATAAATTAGAATATAGTTATGATTTACCACCAGAGTACATGTGGACATTAGACCATGTTAGAACTCTTAAGAATAAAAGATTACCTAAAGAAGAACAGTTAGATCTAGTAGATTATATTAATAAATATTCTATACAGAAAGTATCTAGAGTAAACACTACTGATGCTACACCGTATAAGTTTAACTTAACTATAAGAGAACATCTATATGATGTTACTGGTATACTTACTACAGAGACTTATAACTTAGAAGCAGAAGAGGGCGATAATAACTACTGGAGTTTTACTATAGAGTATAGTGTATGGTATCAAAAACCTATTATGTTAGTACTACAGTATCCTGTACTGATATGGAATACTCCATTAGACTCTAGATTAACTAAAGTAGTAGCTAGACCAGAAGTAAGATCTCCAGTACAAGGTACACCAGACTACATGTATAGAGGTTTATATTGGATAGGTAAACCTAACTCTGATTATAAAGGATACTATAACGTAGATAGGTTAGTACTACCGCTTATAGACGATTTTGATAACTTTCCAGATGATTATAAATATAGATCAGTATGCAGTATGCTTATAGTAGTAGATGACAAGAATCCATATGAAGTAGCTAATATAAAACATCTACCTAACTATACTATAAGAGAGAGTTTTCTTAACTATCTATTAGAAGAACCTAGTGAAGCTACAGAGCTTATGAAAGGTTTATTTAATATACAGCTCTATAGAAATGGAGTATTAGATAGTAGAAATAAAATCACTATGGATAGAGAAGGTAATATAACTACAGAGTTTCCTATGGATATTAAATCGACCTATAGAATCATTATTAGAGTTATGGTAGATTTAGACTATATGAAAGAATCTAGTCTTAGAAGACTTAACAGATATGTCTATAAACAGCTAGAGGAGTATAAGAGTAGATTACAAGAAGATGATAATCATAAACTAATTATAAACCCACATAGGAAAGATAAACTTTACTATGTAGATGAGTTTGGTAATATATTAGATAACGAAGGTTATGTAGTATATACAGATGGTACTAGAGTTACTGTTAATGCTAATGATATTACAGATGAACCTAGTATAGAAGATCTAGTAGAACAGAAGACAGAGTAGATAACCGATTAAGGTTATCTACTCTGTTATAGTGCTAAAGTAAGTCAGATCCGTGATCTTGTAGCCTATAATAGGTTACTATATAAATTTATATATAAGGATGATGCTATGGCAGAACAGTTATTAACGAAACTGGTATGTAAAATATTCGATGTTAGTAATAGTACTTTAATATACGAATCGGATGTTACTAAAGAGATCAATGGTATTATATTACCTAAAGGTGTATTAGTACCTAATAAAGAATATAGATTAGAGATCTATAAGAATACTACTACAGATAGTTCTGATTTTCATATGTTACTATCTGGTACATTCTTAACATCAGCATGGAAAGTAGAAACACCTGTTAGCTTAGGTTGGGACGCTATTAGTAATAAACCTAGTTTTGATACGCTATATATTAAACAAGGTGAACTAATTACATATGCTAAGAAAGAAGATCTTAAAGCTAAAGCTGATGCTAGTGTTATAACAGCACTTACTACTAAAGTAGATGATTTTGTAAGTAAAGTAAGTACACTACCTGAAAATCTGTTCAATACTGGTCCTGTTATAAAAGAGACTGAAGTAAATCAGTTTATAGTAGATAGAACCTATACTAAAGCTATAATAGATAGTAAGTTTGCTAACTTAAATTTACCTGGTGGTATAGATAAATTCTTTACTAGAGCTATGCTAAGGGACGAATTAAGAAAACTAGGTTTAGATATGCCATATAGTGCTGAAGAGCTATCTACTATGGGATTTAGAGGACATAATAAGATTAACATACTTATAAGTCTAGCTGATTTAGTAGGCTATATGGGAGCTAGAGATCTAGGTATATATACTACTAAGTATGGTAGATTATTTGTTAAGTATGCAGAAACTGTTAATAAACCTGGTACTAATATTGGATTAGGAGCTTCTGATAAAGCTAACTGGAATATGATACTAGCATCTGAAGATAGTTGCCCTGATAATAGTTATAATACATTAACTCCTATACCAGCTGGTTACCAACCTAAGGCAGGTGAGTTTAGAGCTAAGTTTGTAAACTGTACTACTTATGATAACGGTATCTACTATTGGCCTCCATATCTACTATCTAAGGTAGCTAAAAATCCACCTAGAAATGACTATACATACTATCTAGATAGTTTATCAGCTGGTACTGCATATCTTAACTTAGTTATAGAGTGCCCAGATAGAATAGATAAAATAACACTACGTGGTCAATATGGTAGATACGCTAAGTCTATGGGTGTATCAGTAGGCTATGATGAAGAAACTATATTACCTATGACAGTACAGAACAGAGGCACTGACTATGATAAAGAATTAAAGTGGGTAGTTCCATTTGCACCTGATAAACAACAATAAACATACAAAGAGAGTAATAGATTATGAAAAAAGTATTACCTTTTAATAGTATAACAGAAGAGTCTCTTAAGAAGATACTTACTTCTGCTGTACGTGAATATGCAGATTATCTACCATACTCTGATATTTTTGCATTATTCAGATCTGATAAGAATAAAGTCTACGAGCTTACTGGTATAACAGTAGGAGTACCGTTAGAACCATATCAGCTTATAGACTATAAAAAACTAGAACCTATACCTAGTAAAGTATTAAATAATAAAATAGGTAATGTAGATAAGATAGTATCTGATAAATCTGGTTTTACAGTATCTGTACAAACTAGATCTATTAGAACTATAAGGTTAACTATACAACACATAACACATAATAGTGCTAAACATAAGAATCTATTAAATAGAATAATAGATACTTATAAAGACACTATGACTACAGAAGTAAATGTTACCTATAATGTTACTAAAAATCTACATAACCTATTAGAGTACGTGTATGAACTTAAGAACTATAACTTAAGTACCCCTATAGCTAAAGATGATTACTATCTAGCTAATCCTAGCTTACATAAAGATCCAACTAGTGGTAACTATACTATAGATAAAAGTACTACAGTAACTGGTAAGTTTATATCTGCTAATACAGTAGAAGAAGCTAAAAGGTTAGTAACTACTATAGTAGTAGATATTACAGTACCACTATATGATACTCTTATAGTAGATCTACCATTACAGGTTAATAATAGACAACTAGATAGAAAACTTATAGATTTTGTAAATATATTAGTAGAGTCTAGCTCTGAGAAGATTAATAACTATGAACTAGGTGATCTCTTTAGTAAAACTAGAACCTATAGAGGTATACCAGAAGAGAATGTAGTTACTATACCACAGCTAGATAAAGCTAAGTTAATATCTAATAGTGATTATAATACTGTAGCTAGTATATTACTTACTCTAGATAGGACTAAACCTAAAACTCTATGTAGTATATTTAGCTTACCAGACTTTAAACTACTAGAGCCATATGTAAGCTATCTTAAAGTTAATAACGCTGATGCTATATCTGGTAACCTATTTAAGTTTGAAGTCTATAGAGAGAATGAGAAAGTAGAGAATATTAGTTTAGCAGCTAATGGTAATATAACTAGTACTACAGTATTAGATTTAGAATCTAACTATAGACTAGTTATAGGTATACATAAGAAAGTAGCTAGCTTACCTACTGAAAAGATAGAAGCTATATTGAATTTTCTTAAACCAGTAGCAGAAGATTTTGTAGACCATAATAAACATCTAGATAGTAACCTATATACATATGCTCTAGCAGAATCTGCTAAAGGACTTAAGTATAGGCTAGATGATAATGGTAACTTAATAACACCTAAAGGTAAATTAAGCTTTATAGATGGTTCTGCTGTATATGAACTAGTAGATGAACTTAATAACTCTGAATGGTATATCAGTACTACTAACTATGGTAACTTAGAAGCTGAAGATGATATGGTAGATCCAGTAGATTACCATAGTGGTTCACTACCAGATACTGTAGGTGGAGAGTGGATTAAATATAAAGGTATATATTTCCACAAGACTATATGTAACGAAGACAATGATCCTGCTACTGATTATACTAAACGTTATGATACTATAGAGAATGATAACATAGCTTATAAAGTAAATGATTTCTTTAAGTATTACATATGGGATAAGAGTAAAGTTACTAAGAACATACCATTTACAGCTAATGCTAGTAGACTAAACGAATATTATAAAGATAAAGTAGCACATGGTATAACAGATCTTAAATATGATTTCGATTGGATAGAATTTAACGATATACTATATAAGATAAAGAAACATACTCTATTAGATATAAACGATAGTTCTATACCTAGAATGAAGTTAGTTAATGATACTACAGTGTTAACAGCTAATGGTCCATTTGCTTACTATAAAGATTATACTATATGGTTATTCCATAATGAAACTGATAAAGTAGGTAAGATAGAGTTAGAGAGGTTAACAGAGAAAGAAACTAATAGTAGACGTAAAGCAGTTATAAATACATTTCTTAAGAAAGATAGACTTATACCTATAGTAACTATATCTAGAGATGAAACTAATAAAAAGAACTTAGCTAAAGAAGGTTGGCACGAGTTAACACATAGTGGTGTATACTTATATAGCTTCCAAAAACCAGTATGGAACGATTGGAATAACTTAAAGATACACCATACTGTTATGGATTATGAAATAGATACAGAGTTTATGAAAGAAGTTAAGAAATACTTAGATAGTAATAACTATGTATTTAATCAAGAAGGTGATTATAACCTATACTGTTGGGATAATAGTAAAGCTAGTAATGTAAGTATACCTAAGTTTAACAGAGTAGATGCATTAACTGTTATTAAGAATACTATTAATCTTAACTATGCTATGCTAGGTCAAACTATCTATAAAGTTAAGAGTATAGTAAGAGGCGGTATAGCTAGTAAAAGTAAGTTAGCAATGCTTAATGGCGGTAATGTAAACTACTTTACTCTACCTAATGCTTCTACATTACTTATAACTAAGAAAGATACTACTTTATATGTTACTATAGTAACTAGCCTAGAAGAACAACTAGTAACATTAGTACTAGATATGAATAATAGTTTTCCTAAGAGAACTATACTTAAGAACATAACAGATCAAAATGATTTTATACTAGTATGCTATACTGGTGTTAATCCAGATGAACTAAGTAACCTACAAGGTTATATTAGACTATCTGCGATAGGTACATTAAGACGTTCTGCTATACAACCTGATAGTGATATAGATAAACTAGAACCAGGTGATCTAGATAGGGGTGAAGTAATACCTAGTAAACCTATAATAAAACCTGTAGTTCCTATAGATCCTAGTAAACCTAAACCTAAACCAATAGATCCTACTGAACCAGAGAGAGATAAACCTAAACCACCTCCACCATCTCCAACTGATACAGAGATATGGAGATTATTACCAGGTAGACCTAGTGATAAGATTTGGGTACATAGATCGTTAATCAATCAGTATGATACTCCAGTTACAGATGATAGTGATGCTATTAGAGCATGGCCTATAGATGGATCTTGGAAATACGTATGGGAACAAGGTGATAGCGAAGCTAAAAAAGCACTACCTAACAATATAGGTACATCGCCTATAGCCTATATGCCTATAGTACAGTTTTTCTATAATAAAGCTATGGCAGAAGGTGTTGAAGAAGATGGTTATAAAACTCTAACTAAAGAACAAATCAAAGGTAAATACGATTATTATATTATTAAATATAATGGTAAGTATATGGCAGTACAGTTAGATAAATTCCAAATACTAGATAAACCATTCTATAGTAAAGATGGTTATGATTTCTGCTATGGTGGATCTGGATATAGATCTATAGTAGATGGTAATAAACTATCTATAGAGGTAGTTAGTATATTAACAGAAAATGTTACTAGATTTGTATTTGAACCTATAACAGAAGAACTTAAAGCTAACTATACTTTACAGGGTACTAGCGATGCTGCGCTAAGTGCTGTACTACAAGAACCAGATAGAGCTATTAAAGTCTTCGTATGGTTAGATCTACTGTTTGACGATAGTAAACCATTATGGTGCTATAATATACCTAATGCTAGAGAAGCTAACATACCTAAAGCTGATGTAGAGATATGGAGAGACGATTACTTAAGTAGGTTAGGACTTAAAGTACATAATAAAGTTATGAACTATAAAGATAAACCTAAAGTACCATTAACAGAAGGCTTTGTTAATTTCTTAGTTAGTGAAAAAGGTAGACAGTATAGCTTTAAAAGAAATAGAGAGTATGGTATATTCTACGTATTTGACGAATCTAAACTAGAAGCTGCTACTAAACCACCTTTCTATAGTGTTGGTAATAGCTACAATGTAGCATATTGGTTAACTAGACTTAAAACTAATGTTGAAACTTATACTAAGATAGGTAATGTAGTAAAACAACCTATAATGTATGTAAATGATACTGCTTATAAAGTATTAGAAGTATCTACAGAAGAAGATAGTGTTTACCAATCAGATCTTAAGTCATTTCTAAATATTACAGAACCTAATATTAGAGTAATGGCTGGTAGAGATATGGTAATGGTAAAACCAGATACAACTGATAATACTAAGTTCTATATTAGAATGTATGCTTATCAGACTGGTCTACATCCTACTATAGAGTGGGATAAACCTAACAATAAAGGTTATGGTGTTGTAGTTACTTTTAAACTACAAGCTATAAAAGGTACTAGAGACTATGTTACTTTTAATACAAATAGAGATTTAACATTAGATAACTTAGGTAAATGCTATAGTAGACTAAAACTATTTAATAACGTTGGTAGCGGTGTAGGTAGTATGTTCGTACAGCCTGATGGCACACCTTATGGTAAGATTAACTATTCTGATAATGGTGGTCCGTATATTATGCAAGAGTTTGTACATCAGTACACATTTGTAGATAGTAGACCAGTGTGGGTACAGATAGATAATCTTAATAGATGGTACTCTAAATATAGTACATATCCTTACGTACCAAAAAATAAAGATATTACTACTAAACTAGAGAAACTTAAGACTATAAGGTTAGATCAGAGTCAGTATGGTTACTTCTTTAACGCAGATAGCTATAGTAGCTTAGCACAAGATCAAAGAGAAGCTATGTACGAGAGAATGTCATATGCTAGTACTTATAATAACTATCTCGATACTACTAATCTTAAAGATCCTAAATGCATACTACTAGAGATAAATAAGATAGTCTATAAAGTTAAGAGTATAGAGTATGCTACTGATTGGGCTGGTAATAACCCAGAGATAGAATATCTTAAAACTGAACTAGATAATGTAGCTATGGCTAGTAACCGTGGTTATGTTATAGGCGTAGCTAAGAATGTATTCTGGTACATAAGTAAACAGATACCTAAAGAAGTTTCTAGTTATAAAAGCTATCTACCTGTTAAGATAACATTAGAGCCATATGAGTTCTATAACCTACCAATAGTACCTGAAGATGGTGTAGAAACTGGTAAGAGAATAACTAAACATATGTACGAAAATGGTTTAGACTCTACTAGATACCTTAGACTTAACTCTGGTAGCTACGTAGGTGCTGCTAACGCAGCTACATTAGATATAGTAGCACAGGATAGTACAGGTGTAGAGTTTAAGAAACAGATCTCTTGTTGGGATTCTTATTCTATATGGACTAAAGCTAATGCTGTGCAACCTACATTCGATAAGAGAGATCTTATCAGAATGAACTATGATAAATGGTTAGCACATCACCCTCTTAAAGCAGGTGAACCTATACACGAGATAAAACAAGCAGATCCTATAATGATACATCTTACTGCAGATACTATCGAAGGTACTATCACTATGACATTAGATAAGTACACTCCTATAGTAGATAATGTAAAAGATACTGTACATAAAGTAATCTTTAGATTCTTTAGATACTATCCTGTACGAGAAGCTGTTATGGATAAGAATACTGGTAGGTTAGATCCTAGTAAAGCATTCTTTACTAAAGAGTTCGTATTAAATCCAGAACTTAGAGATGTACCTATGACATTTAGTATAGGTAAAGAAGATGCTAAAGCATTCTACGAAGCATCTGGTGGTACTGGTTATAAATATGATACTGCTCCTGCTGATGGTACATATTTCCAATGTTATGTACAAGCTGAGATTATAGGTCATACTCAAACTGTATATTCTGGTTTTACTAAAGATAGAAATCTCTATATAGACGATAATAAAATAGAACTCTATAGACCTATTAGAATAGGAACTGTAGAAGTCTATGGTATGGATACTAAGAACCCTACTTTTATAGCTAATACTGGCTACGGTAGATCAGCTGTAGCTAATTGGAATAGGATAGAGTATCTTAAGTATAAAGTCTATGAAAAAGATAAACCATCTGTAGTAGTAGATAGTGGTAAAATAGTTAACTATGGTGCTACTAATGTACCATTACATCCTGGTACTGATACTGGAAGGTTTAAAATAGAGACTGACTATGTATTAGAAACTAGAGTTAAGTACCCGATGTTAGATAGTGAAATAGTGTTAGAGAAGAAAGAGTGGAATACACCAAGAGCTTCTGTAGATAAACCTACTGGACTTAGAACATATGACTATTGGAGACGTAATGACCAACGTATAGACATACGTATAAGATTCGATAATCCTAATATAAAATATGCTGGTGATAGAGGTATAGTCTGGAGAGCAGCACATGTTACTATACTAGATAAAACAGATGGTGTAACTATATTCGATACTGAAACTAACGTATGTGCCTATAGAGGCGCTGGTGGTATAGAGATGCAGTTCAACGGTATAGGTTCAGATCCAGCACCTGATATGGCTGGTTATAACATAGGTTGGAAATATGGTCATGACTATAATATAAAAGTAAGACATATTTGTACAGATGGTATAGAGTCTGAAGATGCTGAGTATAACTATACTACTATAGCAGAAATGTTATCAGCTAGTGTAAATGAACCTGTGCCTATCAATAGTGATTGTAATGTAGATATTAAATCTGATATGACTAGAACTATTAATGTAGTATTAAATCCAGCTAAAGTAGTAGTTAACTATAGAGTAAATCAAACTATAAATGGTGCTGATTGGAAGATAGTAGATAAAGTAAATGGTGTAGAGAAAGTACTAGCTGAAAGTAACGATGATATAGGTAATATATTTAACTATACAGTTACAGATAGTGTACCGACTGATGAGGTTACTAAAAAGCATGAGTATATATTTAAAGTAAGATACTTTATAATAGATGCTGCTGATAAGAATAAGAAAGTTTATTCTGATTGGTGTGTATCTAGTATAGCTAAAGTAAAATCACCATTTAGAGCTCCAGATAGACAAGACGAGGTATATCCAACCGTACAGGTAGTTAGTAAGACACCTACTAGTATTACTATAAAGATAATACACCCAGGTGATGGTCCTAGAAGAGGTTATAGATACCTTATAAGTGGCCCTATGGGAGTATTTACAGATGCTACTGATACTAGTAAACCAGGTACTGTTTATAATAGCTTTAAGAGTGAAGCGGCTACTGAGATCATACCAGATGAAACTTATACATTTACAGGTCTTATACCTAATAATGAATATAGTTTAAGTGGTGCTGTATATTATGCAGCTGGTACTGCTATGAATGGAGAGACATTTGCTGCTACATATACTTATAATGCAACTCCTTATGTAGAAGTTACTGACTTTGTAGAAAATGTAAACTATGATCCTAGGTATATTTATGCTGCTTGGGATAAAGTAACGTTTATAGATTGGATTGGCTTCTATAAAGATGGTAGTTCTAGCTTTACACCAGGCAGTAGTCTATTGTATACACATCACTACGAGCTACGTAAGGATGCTATAGATGGTGAGATTGTCTACTCTGCTACTGGTGCTGAGTATGTATATCCTAAGTTCACTATGGAGATGAAACATACATATTACTTAGTAGGTTGGTGGGAGTTCAAATGTAGAGGTGGTTCTGAGAGAAGAGCTATGTCTAATAAGATCTATATGACTCTTAAAGCAGCTGACTTTAATAAAGCTTTAGTATTAGGTAGCGGTAAGATAGAGTATACTGGATACGGTAGTTTTAGCTATTATGATTCTGGCACTAGTGATGATATTAACTTAACTAGAACACAGTTTAAGAATGCTTATAACTTAGTGCCGGTAGATGGTAACGCTTGTTATATGTTTAACATCTCTATACCGGATAAATACAAAGCTAATGTTAAGGATATAAACTGGAAGTGGAAGTTACCTTGGCAATCTGCAGCAGAGATAGTTCCTAAGAACGATCCTACTGACATCTTTAAAGAGTGCAAGAAGAGTTGGCCTTGGGGTACCGGTAAAGATCTTACTACTGGTGAGACTAAGAATATCAACGCTACTTCAGTATCTCTTATTATAACATTTGAAGATGATAGTACACAAGTATGGAGTATTTATTAATCTTAGTATTACTATAGTTGAATTCTAACTAAGATCCTCTCTTAGTAAGCAATTCCAATTTTAATCCAATCCATTTTAAATTCGTAACGTAGAGCTAGAAGGGTAAAACCTTCTAGCTCTATATTTTATTAACTATTCTTAAGAATCTCGTGACTATAAAGCTAATAAGGAATAGCAAATGAATACTGATTTTAATATTGTAAATTGGAATCTTAAGATAGAAGATTCTATAACACCTAGAATAACTATAGATCCTATGTTAGAACATAATGAAAGACCTGAGATTGCATTTACTAGTTGGTTTATTATAAACGCTACTAGTGATCTAGAAGCTTATAGTAATATAGGTTCTAATAAGTATATATTACAAGTTGATAAAGAACTAGATTCTGATACTAAATATATACTAAGAATACTACTTAATACAGATACTGGCGAGATAGTAAAAGAACAAGAGTTTACTACACCTAAAGTTTCTATAGATACTCCTATAGTTGGATTAGATATATCTAACCATAATAGTAAATTAATACTAAGGCTTAAAGATAGATTTACTATACATAATAGTAACGAAGATCATATAGCTACTAGCTGGATGGTACAAGATCTTAATGGTAAAGTAGTGTTTGAATCTGCTATGGATACTGAAAACTTAATTTCTATAGATCTTACAGATTATCTTAACTCTAATACTAACTACTACTTCTTCGTTAAGTTACATAGTGAACACTATACTAGTAAAACATTAGAACAGTTCTATACAGTACCACTATTTATAGAAGATGAAGAGTTTGATTCTATTACTACAGTAAGCTTAAATAAAGATAACTTACCTATAGTAAGTTTTACTAACACCGCTGGTAAACATATTAAATATGTTACATTAGATATAAAGTTAAGATACTTTCCAGATGCTAACTTAGATCTACTTACTAAACGTTATGATAATACAACTGTAGCTGATATAAAGCTAACAGCAGATGATATGTTAAAGATCATAGAGAGATGTGGAGATAAGCTATCCCTATGGAGTTTACCTTGGATATTTAAAGTTACTATAACTTATGTAGATAATAGTAAATCACTGTCTAGATCTGACTATATTAACATAAGAATGAACTATGAAATAGATCCTATAGAGAATATTGGTAAAGAGTATCCAGTATTTAAACTAGGTAATATACATAATATAGTAAGCTATGATAAAGTAGTAAAAGTAAAATGGTTAGTAAGAGCTTCTAATGGCGATATATTAGCTTCTGAGAATAGAAGTAACCAGGTACAAACTTTAGATCTTACTGATTATTATAACGAAGGTATATTAACTAAACACTATACATATTATCTATCTGCTATAGTAACATTTAAATCTGGTTATAGTTGTTATGCTACTGATATAGAAGGTACTCCATTCTTTAAGAATGGTATCAAGATAGGTACTCCATATGTACAGCTAGATAGCATAGAGAAACTAGATAGTAACCTAATGAATATTAAACTTACATTATCGAAAGGTATAGTAGTTCATAATCCTAAAGGTGAAGATGTAGAAGTTACTAAAATGGGATTAAGGTTAGTAGATAAAGCTACAAAGACTACTATATACTCAGAAGTTAAAGAAATAGATACTAAACTAATCTTAAGTAGATCTAGCTTAAGTCCAGTTACATTATCTAACAGTAGTAAAGATATAGGTATATACTATAATAAGAGCTATGTATTATATTTAACATATATAGCTAGTAACGGATTAGTATCTACATCTACATGTTTTGAATTTAATACTGGAGATATACCAGCTACTATAGTACCAGATCCAAACGTAGTAGGTATAACTATGGAGCACTCTGGAGAGATTAACTATATTAAGATTAATCTAGCTAGAACAGAATCTAATGTAAGTTGTAATCTTAAGATCTATAAAGAAGATAAAGAAGTCTATAGTAAAAACTATCAAGTAGCTGATACTGAATTAGTAGTTAAAGATAAAGATCCTGGTTTAACAGAATATTTAGAGTATAATAGAGAGTATTGGGTAGAGTTATGCTATAGTAGAGATAATATAAAATCTAATACTATAGTAAAGAAAGTTTACTTAACTAATGATAATCTAGCTACTATAGAAACTAAACCAGAACTTAAGCTATTTACATACTTAAATACTGATAATAGTCTAGTAGTAAGATTAGTTAGAAATAACCTTAATATTAAATTTAAATCTATAGAGCTTACTGTTGCTAATGAAGATACACATAGCTATGATATAGAGTCTGGTTTACTTAAACTAGAGAATCTATATCCTAATACAGAGTATAATCTATTTGCTACTGGAGTACTAGAAGATGATAGTAAAGTAGTTAGTAATGCTATCAATATTACTACTAAGAACTATGGTCTAGATAAACTTACAGATGCTTATGAAATATTAGGTAATATTGGCTATAGAACTGGTATGTATACTAGTAAACTTAGTAGAGATATGTTAAGCTTCTATATTAAAGATAAGCACCTTATGAATAATCTTAAGTCTATAGAAGTTAAAGTACAACCAGATAGTATAGAGGCTAGACCTACTTATATACTTAATATACTTAAAGAAGAGCTAGTAGAGTCTGAATACTTATTTAATAACTACGAACTAGAAGATATAGAAGCTAGAGATAGATTCTATATTACAGTAACTCCTATTATGGTAGATAATAAGAAACTTAAGAGTAAAGTATTAGAGTTCTTTATGCAACCTAAGACTTTACGCAATATAAGTAATGCTATAAGTTGGGCTGTAGTAGAAGATCCAGTTACTACTATAAGAGCTATAGATATAAGATCTGATAAACTATTAACTCCTAAAGTAGGTAATAGTACTAGCTATAAGAAAGTAATACTTAAGTTAACTAGTGGATTACTATTTGATCTTATAGATTATGCTACTATAGAGTATAATGTAAATATCAATGGTAAAATAGTTACTTTTAATAGAAAGATAGAGAAACCATTTAGTAACTACCATGGTTTATCAGTATTCTGTTTAGTACACGATGATATAGTACGATACTCTGCTTATAGAGATAGTACATGTTATATTAACTTTACTCCTACTAATATGAAATTTAAAGTAGTATTGAAAGATGGTAAAGAGATAAGGTGGTAACAGCTATGAGTCTATATGACCTTAGAAAAGATAAAGATATTAGATATGTTAAGGGCGGTAGGAAGCTAGGTGTATATAATGGTGATATTAAAACTGGTAGCTATATAGATGTTAATGGTGAATTTATTAATAAAGATGGTTTTGCATTAACAGAAGATGGTTATATTAAATTCGATAAGGATGGAGCACCTATAACAGGTGCTACTCCTAGTTATATACCTATAGACCAATACGAGCCAGATGGTAACCCTTGGCTATCTGAATATGAAAAACGTAAAGAGAATAGATATAGGAATTCTGATTACATCAACTCTAGAGATGATCTACTAATAACTAATTATTTTAATATGTTTAAGATAAGGCTAGATGTACCAGATGAACTTATATTATCTCCAAATGGTTTTATTAAATGTTGGAAGCATTATAACCAAGTATGTAAAACTGTACAGGTCACTTGGGGAGATGTATTTAGAACAGGAGATTTATAATGGCAGTCTATAATGTGCCATATGGCGAGAATAATAGAAAAGATGACTACCTAGGTGAAGTTGAAAGATTTAGAACTAGAGATGAATTACAAACATCTACTAGATATAACGAAGAGCTACCATTAGAAGCTATTAAGCAATATGTACGTGGTATGCCTTGGGAAGTAGATTACTTCAACCAGATTGGAGATGTAAATGATCTAGATCTAGTAGTAGATAATAAACTAGCTGTAGGTAATCAAAAGTACAATAGGATACAGAAGCTAAGAATCTATGTAGAAACTGCTCTTAACCAGACTAACATAAGAGATATAAAAGCATCTGGTACTATCAATTCTGGATTTAGACCTAGAAAAGGTGATGTATTCGTAGCTACACTAATTGGTGGTAGAATAGGTATGTTCAAATTAACAGAAGTTAAGATGGAACACTATAACAACCATCCAGTCTACTCTGTAGATTTTGAACTTATCAACTTCTTAGAAGATAACCCAGATACTTATAATAACCTAATAGCTAAAGCTGTAGGTAATTTTGTATATAATAAAGAGTATAACTTTGATCAATCTGATATGATACTAACTAGACAAGAGTTTGCTCTAGTAGAAGATATGAAAGATGCTATAGCAGATATAACAGATTACTATTTTGATACTTTTATAGATAGAGATACTAAGTTACTTATGTTACCTAGTAAAGGTAATAACTATGTAGATCAAGAACTAGGTAAGTTTTGTAGAAAAGTGTTTAGCGTTATGGACTATCCACAACTTACAGAGTTACAAACTGTAGATTACGATATGGATAAATCTATAAAATATACTATATGGGATCTATTATTAACTAGAAACATTAAGATACTACGTAGAACAGAACCATTTATAGGGTTTACTAGATCACCATTTCCTATGTCTAATCTTAATAGTATACATGCTCACTTTCTAGATATAAGCTATATAGTAGATAAAACTGAATATCCTGTAGATCTATCTGATATAGAAGATACTACTATGCTAGCTGATTTAAGTTTAGATAGCTACCCTACACTAGATGCTATAAGAGCATCTGATAGTAAGAATACTACTGTAGCTGCTAAAGCATGGGATCAGTTCATACCAGAACTAGACTTCTCTGTAAAAACTAAAACAGACTCTGGAGAGACTATAATCAAACCAGTTAAAGAAGTTCTATATGGTAAAGAAGAAACTGTAGAAGAGAAACCTAAAGAACCTAAGTTTGAAGTAGATAACTTAAATACTCTTATAGGTACTAAAGTAGATAAAGAAGATCATACTACAGAGTTACCTACTAAACCTATAGATAGATCTATACCAGATATAAGAGCTACTAAACAATACAATAGAAGGAGACAGTAGTATGGAATTAAGTAAAAGTGAATGGTTTGTACTATTCTTTATTATGTTAACAGGTATATTTCTATCAGCATTTCATCTAGCTAGTTTTCTATTTACAGCTATAGCACTTGGTATACAAAGTTTCTATATAGCAGTTAAAGATATAATGGGAGGTAAAGGTTTATGGAAGAAAACAGATCAGAACCAAGATATGAAATTACACCAGAACTAAAACTAGTAAAAGCTACTTATAATACTGTTATAATAGATACACAACATCCTGATAGTGATAGTGAAAGCTTTGATTGGATAGTAGTCTATATGCCAGGTGGTGAGTCTAAGATATTTACTAATAAAAGACTAGTAATACCAGTAGACGATATTAACCTTAGAGGTAAGACCGTAGAATATAATGTAAGATATAGATATGACGGTAGAGATACACTACCTAGTATAATACAAGTTAATATACCTAATGAACCTGATATGAATCTATTTATAGATATAGATAAAGATAGGTATAAGAATATACCAGATAGTAAACTCTATATAGATCCTATCACTATGTGTTATGTAGTAAAGGTAGATGAAGATCTAATAGATATACCATTAGATAAGCTAATAGAGAGTAATCCAATAATAGCTAATAGAGCTCCATTAGAGCCTACTGGAGAAACTTTAATTAGTAATGAAGATAATCATACTACTGAAAAAGAAAATGCAATAGAAGCTACCGTAGAGCCTATAAAAGGTAAAGCTAGATTAGCATCTGTTATACTAAGTAGTGATCCTAACTTAGATAAGATAAAAGCTCTAGTAACAGAAGATCAGTTTCTAATAGTACTAGATAGATTACGTAAGAATCCTTATGATAAGTTAACTTATGTAGATATGCTAACTGGTCTTATAGTAACTGAAGTAGGTATAATTATTAAGAGTCAACCAGTAGATTATGATAAAGATAGATATATAGCTTATCTACAAGAAGAGTGGTTAAAGAGATTCGTTAAGAAAGATGAAGAGATAGTATTACCAGAACCTAAAGTAGAGTCTAAAGATAAAGATAAAGCAGAGTCTGATAGTAAACTAAACTCTTATGTACTTAGTAAATACTTCTACGCTGGAAATAGAACTAAGATGACTATATTCGAACAAGAAGTATATAAGTATGTAAGAAGAGAGCAGTTGAACCCTGATATACTCATGGCTCTCTATAAAGAGTTTCCTAGCTGGTCTACTGTAGATAAATACTATAAACTTCCTATACTAGTACTTATGTTAAAGGATTACATAGCATCTGTAAGAACGGAGATATGAAGCTATGCCATTGAATAAATATGAATATAGGTTAATGGAACAACAACCTAAAGTTAACGTAGTTAATAAAGAACTTGAGATAGAGCTACCTACTGGTAGCTACTTCTGTTATGTACCACAAATAGCTACATATACAGAACAAGAACTTAACTACTATGGTGTTCCACAAGAAGGCTATCTAGATGAATTAGGTAATGCTAATCTTAACAAGATGATATTAGTAAAATGGTCTATATCCGAAATGCTAGATGCTTATATATCTGGCTATAGGATAGTACTAGAGAATAGAAATGATATTACTAGTATAACAGATAAGATAGACGAGTATTTTGAAGCTGTTAATAGAATCATAACTAGCACTTCTGGCTATGGAGTTAAGTTTGACGAAAGACTAGAGATGCTAGATAACTTTAATAGATCTATATATACGAATAACTATGGTAAGATAGCTGCTAAACGAGCTGAGATCATTAAGAAAGCTTCTATGGAGTCATTGGCACCTGGATTGATATTCGAAGATGTAGTACCTATTAGAACTAATAATAGTTTACCTAAAGATGGTCCTATTAATAAATACACTGTATCTAATGCAGCTGCAGAGCTACCTAAAGTACCTACTACACCATTCGATACTGCTGTAAATCCATTAGCACCAGTATATTCTCAAGAACCTGTTATAGAGTTTAATAGAGAATATGAATCTAGATATATAGATCCTACAGAACGTAGGTTACATAATGAATATTTAAGAGCTAAAGAAAAAGTAAAAGGAGCATGATATGCAAGAGAAAAAAGGATGTCCTATAGTAGCTAATCTAAGATTAGCTATAGAGACTACTAAAGTAATAGCAGAGTATCTTAAAGATCCTAAAGCTACTGTACAGAATGAGATTAGTAAGATAGCATATGGTAAAAATATACTACCAGAAGAGAAGTTAAGAAACTTAGAAAAAGGTCTTAATAGTAACCTTACTAATAGTATAGCAGCTTCATTAGGTAAAAAAGAGCTAGCTGATATACTTAACTTCTATATAGAAGAGATTAAGAAACATTTCCATAGTAAGTTTATTAAACTACAGACTAATAGTAAGATACTTAATAATGTACTTAGTACACTAGATGAAAACTATAATAATGGTGTAGTAGAGACTAGGTGGATGGCTATCAATAGTAGTCAACTCTATAGAAATGTATTTCTACAGAAGCTAGAGAGAGATTTTGAACCATCACTACGTGGTATAGAGTATAGAATAGATTTTAATATAGATACTAAAAAACTACTTATAATAATGAAATCTACTATAGCTAAACTATTAGAGAAAGATAATGTAAGTAAACTTAGTAATATCAATAGTGAAGTTAATAAACTATTAGATCTTACTAAAGATCTAGACCATATGCAAGTTATAGTTCCTAAAGATGCTTTAGAAGATGATAAGACTATAGAGAAATCTATAGAGTTTAATATCAATGTTCCTATACTTAATAAAGAAGGTACTGGTAAACTACTTAGAGAGCTAGCATTAGAGACTAAAGATATAGATAGTGGAGTTGAGATACTACCTGCTATAGAATCACTAAGAGATCCTATAGCTAAGTATTTTAATAAAGTAACTGCTGATGTTAATGTAGTAACTGATATACTTAATAATGGCTATGTAGCTGTAGTAGATGAAACTCTACCTAGGATACAAGATGCTATTAGTAAAATAACTACAGAGTATATAGAGATGCATACTACAGATGAAGAGTTCATTAGTAGAGTAACTAACTATATTAACGTATTGATTAGAATCATAGACCTAGAGAACTATACTACTGGTTTAGCATATGAAGTAACTACAGAAGTATCTAAAGACTTTAGTACATATTTAGCATTGTATAACCTATATAACTTAATATTGCTATATGGTGTTACTCCAGCTAAAGAACCTAAACTTAATAGAGAACAATAAATATACTATAGAGGATAAGATATGAGTACTGAAAAGATATTACAAGGAGGACTATTAGATACTGATGTAGAGATGATAATCAATAACAAACAGGCTAAAGGTTCTTATACGTATGATATTACCATATCTTCTCCTGTAGCTGATCACCATGTAGAGCTACTTAAGAACGTAACCTGGATTAGAGATTTTAACTCTAGCTATGCAGAAGATCTAAGAGTTATATTTACACTAGATGGAGCAATCTATAGAGATTACTTTCATAACTATCAAGATCATTTAGAAGTTACTATTAACAAAATGAATGGTTCTTATATAGTAGATAGTACTAGATATAAAATGGTTATACTAACTAACTCTGCTACTGGTAAGAGAGATACTATAGACTATCTTACATCACAACAGTTATCATCTTTTGTACCTATAGATATAGAAGCACAGTGTATAGATCTAGACTATTATTCATTAGTAGATATAAATATAGAAGGTACTTATAAGAATCAGAATATGGTTAATGTAATAAGTACAGAGTTTCTAGATAACCTTAAACGTATAGATTATGGATCTGGTGTACCAGATCTTAATATAGATATAGTACAACCTGATAATACTAACACTTATGGACACGTATTGATACCAACTGGTACTAAACTTATTAACCTACCTACATATCTACAGAATGGTGATAACTACGGTGTATATAATGGTGGTATGGGAACTTTTATACAGAAGTTCAATAAGAAGAAATATATCTATGTATATCCACTAAACGATGTTAAACAATATGAACGTAGAGAAGATAAACTTATGATAGTCCATAGTAGGGATAATAGAGTTGGTTCTGCAGGTCCTACTTACCTAGTAGATGGTAAAGTTACTAAGATTATACCTAAGTTTGATTACCAGCAGATAGAGAATGGTCAGAAGGATATAATGCAATATGGTAATGCTCTTAGTTATGGTAACCCTGATAACATCTATAAGAGCTATAGAAAGATAGATAATGGTAATACATTAAAAGGTTCTAGTAAGACTAATGTTAAGACTATATCTACTAAGAATATGAAAGATGGTTCTAATAGAACTACCTATGTAGGTACTAGTAACAATATGTATAGATATAGAAGTTCTACTATATTAAATACATTAAGTATCTATAGATTCGATTGGGTAGAATCTGATATAGACCTTATATATCCTGGTATGCCTTGTGTATTCCTTATGGAGCATGCTAAACAAGGCATAATAAAACTATATGGTAATGTACAATCTGTATCTCAAGCTTATGCTAATGATCATAAAGAGACGCATGGTACTATCAATGTAGCTGTTATGAATCCAGAGACATATATGGATATGGAAGAGTATGATACTAACTTAAGAACTAAATGAGATAGCATATAGAGGTTAACCTCTATATGCTATCTTATAAATTATAGTTCTTAAACTCTACTCTAGTAGTAAACCTAAGTATCTTAGTAAGACTATCTGCATAAGCTTCTATCCTAGACATCTTATCATTCCTAAACTTAGGTATACCATATATTCTAAGTACATAAGTATTACTATCTAAATCTATCTTAGGACTCCATTCAGAAGTACGTATACCATATACTTTCCATAGCGTATTACGTACATACCAAGATTCTAACTCTATAAGTCTTTTCATACGCTTAGGTAGTTTAGTTAACTTAAGCTCATATCTAGATAGATAAGGTTTAAGTAGGTAATCTATCATATCATGCTTATGCTCTATATAGAAGTTATCTTCTGTATTAGTTATATAGATAGCTTTTATATGTTCAGAGTTAGTTATAATTCTAGACATTACGTTATTTATACCTATATTAGGATTACTATAGTATCTAGTAAACTTTCTATATGATGTAGGTGTTAATGTAATATGTAATATGCCATCTATAAGCTCTTGTTGTTTAATATGTATCTCTCTATAATAGATCTCCATTAGCCCTACTATATAAGAGATCTGCTCTTCTGCCTCTATAAGTTTCATACTCTTTCTACCCATATTATACTCCTTATAATAAATAAATCATAATAGAGCTATATAAGTAAAAAATAAAATAAGATAGCTACAGTACTCTATAGTAGAGTACTGTAGTCTATATGTTATCTAATGTAGTATGATTCTACGTATTTTACTTTAGCTCCATCTTCAGGATCTGGCATAATACCAAATGAAAATGTATATGTAGTATCTTTATAAGAGAGATCTACTATTACAGATAGAGCATCATCGTCTATAGTAACAGCTTTAAAGAACTCTCTAGATAGTATTCTAGATAATACAGTTTGAAATAGATCTCTATTATTAGGTTCTATATAGTTATTTCTATCTGTTATATTATCTATTATAGTATTAGTTTCTTTTATTATATCTTCTATATCAGTAGCTAAGTATTGATACTTATTAACTCTATCAAATCTTACCATAGTCCCTCCGTTACATTCTCAGACTCTTCTGTATTAGATTTATTAGTATTAGGTTTACTATCAGTAGTAGAACTACCATTATAACCATTCTTATAACGATTAAATATCTCTAACCATTTACTAGTATAATCTTCTTGTCCGCCTACACAAGATTCTAGTTTTCTAGTAACATCATCTAGATATGATATACCTTGTATAGGTAAATAATTTAAGTAATATTGAAAGTTCTGAGGCGTATTAGCTAAGTTATCAAAACTAGCTTGTACTTTATCATAATCTACAAATGGTGCTACATATAGTGGTGGTACTAGGAAGAGTACTTCTTCATTATTAGTATTAGATACTACTTTAACTTGTGTCCTACCGTTATCAGTTAGTTTCATCCACTGTTCATAAGCAGGTGAACTAATAATGTTCTTATCAGCTCCATTTCTAGATAAACCTATTAGCATATTAAGATAACCAGTTACAAAGTTATCTTCTGTTATAACAGCAGCTACATCATCGTCTATCTTCTCTATAGCTTCTGCTGCTGTAGATAGTTCATTTACCATAAACTCTCTAAAGCCTGGTACATACGCCCATCGTTTATTATCTTCAAATTTCTTATTAGCCATAGTTATACTCCATATTAAAATTCTATATCATATTCATATTTCTTCATAAGTTTAGTTTCAAACTCTATAACTCCAGACTTTCTACCTTTAATAGCTCTAGATAGTTTAAAGGTATTAGTATCTCTAGTAGTATTAATATCAATATTGATATTTACTATATCACCTTCTATATACTTTACATCTACTAGTGGAGATACAGTATCGAAATACTCTCCGTATAGATTCTCTATATCAGCTTCTATAGCTTTAGCTAATAGTTCCGGTTGTACTTGTGTTTGTAATGTATATTTTAAAGATGTAACTCTACCACGAAATAAGTTAGATTGTGAATAGTCTGCAGCTTGATAGTATTCCCATAGTTTAGACATTTGGGATACAGGGTTAGTATCCCAACCATCTACTGTTAATGTTGGTATTACAGGTAGCATAATAAAATCCTTATAGTTAAATCACGCATTATTCTACCTGATCAACATCTAGTATATCTAATATATTAGTATCTATAGTATATCTATTCTTATAGTAACCTATTACAGTAGTAAATACTATATAGTAAGTGCTATCAGGTTTTATCTTCTCTTCCCAATTAGAAGCTGTAATACCATTATCCCTACTAAAGTTATATACACCAGAGAACGTAGAGTTACCTATTCTATAGAATACCATAAGCTTACTAGAGCCATAGTTAAAACTATGTTTAAACTTAGCTTTAGTAATGAAGATAGGGTATTTCCATTTATTACCAAACGGAAATAATGACTCTACCTGTAATGCTAAACTAGCTGTTATATTAGTAGGTTTAATATATGTTATTACATCAAGCTTATTAGGAGTTAGTTTATAGTTTATAGACTTACCTACTTTATCAGATACTGCTTTACGAAACTCTTCTAATAGATTAGCTCCTATCTCTATACCACAAGCACCTTGATGTCCAGCTGCTTTCCATACTAAGTCTGGTCTCTCTTGTTGTATCTCTTTTAATATATCTAAGAACTGAATATCCATAGCAGACCTACAAGAACCTAATAAGATAGTATTATCAGAGTTATGTTTAAATACTATAGAAGGTCTATTAAATACCTCTACTAACTGTGATGCTATAGGACCTGATATACCATATTCAGAATCTACTACTACTGCTATAGCATAAGTATGTTCTAAATCTAAATAATCTAAGTATACAGACTCTATAGCTTTCTGTACATATTCTCTCTGTTCTGATTTACGTCTATTATTCTCTTGTATAGCATAGGTAAGTAATCTCTCCGATTGCTCTACTGGTACTGTAAATGCTTCTGATATAGTACGTTCTGTAGAGCATCTGTTACCAGAGTTAAAGAATGGACCTAAGTTCCAACTTATGATCTTATCTTTTATAAGCTTAGGTAACCTAAGTAGTTTACTTAGTGTATTAAGATAGTTATCTTTAAGTTTACTAGCTTCTCTTACTCCATATAGAACTGTAGCTCTATTATGTATGTTATTAAGAGGCATTTGATCTATAACTGTTGATATACCTACGTATGGTAATAACCTATAAAGTTCTTTAAGATCTTTACTTAATTTACGATGTATGCCTACACATAGATTAAAAGCTACGTGACAACCTGATATACCTTGGAATACATTATCCTCTACCATAGGATTTAAAAAACCAGATACTGTAGTAGCTCTAGTTTCTAATGGTGCTACGTGGTGATCTGTAATAACAGTATCTATACCATTTTCATTCTTAAGTATAGCTACCTCAGCTTCATTTAGACTAGCATGATCTGATGTTATTATAAGATCTATATGTGTACTAGTAGAGTCCATATGTTTAATTTCTTCTAGTAGTACTTTATTAATACCATTACCATTCTTTCTTTGGTTAGGTAATAGTGCTACATTATCATATCCTAATATCTCTTTAAGATACTTATATAGTACTATACCAGATGTTAACCCGTCACAGTCATAATCAGATAGACATAATATCCTACCACCTCTATTTATTACATCTACTACAGAGTTAACAGCTTGTTCTAATCCACTATAGTTATCTAAATCAAAATCTAATTCATACTTAGGATATAAATAGCTCTTAAGTAGAAAATCTTTAGGTATGTTAGTATCATTAGGTTTACTATATAGTATATCTTCACTAGCTAAACTACTATCTATATTAGCATAGTAATACTCTTTAACCCAATCTTCTTTCTCTCCAGTATAGTTTATATTACGCTTACTTAGTTTATCTATATCTATAGCCATATAGACTCCTTTTAATTTAATCTTATCTAGATAAGTCTTACTATGTTTTATAATAGTGCTAGCGTTAAGTTTAGCTGATTTTCGTACTATATGTACAGAATATATTATGTTTTTAATTAAGGATATACAATATGAAAATATTAAGGCTATTACAAAATAAGATAGAACCAGTAGAGGCTATAGTAGATATTTCTAAATCTACTAATGGTAAAGATAAAAGTAAAAGTTTCGTTATATATCATGGTTCTTTTGGTACAGGTTTATGGAATATAAAAACCTACTTACACACTAGACACTTTCCTCCTACTAATAAAGGAGATAAGATAAGACTAGATGGTAATACATATGCATTTAGTACTATACATAAAGATAAGCATATAGCTAAAGATCAAAAAGGTAATAATATCTATATTATATCTAAAGATTCTTCTTATGTAGATCTTAATACTATAATACTATTTTGGAATCTACCTATGTTTCCAACTGCAGATGTAAGCTATAAGATAGAAGGTTCTGCTAGAGTACTAGCAGAAGGTACTTATGGTAAATTCCATATAGATAATTTAATAACTACACCAGCTCCTGTAGTAGAGATCTCTGGTAAATGTTCACTAACGTGGATAGCAGATGATCCTAGAGCCGGTACAGTTACATCACAAACTATAGAGTATGATCCAGAGTTAGATACTTGGGATATAAAACCTAAAGAAGTAGTTAGAAAGGATATATAAGCTATGCTATATGATAATACAACTGGTGGAGCTACATTTGGCTCTGTTAAGATCTCTAGTACAAATCAACAAGGTGGTTTTGAATCTGCTGGTGAGCGTACTGTAATAGTAGGTAATACTAAAAAGATAGGTAAGAAGAAGAGCTATGGTTATGGTATGGCTTCTATATCAGAACAAGCTTACTTAGAGTTACTTAAAAAGTATCAACGTTAATACTAAGAATATATAGAAGGCTAGGATGATGTATAAAAATATAGAAGATCTATTAGAACATGAATTTAGTAGAGTTATTATAAACCGTAGCTTTCTTACTAAGTTAGAGAATTATCTTAGAAACTTTAAGTATAAATCAGTAGGTACTGATAACTCAGAGTTTCTAGGTAGTAACCTTATAGGTGTTAAGAAGTTTGTATTCAGCGAGAATGACGGTAAAACCTTTTTAAAAGATCTTACTTTTAAAGATGAAAGACAACTAGAGAATCTCTATAGAGATATAGATTGGATCAATAGTGATTTTAAAGTAAGTTCTAATACCATATACCTTACTACAGTATTACTTATGTATAAGACTTATAATAGTGCTATAAGTAACTCTGATAAAGAGAAGATACTTAAAGATCTATACTTAGTATTTGCTTATAAAGCATTTGGTTCTGCTTATAACTATTTCTTTAGATACCAAGCAGATGAATCTGTATCTAGATTAACTTATGAAGAACTAGATAGAAAATACTTACTTAAGAGATATGGTAGCTGGGAAGGTGTATTTGAACATAGAAGCTTAGATATATTACCTAAAGGCATATTCGAAGATAGACTACGTAACTTAACACCAGAAGGTCTTACTGATATTATAAACGGTTTATATACAAGAATAAAAGATATAGTTAAAAACCTATTTGTAATCTATAAAGAGATACTAGATAGAAATGAAAAGATTAACTCTAGTAGCAGGTTAGGTACTAGAGGTGAAGAAGAAGATTATGAACTAGAGTTTAAAGAAGTAACTGGCGGTTTAGCTTCTAATATACAAGCTATTAAAGAATCAATGTCTAGCTCTGGAGATTTTGTAGATGATAACTTAATATACTTAGTATGCACTATATTACCATCTGTTAAGAAATGGAAGCTAGAAGAGCTTATTAGAAGATTAACACAAGTACCATATCCGACTGATCCTAAATTAGACTATGTAGAAGCTGTAGTAAGCTATAGCTATAGTTATCTACTTACTAAAGGTATACAGAAAGATTATAATAAGAGACTATATGAATCTCTTAAGTTACTAAAAGCTTGTTGGAGTGCTGGTAATATAAAAGAAGAGCGTGGTAGAGTAGCTAAAGCTATGACTAACGAACTAGTATATCTAGTACTACAGACTACTAATAGAACACAAGCTCCTACTATAGCAATAGGACTTATGTTATACTTATTTTGTAAATCTGTTAAAGTTAATTAAGTAAATATAAGGTAGAGTAATAAATGATCCTAAGTTAGGCTTATTACATTTCCGTATAGCTTAGGAACATATAGGAATCATCCTTATGAAAAAAAGAAGTTAGAGTTAGAGTAGAGTACTATACGTACTCTACTCTATCTTTTTAATCTAAATCATCTTCGTTAAAGGTAAATAGATTCATAAGCTCATCTGTACATATAGTAATATAGTCTTGATCTAATGTAAGATATACATACATTACTACGTACTTACCTTCTATATGCCAATCAGTATGCATAGTAGCTACAGTCTTAGATAACGAATCCATTATCTGCTCTTCTGTAAGTATCTTAGTAGTGCCACATTTCTTACTGTTAGTAGTATTAGCTTTTAATACCTTATCTATATATAGATTTAGAAACGGTATAAGTTTATCTACTAATAGATTACTATCATACTCATCTTGATTACGTATAGCATACTCTAAACCATGTGCCGCTACTGTATCTTTAAACTTAGCTATATCTACTTCTAGTACATAGTCTTCTAAGTTAAGTTCTTCGTCTATCATATCAGTAGTTTGTGTTAAACGTTTTACTATCTTAATCATAGGTACTCCAATGGACATTCACCGCCTATTTCTATATCTATAGTCTCTTCATTCTCTGTTACATCTATATAAGCGAATTTAAGACTATTTAATAATACATTATAGTCTTCTTCTATTTTATCTTCGTCAAAGTCATGCTGTAGAGCTATAACATTACGTTGTGTATCTAGCCACTCTAGTATTTCGTTAATAAGACCATCAGTATCTGAATCAAATACTCCCATATTAGATTGTATAGACTCTGGAGAGTCTAATATAGTTCTTAAGTTAGATTCTAGCTCTATAGCTTTATCTTCTGCGTATTCTGGATCACCTACGAATACATTTGTTTCTATATTATAATACATAATATTATCCTTTAAAAGTAATAGTTAAAATATTATCTTTCAGCTCTATATTAGATTTACCTAATAATAGTTTCTGAAAGTGATTGAAGGTTAGTATAACTTGTTTAGTTAGACTACCAATACCTGCTACTCTATTAGTATAACAACCTAAATCTCTAATAGAAGTACATTTATCTGGTATAGGTCTAGGTAATAACTTATAGCGTCTTACTCTAGTAAGAGCTAAGTTATTACAATACTTTACTAGATCTGTATATAGCGTAGCTACTACATCAGTTCTTATAAAAACGAATAGAGTATTCTTAACTATGTTATAGAGTGTTTGATTCTCTACAATAGCTTTAAGATGCTCTAAATCAGATTCTATAAGCTCTAGTGGTATACTGTTATTATCAAATGTGCTAGTACAAACTATAGCTCCATCTGTTATTTCAGTATGTGTTACTAACATTACTGTATTCCTTTATTAAAATATTTCAATATAGCTATATATTAAAAATAAGTAAGCTAGTACAACTATGTGTACTAGCTTACTATATGATAGCATCTTTTAATATATATCTTAAGAAATCTTTAAAGTCCTCTAGAGACATATAGTATAACTTTTGTAATATATCAGTTACTAAGTGGTTATACTCGCACTCTAGATGAAACCCTAGCCATTTAAGTTGTCTAAATGTATAGAATCTCCAGGCTTTAGAATACTCTCCATTTTTGTATAATGCAGATTTAATACTATAGGCGAGATTATTCTTAAGACAAGATAACATATTAATCAATTCAAAGTCAGTAGCTATAGTATACATCTCTTCTTCTAGAAATGTATATGGATAACAGCTAACCATTTTACACAATATCATTTTCTTATTCTCAACATCATCCGCATTATCAGAATGTCTCTTTTCAGAGTTATATTCTACATAGCGTTCTCTATAATAAGATACTGGTTTAATAGCACTAGTAAGATAGTGCATCTTAAGTATCTTCAAATTCTCTATAGTACCGTATTCTTTCACCTAGATAATCCTTTCTAGACATGATGTAATACACCAGCTGAAGCTAAGTTATTCCTTATAGTTTCTTTAGCCTCTTCTATTTTAAGATTATAGTAGTACTCTTTATACCCTCTAAACTCAAAATAGTATTTAATAATAATATAACAAACATATACTAGGTCTACTAATAACTTCATATTTAACTTAAACAGTTCTAGTTTAGTTAAATCTTTAAGAGTCTTATGTAGCCTTTTATAAGACAAGAATAGAGCTTCAAAAGCCATATTTACAAATCTAAGTCTAACTGACCTCATGTAGTTAGCTCTTAGCGTCATAGTATGTTTATAGTATTGGAATGCTATAATATATAATAAATGCACTAGCATATCACGTCTCCTTGTGTATAGTCAGCGATTAATATTTTGGGTAGTATACATTAGACCCAGAATCTACATCGTTGTCGCATACAAATACCCTACCTAGGTAACCACCTTCTACATGTAGATAGATAGTATGTGAACTAGCTAGTTGGTATGCTAGTGTTTTAACAGTACCTCTATAAGCTAATTTAAGGTTAACTATAGGATCTCTAGTATAACTACCTGGTGTATATACACCTTTTATATCCATATTTACACCACTATCTAACTCTACAGTATCCATAGTGAACTGCACTGGTTTAGTACTATCTTCTAGTTCTTCTAGATTTAAATAAATATTCTTATACATTATATGCCTTTTAATCGTGTTAAAAATGTAGTATAGTCCTATGGGACTATACTACATGCTATTTCTTTTTATTTATCTTCTTAGGAGGATTACAAGTAGGACAGATATTAAACTTATTACCATCTTTATCTGTCTTAACTTTCATCCAGCCGCCACATACTTTACACTTCTCTTCTGCTACTGGTAAGTTAGACATAAATTTACAATCTGGATAACCTGTACATCCATAGAAGAAACCAAATCTACCTCTATGTTTAGCTAGTGCTTTACCACATATAGGGCAATTACCATTCTCTTTAAGTTCATTAGGATCTACTGGTAGTTGCTCTTTCTCTATATATTTACATTTAGGATAGTTAGAACAACCTTTAAAGCTACCATACTTACCTTCTCTAATATAGAGTTCACCACCACACTTAGGGCATTTCTCTCCAGTTGGTATAGGAGCTGGTTTAAGAGACGGTAGCTCTGTATAGTATTGTTTAACTTTATCTAATAAAGGTAATACATACTCTGCTAAAACTTTATCTCTAGTAGTATGTCCAGTTGCTATAGAGTCTAGTTTAGATTCCATATCAGATGTAAACTTATCATCTACTATATCTAGAAAGTACTTAACTAGAAAATCATTAAGTTTCTCTCCAGTCTCTGTAAGAAACATAGCTTTACCTTCTGTTCTTACATATCTACGATCTAATAGTAGCTTAATAGTAGCTGCATATGTAGATGGTCTACCTATGCCAAGATCTTCCATAGTCTTGACTAAACTAGCTGCGTTAAATCTAGCAGGAGGTTCAGTTTGTTTAATATCTATCTTAACCTCTTGTATCTTAACAGTAGAGCCTATAGCTATATCTGGTAGGATTACATCTTCAGTAGCTTTACTACGTAACTTAGTCCAACCATCGAATAGTACTTTTCTACCTTTAATATTAACTATATTATCTTTACCAGTAACTACCATGTTCATATTCTCCATAGTAGAATCTGACATTTGACACATCATAGTTCTGTTCCATATTAACGTATATAGTTTAAGATAATCTGGATCTAGCCACTTCTTAGCTACTTCTGGTGTAAATGTAATATCAGTAACACGTATAGCTTCGTGAGCTTCTTGAGCACCTTTAGTCTTATTTTCATATACTCTAGGACTATCATTTAGATACTCTTTACCGTACATATCTAATATCTGTTTACGTATAGCATCTACAGCTACATTAGCTAAGTTAAGACTATCAGTACGCATATAGGTTATAGCACCTTTTCTACCATTAGGAGTATCAACACCTTCATAGAGCTTTTGAGCTATAGACATAGTCTTACTAGGATCATAACCTAACTCTGTAGAAGCAGACTGTTGTAATGTAGTAGTCTTAAAAGGTGGTTGAGGTTTACTAGTAGTTTTCTTACTAGCTACATCAGTTACTTTAAAACTATCACTCTCTATAGAAGATTTAATAGAGTTAGCTAACTCTAGATCTTGTATACACTGTTTAGTAATCTTAAGATCTTTATGTTGTACTAATACAGCTGGTATATCTTTCTCTATAGTAATAGGTAGTTCATAATAGGTAACTGGTTTAAACTCTTTGATCTCGTGTTCTCTATCAGCTACTAACTTAAGTACTGCAGATTGAACTCTACCTGCAGATAGTTTAGGTAGTACTTTATTAGATACTAATGGAGATAGTTTAAATCCAACTAGTCTATCTAGCATACGTCTAGCTTCTTGTGCTGCTACAGCATCAAGATTAAGTTTTCTAGGATGTTCTAAGGCATGTTTAATAGCACCTTCTGTAATCTCGTGGAACACTATTCTATCGTAGCTTAATGGATCACCGCCTAGTATAGAAGCTATATGAAAACCTATAGCCTCTCCTTCACGGTCTTCGTCGGATGCTAAATAAACTTTCTTATCTTTAGCTTCCTCTTTGATCTCAGCTACTATATCTTTATGATCTTTAGGTATTTCATAGACTGGTGTAAACTTATCACCTTCTATCTTAATACCGGTATAGAACTTAGGTAGATCCCTAATATGACCTTTAGATGCTAATACTACAGCGCCATCTATAAATTTACTTATAGTCTTAGCCTTAGCAGGTGATTCGACTATAATAAGTTTATCGTATTTCATTATTGTTCCTCTTGTTGTTTACCTTCTACTAATGTAAGATCTTTAGAAACTTTTCTATAGTAGTTATTTAATCCTATATCATACAGTACAGGATCAGCAGATAGATCTGCAGGTAGTCCATATAGTGCTATAAATAATAAACCTTTATATGGTTTAGTAAAATAGCTTCTATCTTTAGGATCACCAGCACCTACTCTAGTTATAGATATAAAGTACATATCTTTAGATTTATTATAAGTACATTTTACTATAAGCTCATCGTTCTTATGTGTTACTGTACTAAAATCAAAACCTCTACCAGATATAGCATTAGTATCTACTACTATATACTCATCACTACCATATTTAATATTCTTCTTAGTAATCTTTTTCATCTTTCTATACTCCTTATAAGATTTTCTTACCATATTCAAACTTAACTTTAAACTTACCAGTTGCATCACTATAGATATGTATATTATCTATAACATCTAATAGATTCTCAGGTGCTATATTAACCTTAATAAGATCCATATTATTATCTTTATTAGAGCGCCATGGTCTATCATCATTAGGATTAGAAGTATCTACATTAAGATACTCTGCTCTAATAGATTCTAGTAGTTTAGAATCTTCATTAGGATTAACTATACGTATCATATTGATACCTTCTTTTACAGAAGTAGTATCAAGTTTAAGCTCTTCAGTATCATCAGTAACTACTAATGGTCTATAAGATTCTTTAAATGCTAACTCTTTAACATTTAAGATAGATATGATCCACTCTAGATCCCAGTTATTAGAATACTTAGCTTCTGATACTATAGCTTGTAACTGATCAAAGTTAAAGTTAGAATTACACATATTAAGCTTAAGTAACTCTTTAGTAAACTCTGCTGGTACTTCATAGTCTTTGCAATACTCTTGTACTACAGAGTTCTCCATTTGATCATAAGTAATATGGTAACGTATACGCTCTGGTCTATTAAGTATATATCTATTAACTAAGTAAGTATCATTCTCTGTTAATAGAAACATTCTACGCTTATTAGAATCAGATAGTAGTGTTAACATACTATTTTGTATCTCATAGCTATTACCAAATAGCTTACCAAACTCGTCTATAAGTATAACAGCATTATCTAAACCAGATATAAAACTAACTAACTCTAATGTTGGTTTAATCTCAGATACTACTATAGCTGTTATAGGTACTTCTGATATAGGCTGTGTCTCTACAGCCATATTCATTAGTAGTTTAGTAAATAGCGTTTTACCAGAACCTTTTCTACCAGTACAGAGTACTGAAGCTCTACCGTTAGGCTGTGCAAATCTATTCCAAATATATTTAGCTTTAGACTCTGCAGAACCATAGATTTTATCTGGTAATTTAAACTTATCTATTAGATAAGTAGCTAACTGATAAACAGGTTTCTGTTTATCATTTGTAGCATTAACTATTCTATATATCATAGCTAGTTAACCTCCCTTAACTTATTACTTAATTCATATAGAAGATTATTAGATATATTATCAGACTTAGTTACGAAATAAACTAATCCATCTGTATCATAATGTTTACTAATAAAACCAAACTCATTAGCAGCCATAGTAAGAGATTTACCTTTCTTAGCCTTACTAAGATAAAACTTATACTCATCAGGAGTAAGAGTATATACTGTAGATGAAACTAACGATATACCTAAGTATGATCTATTAGATATACGTTTATCTACTGTATACCTACCTTTAGATGTTACAAAGGTTATAGAGTATGATCTATACTCAGAGTCTGAATCTGAGTTTAATAGTATCTCTATATACTCTAGTGGGTTAAAACTATCTATGTTATAAATCCTAGCGTATTTATAATCATTAGTTAAGTTTATATCGTGTAGGTGAACTAATGTTCTGTTCACAGCCTCAGTTTGTAAATCGTTAAATGTCTTGGACATTCCATAATAGCACATATTTGTATCCTTAAGATGGGATATTAAAAGAAGTTAATTAACTCTTCTATATAAATAATATCTAATTGAAACTATGTCATTCTGACAGTATAAATAAAAAATAAAAAAGAGTACTAGAGATAGAGTATATACTCTATCTCTAGTTAAACTTATTTGCTTCGTACTACCGGAGGTGTTAGTGTCGCGTTAGTGAACACTATTATTCCGCCTGCAGAATTAGTATCTAACTGCATACCGTTAGACTCTGTTTTACAACTATATTTATTGTTTTTATCATATGGGTTTAAAGCTATGTAACGATATATTTCTAAACCGTTAACTCTACGTACTATATAGCCTACGGCATCTGACTTACCACTTTTACCTTTTTCCGACATATGGCACTCATATTGCCATGTCGTATTAGCGATATTCTGTAAGTTGGCTAAATGCAGTTTAGCTTGCTCCCTAAGATCCTTTATATGGTTAAGGTCAAAATCAATGTTATATTCAGCATCACCTAGTCCTAATACGAGTGTTTTACCGTCACCTGGTTTGATACTAAATAAATAGTTGCCTTCTCCGTCTACGTAATCCCCAAGATACTCTGCATTCTTAATAAGCTCTCTTAGTTCATCTCCATTATATCTAGCTCTTTCTTCTTTCATATCGAGCCATACTCCTGAAAACTTATTAATATGTCTGTCGTTCCACTCTTTCGCGCTTTCCATAAGTTTTGTAGCGTACTTATAAGGAGATTCGCTAGGGTTATAGTTTACAACGTTAGGTCTCGCGGCTGGATCGGCTATGTCCGTAGTATAGCATACTCTATATACAAAATCATGTTGCTTACCATTTTCTTCGATAGCGGCTGCATGTATAAGCTTGCATCCTGGTAAGTCTGCAATATTAGTTGGCGACTCGAAATTATTGTAACCATCTGAATCTATGTCGTAAAGCTTACCATTTTTCATAATCGAATCCCTTATTTCGATATTAGGATTCTTGCTGTTAAGGATTCTGCAAACAGCATTGCCTTCTGCGTTACCGAGCTTTCTAGACATAACGTCTTTGTAACCTATGTTGAGGTTTACGACGTTAAGCTCTTCCTTATATACGCCATCTCTGCACGTAAGCTGCCCAACAATATCGTGATGATACCCTTGTAAATCGCCTAGCATAGGTTTACCATATTTTGCAATATTTACACTATCTGCGTAGTCAAATACATCTCTATAGCCAAATAGGCTACTTACTAGTATTAAACTAGTTACTAACAACTTTTTCATTATTTTATCTCCTTAGTATAATTTCATTGTTCTTTATAAAGAATAAAATTTAAGAGTAGATACTTTTAAAGTATCTACTCTAACCTTACATTTTCTTAGCTACCGCTGGGTGCGATTTAAATTTGCTACTAGAAACTTCTAGCACTTTGAAATATTGTGCTTGTGATAGTTCTTTATTAATCAAACTCTTATCGCATTTAAAACCTTTATTAGTCCATGCTGGAAAAGAATGTACTGCATGTCCATTATAGACTACATATACATAGCCCATTAATGGAGAGTTTTTATCTGGATGTTCCATAGTAGGTACATCGCATGCATAAAAATACGAACCATTCTTCATATCTTTACAATAGTCTGCATAGTCGGCAGCTAGCTTATTGAAGTTTTCACTAGGTGTAAATTCTATCTCTTCTTCAGTAGGTAGTGATATTATAGCACTACCTTTGCCATAACCGCCTACATCTCCTAAGTGTCTACCTTTTTCGTCGATCTTATCACCTGGTATAGTAGCCTTTTTCAATAGGCTTATTATTTTGCCTTTAGGACTATTATCAATAACTTCTTCTGCTCTAGGTACCGCATTAACATTTACAGTAGTATCTTGTACTCTATCTTGTACCTTTTCTGTATGTTCATCGTCTATAGCAGATTTTCTATTCTCGTCTATTTGAACAGGTTTAGCCACTAATATACCAGCGTCTTTTAAAGCTAAGTATTGTTTACGATTTAGCTCTCTACCCTTATCAGCTGCATTACAAACATACGGTGATTGCCCTTTAGAAGCACCATTAGGTACAGGTGTCTTAAATACAGCTTTGCCGTCTACTATAATATAAGCATAATTAGTAGGCAGACTATCAGAGCCTTCTGCTATAGAAGCTGACTCCTCGCAGCCTAAAACATACCTACCGCTATTATTACCTATAGTTTTAACATAGCCATTAAATGCAGCTTTAAGAGCTGGATGTTTGTTAAAGTCATCTTCTGTTATATCAATAACTTTATTTCCTATTCTTATACCAGGTTTATCGTTAAAGATATTGCTTTCATATAGCAATACACCGTCTTGGTCTACTACACGTCCAAACATTTTGTCGCTTAAAGCTAGTTCTTTAATCTCTTTAGTAGTATATTTATATCTACTATCACTATCTTTATCTAACCATAGCGCATTTATCTTATCGCTATTATTAGCATTCCAATCTAGAATGGCTTTATAATGACCGTTAAAATAGGTTGCAGTATGCATACCAGGTTGAAACTTAGTTAGGTATGCTTTAGCGCGGAATGGGTCAAATGGCAATATACCTTCGCATACTTTATTACCCACAGTTATAGTAACGTTCTCTTTACTATTTGTAACGTTAAGAAACTGTGATACGCACTCGTCTCCGCCGTTATACTCTGGTGTACCATAATTAATTAGCTTTCCGTGTGATTCTATTTGCATTATAACTTCTGTTTTATCTGCGCTATTTACTATCTTGCAAGCTTCTGATTTACCTGGTATATTTGGGTAAATAGTAATGTTATCTGTATACCTAGTATAAGTATTAATAACATTAAAATTCATATAGTAGCCACTATCATCACAACCGGCGTAGCCTACAACTGCGCCGCTTCTAGGTTCTATTAAAGAACCTATATATAGTCCAGGCATATTAGCTAGTGTGCTATTTATATCCTTAACTGTGCTATCAAATTCCTCAAAACCAAATACGCAGCTTGCAGCTAATAAGCTGCTAACCAAAATCTTTTTCATCTCTTACTCCTCTACTTTAGTTTCTTTATGTTCTTCGGCTTTAGCTCTAAAATAAGCTTCAGCTGTACCTTCTTCAGCGCCAAACATAGCTTCTAGTAATCTAAAAGCACCTTTTAATTTGCCACTAACCTCTGTACTTTTTACCGTACTTACTACATTTTCCATTTTATTCTCCTCATAGGGTTATTGTTTTTATTTATAGAGATCTATAGACCTTTATGGATCTATAGATCTTTTTTAATCTGAATATACTAGATTATATGGAGGTTATCCATATAATCTTATGTAGTTATTATTCAGATTTTCTAAATAATTCAGAGCGTTAACTAAATATTCATTAGCTCGCTCTGAATCAACTCTGATTGCTGTACTTACGTTAGACTCTATGTCTTGTAGAATATTATAGAGTCTATCATTTGGAAATGACGTTCTACGTAAGTAAGATCTTAAAGATGTTAGTAAGTATTTGATTCTATATATAAAATCATTCTTGCTAACTTCAGATCTACAATACATCTTAACCTCCTTTCTGCTCTATACCTAGAGCTTGAGATAAAGAGTATACTACGACTAGGGTTATACCTAGTCGTAGTATACTCTCTACTCTATTAGGAGGTTAAGGTTTTATTTAAGCCGCTATCTCAATATCGAGGTTCTCGGCCTCGATAATACATTTAGCTAGCTCACGCTCGTCGTCTGTTAGCCTTCTATCCGACTCTGCTAATTCTGCATTATCGAATTTAAATCTTATAAATGGCACATTATTATTATTAGCGTCTCTAACATATAGCGTTAGGCTATAATCAGTAACGCGATAATAGTCGTACGCAACATCATCGTCTGCAGACTCAGCTACTGGCACAGTAGCTGTGAAATTCTCTTACACTCTGTCTTGCAATTGAGCAAACGCCCAATCACCGCTAACAGCTTCTACCTCATTCGCATATTCTTCTGTCTCTTTATATGCTTTTAGACCTTCTAGGTCAACTCTTTGCTCGAAATAGTTTATAGAAACTATCTTTTTCATTTTTCACTCCTTATTTATTACTTATTTATTAGTATTTATATTTAGCTCTCTTTGAGCATCCAATGTATCTCTAACAGTAGTTTCGATACAACCAATTAATCCATAAAAAAAGCCTTCTATAAAATCATCAGCTACTGTGCTTTCTTCAGTATATTCAACTGGCTCTTCAGTAACAGCTGTATTATTCTCGGCAACAATCTCTTCAACTTGATCAACATTTTGATCGACATTTTCTCTTTTAAACATTTTGAAAAAACTAAACATTTCTTATCCTTTACGTTATATTATTAATATTCAAGCTAGTGTTATACTAGCACCTACATTCTATAAGTAAGAGTAGGAAGACAATCCTACTCTTACTTCTATATATATAATATATAACTGATTTTTTGTCACTTTGACACCTTCGTATAGTTTGGACATTTATATACATTGTGTCAAAGTTCGACTATATCGTTTCCTGGTTTAAATTGATAACACTAGAGTACTAGACTATAGTCTAGTACTCTAGTGTATCTATTATAGCATTACGTTAAGGTAATACTCTTCTAATCTTTTACCATGTAGAAAATCTGATCTTTTAAAATCTACTAGTTTAGGTATAGCTTTTACTGTACCACGCTCTCTACACTCGTCGAATATGCCTAGTGTAGTTATGATATAGCAGAAGTCTTGATACTCTTCTTCTGTACCATTAAAGTCATCTCCGTATGCAAATACAGAAGTAACCATAAGAGAGCTATCTTTATATTTTCTATAAAGTAAGTTAAGTATCTCTATCTTAAGCATAGATACATAAGTATCTTTCTCTTCTAGTATACCTCTTAATACATCATATAGAGATTTTACTAACTGACCATACTTAGCAGGGTTATATACATAGTTACCATTCTTAGTAGCAGCATCAAACTCTTTAAAAGTTTCTACTATAGATTTATAACTAACATGTGTAGAAGCTGAGATCTTCTCTAGTTTTTCATCTACTGTAAGTGTAGTATCTGATAAGATACCCTTTACAACGTCAAAAGAAGCTTCAGAATCCTTTTTCTTACTATCTGCATACTTATCTTCTTTTTTAGTAGATTCTTTAACTACAGGCTCGCTAGATGGCTCTACAGCCTCTTTTGTTTCTACTAGTTTCTCAGTAGCTTCTGGTACTTCTACAGTAGTCTCTTCTTCTGTAGTATCTAGTGTCTCTTCAACTTCTTCGTTAAGCTTTTTCTTTTTAGCCATAACTCTATTCTCCTTATTGTTAATATATTAGATATATGGGATCAGTCATTCGACTAACCCCATATATCATCGCCTAATGGTTCACTAACTTGTAGTTCTTCAGTCTTAGGTTGCTCTACTGGCTCTGGTTGAGCTACAGTAGTAACTTTAGGCTCTTCTTCTTTACTTACCTCTGTCTTACTCTCTGATGGAGCTATAACACCTATAAGTTTCTTAAGCTCGTCTATGAACTTATCAGATCCTGCATTACAAATAGGTATATTAGAACTTATAGCTATTTTCATTGGCATCCATACGCCACCAGCGTTCTCTATCTTAAAGCTCTTAGTAAAAGCATTAGCACCATCTGGTGTATATGTAAGTATGAAAGCATCTGGATCGTCACAATCTTTACCTAGTAAAGTTTGCACTTCTCTAGCTAGTATACATCTTACTATATCTTTTTGTTTAGTAAAAGTCTTATGTACTCCACAAGCTACTTCATAAGCTATTCTAGTAGGTGCGTTAGAATCTATTGGAAAGCCTTCTTTAGGACTATCTGCTTTCTCCCATAGTTTATATATCATAACTCTAGCACCTGGTATAGAACGTATCATATTGTCTACTGGAGATCTTAGATCACCTTTAGACCTATAGATAAATCCTTTAGTAAATAACCAGTGGCAAGCTTTTCTAATTATATCTAGTTTATCTTCAGGTACTTTACCGTTATCGTAAACACTAAAGAACTTACTAGCATTAGATTTAAACTTAAGATCTTTAAGATCTTTAGGTACTATATTAGTATCGTTATACAAACTAACTTTTCCTCTATTGTAGTTACTTTTAGAACTACTTCCTGTACTAGAAGCTGGTCTACTAGCTTCCATTTCTTGTTTTACATCAGATGGCTTACTATCTAATGCACTATCTAAATCAAAATCTTCCATATAGGTTAACTCCTTCTAATTCTATTCACATACTCTGCACTACCGTATTTAATAATACTAGTTGCTCCATAAATACTATCTGAACTAATCCAATTTATATTATTAGTACTATCATTAAGTATACTTAAACTAAACTTCTCTTCTGTTCTACCACCTCTAAGAGCTGACATTATCATATAGATAGGATCTCTAGTGTATCTAGACTGTGATGCTGTTTCATAAGTATTAACAGGTAGATATAACATATTACTATAGTCTATTCTATTAGTAAACATATAGTAACCATTTAAGCTACTATCAACAGGCATAGTAGGAGAGAACTCTAAGTACTTATAAATAACTTTATATTCAGATAGACCACTCTTTATATCTGGTACATCTTCTAAATAAGATTTCTTAATGATAATATAAGGATGCTCTGGTGGTATACCAATAACAACCTCTTCATCTTTTCTATTCTTAAACCTAGCAAATGCTACATCATCTCCTACTAAGATAGGATGTAATATATCATCTTGTTTTACAAATCTAATCTTACTATACCACTTCTTAATAGCATCTTTAGCATCATCTGTAAATAGAGCTTTAGGTATATGTATAAAGTGTCTAGCTATATTATATAGCATCTCCATAGTTAATTTACCTATAGTATATTCTGCAGTATCACTTTTACTAGATCTAGGAAGTAACTTAATCTCTACCATATTTCTATTTATTACCATAGGTATCATATAGTATAGATTTTCAAAATGTCCTAACATCTTAAGTTCTATTCTATTATAGCTTCTATTTATATAGTGTTGGCTACCTGGTATTCTATAATATATATCATCGTTACCCATTATACCCATTGAGACAATATCTTGTATTTTACCATGTATAGATCCTATAATATATCTAAACTGTGATAAAGCATGATCTGGATTGATATTGGCATCTGCTACTACTAACGTATCTCTATAGAGAATAAAGTTAACAGTATCTACACCATCTGTCCTTACGAGAGATAGCGAAGTATCTCTCTTATCTTTAAACATTAACATTATATATACTTCCTTTTGTTATTCTAACATTTCTATAGGATTAGCTAATACTAACTTACGTACACTAGTGTGCATCTTCTTAAGAGAGTTAGTCATAAGTACTGATGAAATATCAGTAGCTAATATAGTAACTCCTTTACGATAGTTAGCTAGGTTTTCTCCTGCACAAGTACTACATATAGTTCCATCCGTATGTTTACAATATAATGGTGAACGTAACATTATAGTTTTACCTACTAGTTTACTACCATCTTCTATCTTAACTAACTTATTACCATCTAGGTAATATCTACCTACTAGAGTATTAGCATTATCTTTAGTAACTATAGTCTCTTTAGCTATCTTAGAGCCACAATCACCAGTTACTATAGATATACCACCAGTAGCTCTCAATAGGTTCTTAGCTGCTACACCACCATTCTTAGTTTCATTACCACGAGAGAAACTACCTGCTCTAGAACTATTATAGATAACAGTTAGCTGTTCTTTATCTTTAGGATAACCTTCTAGTAGTGAATTAAATACTAAGTTAGGTTCTGCCATAGAATCTTCGGAGAATCCAGCGTCTATACCAAATGCTAAATACATCTTAGCTCTAGCATTATCTTTTACTTTACCAGATGTAAGTATACCATTAGTAGGATCATCTTTAAGATATTCAGCATCTTTAGCTTTAAGTAGAGATTGAAACTCTATAACAGTAGTCATAGACTTTACCCAGTTCTTACCGTACTTCTTATCAAACTCTTTAATAAGTTCATTTTTATAAGCTACTATACCAGGTGGTGGTGTCATAGTCTTATAGGTAGCAGATACTGTAGTTATTCTACTTAAAGATTGTAACATAGAACAACTATCTACAAAGTTAATATACTCTGGTACTGATATAGTATCCTTCTTAAGTCCATCTAGTACTAGTTTCTCTAATGTACCAGTATCTATATTGTTATCATTAAGATAAGGTATCTTATTCTTAAAGTTATATACTAGTGCTACATAGTTTATTATAGCTCTACCTATAGTAGTATCTACTTGTGTATCTATATTAGGCAGATCAGCATTAAATAGAACTATAGGATCTTGTATCTGTAGTAGTGGTACATCAGTAGTTCTACCTTGTACCTCTTCATAACTATCTCCTATCTTAACTAAGTATTTATTACCTTCTACCTTATAATAATCATTACTATTCTGTAATGGTATAGTCATAGTGCTATAATAGAACTTAAGACTAGTAAGATACTCCATATGTATTGCATATCTAAAATATTCATTAACTGTTACCACTTACTATCCTTTTATTAGGTTCATGTACTCTAGTATATTAGGTACTACGAATCTTAAACTATCAGCATAATCAATAGCTAATGACTTAAAGTTAATAGTATCTAGTAGAGTAGTTTCATCTTGAATAGGTCTATCTATACTAAGATAGTTAGCAGCTACTATCTCCATAGCTATAAGATCATAATCATCACCGTGTACATTAAGTCTAGTATATAGTTCATCTAGTATACTATCTAGATGATACTCTATATAACCATAGTATAGAGTATCTCTAACTGCATATGTAGACATAAACTTAGGAGATATATCTACTAATGGTTGTACTTTAGCTATATCATCAGTATTTACATCTTCTATACCACGATGTATCATAGACTTATAGAATAACCTAGTATGTTCGAACCAATCATCACTAACATCTTTTACTATATCGTATAGATAAGATTTACCCATGATAGTATATTCAGATAGTAGATCTGTAAAACGTTCTATATTATCTATATCATCTGCTTCTACTATAGGTAAGTATTCAGTAGCTGTTGGTATATCAACTTGATATAGATATACTAATGCTTGTAATATATCAGAATAGCTATAAATGTCAGTATCTTCTGTATGTAGCTCTATACCATATACAGATAGATAGTGATCTAACGCTCTTTTAATATAAATTTCCATATTAAGCTTACCATCTTCATTACTAGTAGATGTAGCTATAATATCTAAACAACGTTGTTCTAGTTTATCTAAGTAAAACTTATCATGGTTTATATAGTGTTCATTTAGCTCTGCTAAAGAGTTAAATATAGATACTATCTTAATAGTATCTGATTGATATACATTCTCTAGGAATTCTAATAGTTCTAAACCTATAGTATATTTTAAATCTTCTAACTCAGGTTGTTCCATAGTATCATCCTCTTATTTTTATCTCTTAGATCATCGATCCGAGTGTAAAGTATAGAAGAGTACTACTACAGTATACTGTAGTAGTACTCTTATCTTATGTTATTAAATTACGCTAAACACCCCAACGTCTAAGAAGTTAAAATCGCATATAGTTCTATATAATAACTCTAGGCTCTTTAGACGCTCTTCAGAGAGATCTTTGTTCTCTATAGTACCAGTTAATAAACATGGTGCATATAATTTCAATTTTAACATATCTCCAGTATAGAATCCAGTTCCATCTGTAACTAACCTTAACCACTTCATAGCTTCATAGCTTATGAATAATCCTACATTCTCTAATACCCATTGTTTCTCTATATCCTTTAATGGCATATTGATTACTTTAATAGTTACATTAGGTATGAGTTTATATAGTATCTTAGTTAAGTTATCTATCTCTTCATTTGTAAATACATATGGAAAAGCATTTACATATAGTATAGCTTCTACATCTTTCTGTGCTGTATCCATAACATCTGAAAAGTAATCTCTTATTACATATGGTACTGAAGTTTCTGGAGCTGCTTTGAGTATATCTTTAGTACGTCTATCGTAATAGTAGTGGAATATCTTACTAGATAGTGTACCAAAGTTATCTCTAAGTCTATACTTATAACGATCTAGTTTAAAATCGATACCATACTTACCAGCTCCAGTTAATGCAACTATTAATGGTGCTCTAGTATCGAATATAGAGTCTAGATCTGTATAGACTCCTTTTATATTAGGTCTCTTACCCATTACTTACCTCCTATGTTAAGACTAGCATTGATAGTCTTATTTACAGCAGACATAGCAGACACTTCTTCTCTAGCATATAGTCTAGATCTCTCTATGTATATATCTCTAACTGGTATAGGTAACTCTAAGAAGTTATCTAAAGATATACCAGTATATTTAAGTATACTAGAATCGTGATAGGTTCTTACTAAGTCATATCTAGGGTCGAAACCTCTAGCCGTTGACTCTTCCCTATAGAGTACATCCCCAAACACTAACTCTTCTTCTTTCTTAAACTTAGTCTTAGCAGTAGCTGTATTGAATATAGTAGTTAGTAACATTTGTACTTCCATAGGGTTGAGTTGTTTCCTACCTTCCTTTATTAACTTAATAGCTTCTATATACTTTCCCCAAAGTATCTCTTGTGTCTCTAAGTAATAGAAGTTGATAGGTTTAACGTAGTCATCTTCTACCTGTCCGCTTGAGAGGCTAGCGATCGAGCGGTGAGGTCGAAAAAAAGTGTACTTATCTCTAGTGGTATAATCTCTTTAAGTCTATCTGTTAATGATACTACATTATTAGCTTTACACTTAGGACAATCAAATGCTGGATAACCTACTATAGCTACAGAGCTATCTTCTATAAACTTAAGTACAGCTTCTAAGAAATCGTCTATCTGATGTTGAGTTTTACCATATGTAATAAGTGCTTGTATAACAAGATCTCTCTTATTAAGTTTATTACCACGTATATTAATATAATCTACATAGCTATTAAACGTACCTAATCTCATAAGGTATTTTACAGATTCTATCATATTGTCTCTCTCATCATCTTCATAACCTTCAGATAGCGATTTTCTAACAGTCTCTGATACATCATCTAGCCAATTTAGAGATTCATCTAGATAGGTTTCTAAGTTAGGTATTCTAAACACTACTTCCATAGTCTCTGTAGAGTTAGTAGCTTGTATATCATAAGTATTTTTAGTAATAAACTTAGTAAGCTCTTTTTGATACCACTCTACTTGTTCTACTGTAACTCTTTTATCAGATACTATAGCCATCTGCTTACGCATAGGGTTAGATAACCTAGACGTATCTACCCAAAGTAGCTTAGTAGGATCTAACTTAGCTTGTACTGCAAAATTACATACTGGAGTATCATCTACTAACTGGTTTACATTCTTACAGTTAGTATATATATCTATACCAGTAGTAGACATACTAGCTTGTACTGCTAAGTATATAGTATTAAGATCTAGTACTGAAATATACTTAAGTAGTTCTGATCTAGGTACATCTAGTGTGCAACCCTCTATAAGAGACATAAACATCTCTATAAAGTATTTATGTAAAACACCAGCATCATTACTAAATGAAATACCTAATGTATCTTTACCTATAAGCAGCTTATCTTTAAATATCTTATTATGTAAACTAATAAGCTTATTAGAGTTAGGGGGAGTAATAACTACTCTAAATCCAGAGTGCCATAGTGGTATATTAGTTTTCTCTCCAGCACCTAGCTCTGACATAAACTGTGCTAATAGTAGATTTTGATTAAGGTTACTACCTTTTATATCATTAGCAGATAGAGTACGTATATTAGTATTTTTACCCTCTTCTACTATCTGGTTAGTAAAAGTAGATTTTTTATCTTCTAGCCTATCTACTAGTACATTATATTTAGCATAAGGATGGTATCTTAATCCATAGTTAAATACTGCAAAACCATTAATCTGTTCTGGCTGTAGCGATTCATCGTCTATATTAGGATTATTACCATAAGCTTCATATAGCTTAGTAAGATCTTTAGAAGTTATACCTGGTAATATTGTAGGGTTATCTATATCAGCATCTTCTAACATAGCTACTACTTTATCTACGCCTATAGCTTCTGGTTTACCTTTAACAGGATCTAATATAGCATCTTTAGAAGATCTTTCTTCTACTGGTATTTCAGTTGTAATAACCTTCTCCTTCTCCACTTCATTAGCTCTATCCTGAACTGTCTCAGTCTGAACATTATGTACAGTATCTTGAACAGGTATATCATTATTGTTATTTTCATTGTTCTGTTGTTCCATTTACACCCTCCATAGTAGGCAAGTTAGTATCTTTTAAAGATTCTACTATAACTTTAGAAGCATCGTCTTCAGCTTGTGCTACACTAGATCCCATATCTAATATAGCTTCTTTAATCTCTTCATCAGCTTTAAACTGTACTGCTAGTTCTGGCACTACTTTACTACCTAGTTCTGTTAATAGATTCTGTTCTGTCATATACTCCATAGCTATAGTAGCAACTTCTTGCATCTCTTCTACAGACTTACATATACCAGCTTTAAACTCTCTAGTATCATCTTTAGTTGTGCTATGCATATCAGCTAGCTTCTCTATTTGATCTATATGCTCTTTAACTAACTTAAAGAAACCATTTACAGACTCTTTAAGAACTAAATCAGCTTTTACTTTATCTTTATACTTAAGACTTAAACTATTAACTACTTCTACGTAGCTAGCTAGCATCTCTACCATAGTAGTATTCATCTTCTTAAGCATATTCCAAGTGATCTGATCCTTAGAACTATCATAAGCTTTTTTAGCTCTATGTTTATTACGTTTTGTACTTACTTTTTTACCCATAGTACTATTCCTTTGTGTATAATATAATAAAAATCAAATATGGTTAGATCTAAGAAAAAAATAAGTGTTATAGACATGGCCTTAGATAAGACCATGCCTATAGACTATAGTTAATATTTAATATCATTAGCGACTACGTACTCCTGTAGTAATCTTACTCTGTATTTTAAATCTCGCATATACTTAGCACCAGCTGGACTATGTATGCCAGCATTACCAGCATTATAAGATGCTATCATTTTAGTATAGTCACCTTTATGTCTAGTATTCCAATACTCTAATTCAGCTAGAGCTAACTTAGCTCCTATTCTATCTACATAGGTTAATACAAATCTAAGTAAATTCCTATGTGTCTTACTCTTATGGTCATAAGTAAACGGTAAGTCCATATTCTTAATATGGTTAGCAGCTGTTGTTAACAGTACATGATAAGAACCAAATGAACCAAATTTACCATCAGTAGGTGTTGATCTATTAACACCAAACGAAGACTCTTTCCAAGCTATAGCAGCTAGTGTTATACCTAAGTCTTTCTCTTTACCAGCTTTAAGACTAAATAGTAGTACTTGCTTTTGATCTACAGTAAGTCTCTTAAGCTCATCTCTATAAGTACTAGAGAAACCTAATGTTAAAATACTCAACATTATTAATATAAATCTGAGCATCTTATCCTCCTTAGTATTCGGATATAGTATAAGTTATACTAGGTATCCTATCTTTTGTTATACAAAATTGCTCTTCACGCTATTTTTACCATATAGCTATTTTAATATAAGATCTATACAGAGCATAACTATTGCTCTGTAAGATCAACACCTTGTAATATACGCTTCTTAATATACTCCCAAGAACTTTTAATAGTAAGCTGGTCTTCTATATCTAAGTCAGTATCATCTGTTATATATTGTGTATAATACATAAGATCATCTTCACCTTCTTCTAGTAAACCATCTTCTACTTGGTTATATCTATGTCTATCTAGATACTCTAAATTAGTATCTCTATGTGACTCTGGACTATATCCAGTTATAAGTCCACTATCATAAGCTCTTGCTAAGTATGGACTAGCCATCATATACTCTTGCATAAGTTTACCAACAGCTATATCGTCAGAGTTAATTAGATATATAGATATATCTAAGTTAGTCTTATATTGTAAAGCTGATAATTCATTAGCTAACTGTATATAAGCATCTGATTGATAATAGTTATTGATCTCTTGTATATACTGGCCATGTTTTCCACTAGACATAGTCTCTTGGGACATATTACCCATATTAAAAGTTCCTCCATAGGTAGTAATACCAGCACCATATAAAGCACTTAGATCGCCTCTAGGAACATTAACTACTCTCATATGCCTCCTTCTTTCTATAGAATAATTTAAACTAACATTGCTATGTAGTTTCTATATAAATAATATATAGTTATTATAGTGTCATTCTGACACATATATTAAAAGAATTTAGCTAGAGCTAGAGCAGCTTGTTGTGTTTCTTTTTGTACCCAGTTTTTCCAATCGTCACTACCACCGCGTTCACGTAGGAAGTTTAACCAAGTATTATCATCTTCCCATGCAGCTAGTATAGTCTCTTTATAACGCATCTCTAGTACTGCACGTTGAAATATTTCTCTCGGATAGCCAAGTACTTCTAGTAGAGCCATTAAGTCATTAGTAGGTATCTGTAATAGTGTTAATATAAAACTATTATAGTGTCTAGTAGCTTCTAATGTCTCTCTAAGTTTATAGTAAGCTTGTTTAACAGAGTTAGCTAGTAGTATAGGTCTACGTTCTTCTATATCTGTATTATAGATACGTTCTACTAGATTCTCTGGTACCCAATAGTTACCTTTATCTAACCTAACTACTCTATCAGATCTAGACTCTTTAGAGATCATAGTGTGTGTTACTACATGGTTAAATACAAACATAGGTATCTGCATCTTAAATACTCTAAAGCCTTTACATACAGCATTATATGGTACATACTCATACGGTATACCTGCTTTAAGCATAGCTCTTAAGTTAGTCTTACATAGGTACATGTTTCTATCCATTTGCTCTATGAAACCAAACTTAGTTATAGTATTAAGAAACCTATCTAGAGCCATATTATATTGTCTATTATCTTTAAGATGTAATACTACTCTATTACCAAATATCTCGAAGTTAATATAGACTGGTACGAACTCTAAACAACGTGAAGCAGTATGCATAGCACCTTCTTTTAGTAAGTGCTTATATCTAGCTTCTGGATTACTAGATTCTTCCTTACCGCGACTTACGGCACTGGTTCGAGACACGAATGCTAGTCTTGCTTCTTCAGAACTATTAGCTACCTCAGCTTCATCTGTCATGTCTATAACATAACCATTTATAGGATCGTCAAATCCTCTTATGTCGTATATTACTTCTCTGTTTTCGTTATTTTCCATTTTCTCTCTATCCTTTCCCATAAACTATTATTACTATCACTCTGTATACAGAACTTAATTGGATTACCGTCATTATCTACTAGCTTACCAGCATATGCATAATATACTATTAAGCTAAAGAAACTAAATATTACTATAGCTAATAGTATAAACTCAAACTTATAAGCTTTCATAGCTTCTGCTAATCTTGATTTCTTCATAGCTCTCTATCCTTACTAACTTATTACCAAAAACTACTATATACAGTAGTTAGTAGTAATACTGATATTACCATATATGGTAACAGATCTTGTATATTCATCTACATCTCTATTTTTATAAAAACATTCAATATAGTAGCCTTAGTAGATTTAAAAAGTTTCTTCTACTTCAGTTACTATCTCTTGTATTATCTCAAACCTATTAGCATCAAATGCAAAGGTTCTAAGATAACCAAACTTGTTTCTATTATCTATTACAAAGTAATGCTTATATACTTCTGTAAAATGACATTCGTCATATACAGTAACTGTATTAAGTTCGTATACTTCATCTTCTGTATTTGTTCTATAGTCTAAATCTATAACAAACATAGAATCTGTATATTCGCTATAGTAGTAGAATCTTAACCTATTAAGCTCTTTAGATTCTTTATTAATAGAATACTTAAGTAGCTCTTCTTTAGCTTCTCTTATAGAAATAGTAGTAAATCCAGTTAGATCTGCTCTAGGCGCATTACCATCATTTCTAATAAAGATAAAATACCAAGGTTCTTTGTACTCTCTAGTATTAACTTTACTTATAAAGTCTTCTCTGTTATAGTAGTTAATAACAGGATTTACTTCAACTTGATGTTGTTGTATTAGATATAATATATCTACTGTTGTTGTAACTAACATATTAGCTAACATATCTAAGCTCCTTTTATAGTTATTTACCTAATGAAATCATATTTTCAAGTTTTGCTACTCTATCTTCAAGTTCTTTTATACGATCTTCGGTAATCTGAATATAACCAGATAGTAGATGGGATACATAGCCTATAGCGGCAGTATCGTTATATTTGTAAATATTATTGTCCTTAAGAACCTTTATTAAAACTTCTGGTAGTTTATCCTTAAGAACATTATAAGCATGCTCATTAACTTCATACTTTAAAATATAACCTAGAGGATCATCTTCTGGTAACCATTTGTTACGCTCTTTATACCCTTGCTCAAGAACACGTAGTTCTTCTTCTGTAGGTCTTAGCATACTATTATCTCCTTTATTAAAAAAAGTAAAATAGAACTAGAGATATTAGCTATCTCTAGTTCTATATAGGTTATAGGGAGACTATAGTAGCTCCCTTAAGATTGTATCCTTTTCAGGATGTTCATGCTTAGCATTAAGATACTCTAGCATGATGTTATTAGCTGGTCCTAATAACGTTAAGTTACCACATACTTCGTATGGAGTTTTACCAGGTACGTTGTACTGCGGAGAGAATCCTTCGTAGTACTCTTCCATCTCTCTAGAGAGTAGTGGTATAAAGTTTAGTTCATCCAGTACTCTATATACTCTCGTATATAGCCCGACTATATATTGTTCTATACTATATATAGAACTCTACCATTTCGCAGTATATATACTGCTATACCTATATGCTCTAATATAGGTTTTACTAGTCTGTGAAGCCACTCCATATCTACTATATAGACTTAGGAGCTTCCTTGCGTCGATTGTCCTATATTACCAGCCTTTTCACTATGCCTATTGACTAAATTACGTCATAGGTTTTAACATCTATTTCTAGTGTTAAGTAGTAGCTAGTAACTTCAGGAGTTCCCCGCAGTTAGGTAGATTTAACGATGGGAAATTATTTAGCTAATGTAGCTTTAAATCCTTGCATAATTAGGATTATTACAAGGTAAAAGCCATTTTTTGCCTCTCACATGCCGCCCCATCATAGTCCGTTCATATTCTACTTAGTTCGTTACACTAAGCACTGTTATACAGCTTATAGTTTCCTATAAGACTCGACTATATCTTTACCTTAGCTTTACTAAGGTATCCCCTATTTCCATTCTACTTAGAATGTATACCTATATGTTCTATATATAGGTTTTACTAGTCTGTGAACATTCTTCATATTGAAGCTTGGCTGCTGATTGTCCAATCTACATAATTATTACACTGTGGTATATGTAGCTCTAAGGAGTTTCCAGCAATTTAAGGGATTTTGTTAGTTAATCGCTTAACTAACCGGCTTACTGTTTGCTTGCTTATTTTTATTATAACTCTTCTATTTTATACCCGTTAAAGATATTGTTCCTACTTATAGCATATCTAAGTGTATTGTTAGGAATATTAAAATACTTAGACGCCTCTCTGATACTATTAAACTCTAGTACTTCATCACCTCTGGTAAATTTAAGACTTTTTGGTCTATTATACACATCTTCAACTGGGTCAAAATCTGTACCATCGTCAATTTTAAATACCCAATTGTTAAATTCGTATTTACCATTAAAGAATGCAGATTTACGTATAGACGATTTAGTTACACCTGTCATAGTTATTAAAGGCGTTGTACTATCTGCGTATATAACTTCTCCAGTTTCTCTATTATAGGCTATATATCTAGATTTATTACTCTCTGAAACTTCTTCTAATGTCAGATAGTATTTCTTCATTTTCTCTATAGCCCCCATAGCTTCTTTTAAAGATATATACTTCTTACCGTCTTTAATAAAATTACTAATATCCTCTAAGTTATCATAAGTATATATATAGTTAGGATTACTTCTACTCTTTATAGTAAGAATGTACCTTTGTCTATATACTCTATTATAATTATCCATAGCATCTTCTAAAGTAGACCATACAGGATTATCAGAATACATTTGTAGCTGGTACCACATATTATTAAATTTAAATATATAAGGTTTATCTCTACTTATGTTAAGATTCTTTAAGTTAATCCCGCCACGGCCTATAGCACGCATAGCAGATGTTGTTGAAGGATACTCTGTAATTTTTCCAGTAGTAAGATTCTTTAAAAGGCATTTTAAAGCGTTAGGAATTTTTCCAGACGTAACAGCATAGTACGTATTATCAGAATGTGTAACCCACCTTAAGTTAACAGCCCTATTATCGTTCTTAATACCGTTAATATGGTCAACAACTATTCTGTTTTTAGGGTCTGGGTTATCACACCACGCAGAAGCAACTAGAACGTGTAATGGAAATTGTACGTTATTTAAAGATACACGTACATATGCATTTTCTTTACTTTGTGGCCCGCCTAGATTAATATCGTTAGTTTTTAAGTTTAGTATATAACCTTCTTTAGATATACCAAACATTGGACTATACGGTATTACTCTAAATACTGTAGGGCATTTACAACCAGGCAACCTAACAGATACTTCTCTATTAGCCTTAAAGTATGCTTTAGGACTATTATTAGCCCTAGACTTATCTCCTGGCGAGTTTGGTATAAACAGAATTAAATCTTTAACCATATCTGCAAAAAATGGCAGAAACCTAATTCTTAATTTACCATAACAATATAACCATTCGGCTGTGACATTAATATCAAAGCCATTTAGAGTTATATCTACTTTGTCTTCTGGGTTCAATACCAAGTTAGAACTAGGTACATCTCCAACATATGCTGTGTAAAGTCTATATTGCATAGCCTCGTTTTCTTTTTGTATTACTTTATAAGAGTTTTCATCTTTAATAAAATACACAATAGCTCCTTATATAAAAATTTGGATCATGTATTATATTAAAATATAATAAAAATATTCTAGTTCGTAGCAAGCGTTAAAAACTAAAACCGTTGGGTGATTTTATAATCAATTGCGAGATTCTGACCGTATTAACACCAGGTATACCGTTAAATTTCGATATATAGGTAAGCTGGGATGACCCCTGTAATAATGAAGGGTTGCGGTGCGATAATAGTGCAATACCCTTACCATTCCTACTCTTACCTTCTGCTATCAACTCTTCTCCTATAGCAGCTATCTCAGGATCATACTTCTTAACAGCTTTATAAATCTTATTACTAGCTTCTTTATAACTATACTTACCTGTTTTCATAAGCTTATTTAGAACATGCGGTCTAAAGACTGATACTAATGTAGTCCAAGGTACCTCTAGTTCGTCATAAGTATGTTTACCAGGACAAGATACAATTACACATCTGAAAGTAAATGGTGATCTAGCTGAATATACGTGCTTTCTAAAGATACCAGTCTTCTTAGAGAGATATGTTTTAACATAAAACTCTGGCATCTTGCCTAACATGCATACAGCTTTAGCTGTAGTCTTATCATAATCCTCTATATCTGCAGATAGATCATTAGCTCTTCTCATCCACGTTGTAGCAATATCCATAACATCTGCTAGTCCAGTATCTACAAACTTACCTTTAGTAGTCTTAGTAACTGCAAATAGCATATTGTTTATCATTGGTAGATAATCAGATAGTACTACTTGTTTTTGAGTATCCCACATTTCTAATATCTCTTGTAATCGTTTACCTTTATAACCTCTTTGATAAGAGCCTAGTGTAGTAAGATAAACTAATATATCTCTAAGAGAAGCTAAGAAGTTTCTATATGATCTATTATCGTGTAGTACATTCTTATTAATAGAGATAGATATATTAGATTTAGTACGTGGAGTATCCGTAAGACCAGTAAGATATTGTATATCACCATCTAGTAGAGCATTAAGCATAAAGAAGAACATTGGGTTAATGAACTTAAGTTCTGGTGTAAATGCTTTAGCCCAGACTACAGGATCATACTGTAAACTATGTGCTACTGTACCACAACGTGTGCAACGTACACCTTCGTAATATTCTCCATGTAGGTGACCACATTTACATTTAGGTAAGATGTTAATAGTATCACCCTCATATTCGGACATAAGAGAATCAAACACTTGTCTAGATGATCTATCGTTATATATAGAGTGGTCGTTAAGTAAGACTTTATCTATAGTAACTGAATTATAGAAATCATCTAGAGAGATTAGTTTCTGTTTTATAGACATAATATACTCCTTGTAGTTAAGATTAAAAAATATAGATAGAAAATGCTAGAGAGAGATTTATGTCTCTCTCTAGCCTATTATATTTTATTAGCTACGTGGTGTATATAGGTTGTAACTATTCAATACCATATTACCATAACCGACACCTGGATTAGTTATGTTAAGGAATTGAGCACCATAGTTAGCACCAAATCCTAGATTTTGTAGGTTAGTGAACGCACCTGTAGACAATCCATTAGACTGAATCATGAAGCTTTGATCCATCTCTGTAACTAGACCAGATTGAACTGCAGCATTAACAATAGACTCTAAGAATTGTGGATCTAGAGTAAGTCTAGTTGTCTTACCATCTATTAAACTATCTGGTAGATAGTTAGCTAATAGTTCTATCTTAAGGTCCATAGTCTTATCGTTATCGAATGCCATAGAGTTGAAGAACATATTAGTAGCTGTTTGATCTTCTAGTTTAGTTAGATAGATAAACTTGTCTAGTTCGAAATCTCTAATATCGCGTTGAGACTTCTTAGTATTATAAGTACCAGCTGGTAAGATGTTACGATGTGCCGCTACTCTACCGAATTGAAGTGGAGTACCACCTAGTAGAGTTTGTACTGCACGAGCTACTTCATCTTTAGCTGCTGCATTAGTATCAGCATAGATTAAAGATAATAGTGTATCGTAAGACTCTCCATAAGTATTAATATCTAGAGATACCATTGGAGTCTCAGTACCGAAGATTTGCTCTAATAAGTAAGCTTTATCTTCTACACGAGCTGGTGATAGACAATCAATAGGCTCTACTACTGGTCTACCATGTTTATCCATACCTACAGCTGCTTTAGTTAGTAGGTTATATAAACCTGGGTTATGCTCTTCAGACAGAGTGTCTATAACTACCTTTAGATACTGTTTGTGAGATGCTACTAAAGAACCTACTGCTACACCTAGAATAGTAGATTGCAGATCTGGAATATAAGTACGAACGTTAGTGATAATGATTTGTGGTTGAATAGTCCACTCTGGTAGTGGTTTACCTAGGTTATCAACACGTGGTCCACGGTATACTGGATAGCCTGTAATGTAACCAGATGCTTCTGCAATACGTACATCTCTATTATATCTATTTACAGTTCTAGCTCCAAAGTTTTGGTTAGAAGTATCTTTAATATCAAGAGCTGCTGTAAAGTCTGCTCTGATAGTATTGCCCAATCTATCTACTATAACACCCTCTTTATGAGTTGTTATAGAGAACTTATAACGACCTTTACCATTATAGTTATCGTTTAGCTTCTTGATATTCAAACCACCACCCTTAGCTACTAGATCTTCTACGTAGAAAGAGTTAGCGATAGAAACTGTAATGCGCTCTACTAGAGTTAATGGATCTACATTATAAGGTACTACGATACCTGTTACTGGTACTATTGGTAGATCTGTTCTTGTTGTAGCGACGATTTGATCTACTGCTAAACTGTGTAGTACAGTATCAATAGCATCAGCATACGTAAATAAGTCATCGTCTGCTGGGCGTTTCTCTTGTTTAGCTATTTCAGCTAGTCTTAGAGATTCTTTAGCTGTCAACGACTTACGTCCTGTACCAGCTAGAAGCACAATGTAATAAGATACTCTAGTTTTCTCTTTCTTATAGACACAAAGTGAGCTATACTTAAGAGATGTAAAGATGTCTTTATCAAGTACTATAACATCTAGAGGATTGTTCTTAGCTTTAGAGATAGCTTCAATCTTCTCTTTAAGCTCGACTAAGTTGGTGGCTACACCACCAGCAGAGATAATACCTTTTGTAAACTCTGCAAATGGATCCATTAGACCTTCTGGTTGTCTATAGTTATTGCTAGCTGGTTTCTCAGCGACTGACTCTGCATTGAAAACAGTCTCATTATTGCCGTTTTCTACATTTCCTATTGTTACCGCCATGGTAAACTCCTTATGAATTTTAATATATTAAAATAGAAGTTAGTAACATAACCTACTATAATAAACTATAATACTATATATAAAATTAAGATACATAAACATAGGTAGTCTATATTCTGTCCGCCAACATAATATATCTATTATCTCCTAGCTTATGTTCTTAATCTATAACAGATTAAGAACTAAAGTAGTTTGCTATTACTTCTATATAAATAATATCTAACTATAAAAAAGTCACTTTGACATCTCTATAGTATAGATATAAGCCTATTGTGGAATATAAGCCTTTTATTCATTCCCTTAGTATAACCTTTCGGCTATACTAAGGTTGCTTATATAAAATTTTAGTTCAGCTATAGCAATATAAAAATTAAAAATACTTATTTAAGTTCAATCGCTGACTTATAACATTACTTAGCTAGGAGAACATATAAATATGCTAGAATTATTTACAACTAAACTTCCTCCTATCTTCCAAGGTATAACAGTTAACCAAGATCTTAAATACATAAGAGAATACTATAATGGTGTTATAGATAAAGTAATCTCTTATAGATCTGAGAATATATGGTTCGTAAAAGGTGAACACATATTAAATAGATTTCTAAAGTTATTTCTATCTCCAGAAGGTATGAAGGATATAGAGTATTTCAAAATGATAGATACTTACTCTAATAGCGCATGTAGAAACTTACAATTCTCTACTATGTATAATACTGGTAACTTCCATAAGAATAACATATTTAAAGGTAGTACAGAGATTTACTATGTAAAATCTGAAGTACTTCCATTAGATAAGATAGGTTCTACTTGGAAGAACTATAACCCTATTAAAGTACTATATACAGATAATAGAGTATTTGATATTACAGTACCAGATAGTATGTATAATAACGAAGTATCTCTTATAATGGAGATAGATCTATTTAAACTAATGTTCCATTATAAATACTGGTATGAAGAGAGAGCATTTAGAGATCTTGATAATAGCACTGAAGCTTACTTAGGTTCTTGGCTTATGCCAACACTACTAAGAAGCTATCTTGATTATACTAGTTGGAATATAGCATCTAGACTTATTACAGATAGAACCTATATACCAGTATTTAGATCTAAAGTACCATTTAGTGTATCTGACTATACTAAGAGATTAACTAGTGGATATTTAGAGTATATAGATAGATTTAGATATACTAAAAATAGCTTTAGTAAGATACTAGAGAATATACCTATGATATATAGTACTAACGCATTAGAACTAATGAATCTACCTAAAGATTTCTATACTAGACAATCTATATGGTTACCGTTATATTGCAGAATGGGAGTATTGATTAGCTTACTAGAACTTACTGGCACTAATGGTAAGATAGCTAATAGTAATTTTACATCTGGTATAAAGAGAACTGTTAGAAGTATACTTAACTTAGAACATATACTACCTGATAATACTCCTAGGTATATAGAGAGAGAATTCTACTATATGCTATTTAGATTAGAGAGATTAGCAGACTTATAGATAGAGTAGAGGATATTACTCCTCTACTCTATCTTCTTTTACTTCTTGTTTATCTTTATTTTCTTCTTGTAATACTCTATCTAGAAAATCTTCTACAGAGCCTTCTATAGTTATAGTACCATCTACTATACCTTGGTTCTTAACTAGTTCTTGAAACGTAGCATCATCTACTGTAACTGTAAACTCTACTCCATTATCTATAACTTGTATATCTTGCATATATTACTCCTTCGTTGTTGTATCTGGATACTCTCTTAGCTCTACAAAATCTGCATTAGCAAACCTACTATACATAGACTCAAAATGACATACTAAGACTATTTGATTAAAGTTATGACTTAATACTCTATCTATAACATCATAAGCATTTACTCTATGCTCTGGATCCATAGTCCTACCGAATTCATCTAGTATAAGAGGAAAACCTTGTAAACCTAAGTACTTGATAAAGACTATCTTAAAAGCTAGGTTAACTATCTCTTGCATAGAGCTAGATAACTTAGACACATCTTCTATAGTCTCATCATGGTTTACTTTTACTTTAAACTTGTAATTAAGATCATTAGACTCATCTACTTCACAAGGTAATAGTTCCATATTATAAGACCATACAGAGTTGATTATATTATTCATCTCAGATAGAAAACTATTAAGGAAACTATTGATAGATTTAGCTATAAGTCCACCTTCTGGAGATAGTGCTGTAACCATCTTAGATACTACAGATAGTTTAGTCTTATTAGTAGATATAAGATTTTGTATATTATTTATAATAGCTTGGTCTGCATTAGAATCAGAAACTTTCTTCTGTATAATAGAAAGTTCTAGTTTAAGATTAGATATATTCTTAAGTATTCTATTATTAAGCTTAGTATAGAGTTTATAAGTAAACTCTTTAGACTTAAACTGTTTAAACTCTTCTATATCCTTAGTAAGGTTAGTTAGTTTAGTATTATACTCTAAGTATTTAGAGATATTCTCTATATGCTTAATAGTTTCTAACTTAGTATCGTTAAGCTTATTGATTTCAACTTCTAATGTAACTATAGAATCTATACCTAACTCTTGTGCTAACTTAGAAGCTTCTTCTTTAACCTTAAGTATCTCTGTAAGCTCTTGATGTTTTTTAGTAGCTATTTCTAGCTCTTTTAAAGACTCTAGAGAGACTCTAGCGCTATTAAGTATAGTTGGTATAGACTCTAAGTTATCTTTGCCTACAGGGGCTAGAAATGACTCTAATGGGCTATTAGAAAATAACATAAGAACTTTATCTAATAGTTCTAAGTTATTAGCTATATGTTTTATCTTAACATCTAGATTCTTAAGTAGTACTAACCTATCTTTAAGAGTAGACTCTATAGCTTCTATATCCTTCTTAGTTTTAGCTATCTTATCTTGTACTGTATATTGGAACTTATGATTACAGTTAGGACAAGTTACCATATGTTCATGGCTATTGCGCTCTAAATCAGCTAGAGTATTTTTAAGTAAACCATATTTACCTTTATCAGTATCAAACTCTGTCTTAAGAGTTTCAAACTTAAGCTTAAAACTATCTAAAGACTCTTTAGATAGATGTTCTCTATTAGAAGGTTCTAATAGAGTAGTAAGATAGTTATTAATCTGGTTAGAGAACTCTAATAGAGTATTAGATAAGTTGTTATAGCTACCTATAACAACATTAGCTGGTAGTGTAGAAGCTAACTTATTCTTATACTCTAAAGTAGAAGCTATAGCTAACTTAAGTTGCTCTATATTAGATTTATCTCCTAGTATCTCTAGTGTTTTAATAGCCTTAGCTTTCTTATCTAGATCTTTATTAATCTGGTCTAAAGTAGCTTGGTATTTACCTAATTTAATACTAGCTGTATCTATGTTAATATCTTCTAACTTAGATAGCTCTTCTATAGAGTATTTAACTCTATCATAACTATCATAAAGTAATTTAACTTTATCTTCTGTATACTGGTTACCGGGATATTCTATCTTATAGAGAGATTGTGTTAGATTAAATATATTATCCTCTAGCTCTTTATTATGTTTATTAAGTCTATCTAGCTCTTCTTTAGATATTAAAGAAGTAGTCTTTTTAGCTAGCTCTTCTTGCTGTATCTTAACAGAACCTAATAAATCTCTAGCTCTAGATCTTAAGTTATTCCATACTGATATACTAAATGTATAATCTATAGGAGATAATATAGTAAACCAATACTTTCTAGTAGAAGGTGACATAGTAGTTAAGTTATCAGTACCTAGTAAGATATTAAACATATTAGGAGTAAGTTTAAAATGCTCTTCCACTAGTTGTTTCTGTACTACAGATGTACCACCTGGATTAAGTTCAGTATCATTCTTAATGAAACTATGTTTACCTTTAGCTACATAGCCAGATGATATAACATAAGTATCATTATTTACAGTATATTCTATAAGCTTATAGCCACCATCTCTATAATCTTTCTTAAGATCTGCTGGTAGTGGATTTAATTGTGATAATAGTGAAGATTTACCCATACCATTAGGCCATGCTATAATAGAAATATTACTAGATGGAGTATATATAAAATGTTCTACTCCAGATAGAAAGAATCTTTTAAATTTATGTAAAATTAATCTTTTTAATAACATAATGTATTACCTTAATATAATCTTATTAACTCTTATAAGTTAACATAGTTAAAAATATAAGCTAGATAGAGCTTGTAGCTCTATCTAGTTAATTTTCTGTTAGCATAAACACATCATCTTCATCATTATCCGGAAAACATTTATCTACAAGTTTTACTAATTCTCCGAAGTCGTCCATGTTTTTAACGGATTTGGCTTTATCTGTAAGCATTTTCATAATATCAGAATCTTCTTTAATAGGATCAAGATCTCCAACAGGAGGTTCAGCATCAGCAACTATATCATCAACTGTTGGTTTATAAGAACCTATAATACCCTTCATAAGTGTAATGTTATACTCTAGCTCTGTTTCTGACATATGACACGGATCTAGCTTTCTATAGTAATTAAATTCAGGTGTTAATTCAGAATCTGACATTTTCTTAAGTATATTAGTCTGGTTACTAGTAAAATTAGATTTAACAGCTGTAGTACTACCTGCTGTTACAACACCAACTATAGCTTTGCCTGTATTAGTACTTAAGAATTCATTAACATCTTTAAATATGTTATCATCTTTCTCTAGGTAATCTTTTATCTCGTCCCTATAGCAGTATGCAGTACCGGCTGCGCCACCTACAGCTATAAGACCAGTTAAGATCTTCCATTTATTGTCGCATACTTTATCCATAAAAGATTTCTCTTCTTCTGGCTGTTTATTATGTAATAACTCAGCATTCCTTAATTCTACACAAGTATCTGCATACTTTCTAATTAGTTCTTCTCTTGTTTCCATTTTATACTCCTTTTAGATAGCATTATTGCTATACTCTCGTATAATTTACTATAGAGTATAAAAAAATATAAGTATAAGCTACAGTATAACCATAGGTTATACTGTAGCTATATATTATTTCTTTAAGTTATTCTTTATATCAGTAACTGGGTTACCTCTATAAGTTTCATCTACTATCTTGTTTATACTATCTGTAAGAGCTGGATCTTCTACAGCGTTTCTATTAGCTCTTAATAGATCTAATATTCTCTTATGTAGTATAAGACATTTTAATAGATTATCAGTAGGCTCTAGTCCTTCTCCTTCAAAGTCGCAGTCTATCTCTGGTATTCTAGGAGCTACAGGCACTTTAACCTCTTTTGTTTCAACTTTAACTATAACCTTAGGCTCTTGTGGCTGGTTAGAGCAGCCTAGAAACATATAACCTATAGCTAATAGTACCATTATTGTTATACCTAACTTAAGCATAGTTAGGATTCTACCAAAATCAAAATTTTCATTATGCATTGTTATACCTTATTTCTATCACTACTATCTAAAAAATATGGGGTTAATATAGCTGTACCTACAAAGATTGCTGCAAACAGCAAACCAGTTGTAATCCAGCTATCCCTTTCTATAAAATCTTTTTGACTATACCCTATGATACTACAGGTTCCTATAGATAAGAATCCTAGTATATAGAGTATAAGCACAAATACCTTAGCTCCTCCAGATAGATACATTTCTGGATAGCCATCCCTTATGTCATTTCTAAAATCCTTTTCAGTTAGCATACGTCTTTATAAGTCCTTATATTTTATTTTCGAAATATTCTCATTTACACGCTTATAATCTTCACAAGTTGCATTCTTTTTATCCTTAACTTTGACAATCTTTTCTACGTACTTAATAACTTCTTTAGGAGTTTGATTCTTCCATTTAGTAACTTCAGCACGTAAAGCATTTTCATTAACTTTCATATTCTCTATAGCTGTATTAGTTTTATCTATAGCAGAACTTAGGCTGTTATTATTAAGCTCTAATGTAGCTATCTCTAATTTAGCTATAGTAGCATTAGCTTCATACTCTTTAACTAGCACTTTATAAGAATCTATAGTAGATTCATGTTTCTTAATATCATTCTTTAATAGCTTAACATAGGTAAGTATACCTACTACTACTAAAATCACAAGTAATCCTGGTAGCCAACTTTTAAAGTTAGCAAAAAACATCTTAATTCCTAATGGCAACATCTTTTTATAACTCCTTTTTAATTTATTTGCATATAATCAGTAGAGTATATAGTTTTATAGTTTTTAACTATAGAGCATAGAGTAGTATTTAAACTACTCTATGCTATCTAATGATCTAAGGTTAACTTAGATTACTATTTAGACTATGTAGTTTAGGCACTACATTAGCTAAATATCGTTTAGCTTCATAGCTATTTGGTTTTAAGCTTTTAAGCTCTGAAGCAACATTGTTTAACACGTTAGCAGTAGCCAACTGGTTCTTGGCTACTGCTTTATGTTTAACATCGTTTACTAATAATATAACATTATTAATATCTGCCATATACTATCCTTTCCACTAGCTAATGCTAGTTAAATTAATAGAGTACGTAGAAGTATCTAACTTCTACGTACTCTCTATATGAATAATATCTAACTGTATATGCATCATTCTGATGCATATACAGTTAGATGGTTCTTCTGGTATAGTTTATCTATACCAGAACATATATAATTATGTATAGATCATTCTGATACTATACTAATAAAAATATAAAAAAATATAAGCTAGAGATAGAGTCCATACATAGGCTCTATCTCTAGTAAAGTATTTTCATAGCTGGATGTTCTGGTGTTACTGCATAAGTTTCTTTCTTCCAACTCTTAGCTATATCTATAGTACAGCTCTCCCTTTGTCTAAATAGGTCATTATGCTTACGTAAGCTACCACAATAGAATGCATCGTATATAGTACTTACACCATCTATCTTACGTAGTCTACCCATACTTTGTCTATTAGACTGTAATGAACCCATAGAGATAGTTTGTATAACTGTTATAAGGTTAGGTATATCTATACCAGTACTAGCTGATAATGGAGTAGATACTGTTATATCAGAGTCCATTATACTTTCGTAGTCATCTTCTTCTACATAGGTATTAATAGTAAGATCTGGATATATACCACGTAGTAGATTAGCAAAGTGTTTACACATGTCTACTAGAGAACAATATATTAATAACTTCTGACCTTCTTTACGTCTCTTAATATAATCTCTCTCTACGTACTTCAATATCATTTTATCGTACTGAGATAGTAGATGTGGTCTAGAGAATAGATACTGTTCAAAAGTAATTTGGCTATAACCTTGTGAACCAGTATGCTTTACTTTTCTATTAGCATCTTCTATAAAATACCTTATGTTATTAACATCTATATGGTTATTAGTATTAAGATCTACTTTAACTATATTAGCATCTGGTACTACCATATCGTATATAAACTGTGTATGTTTATCATTACTAGCTAAGGTAGCAGTAAGTAGTATATACTTACTTACCTTAAAGTATAACATAAGTTTACTTACATTACACATCTCCTGGTGTGACTCATCACTAACCATAACTCCTATACCTAGTAACTGCATAAGATCTTCTGGAGCTACTGGATACTGTTCAGATTCAAAGTTATCTCTTTTTCTATTATCGTATATATTAACATATAGACTTAGTGTACGTAGAGAGAATATAAATATATCATATTTAGAATTATATTCATTAGGATGTAGCATAAGATCTTTTAGCTTTTCACTACCTTGTATAACACAATATTTATCTTTTATGTTATAGAAGTGTTTATCCATATCCTCTTCCCACTTGTCTATATACTTAGGTAATATAACTATAGCAGTCTTCTTAGCTATTTTAGATAATGCATAACAGCACATAAGGGTATTATGTGTTACTATGTAGTTATCAGCTACATAGAGCTGATCTTCTGCTTCTACCGATATACAAGTAGCTTCATCCTTATCTACCTCTACAATATCTAAGATTCTTAATCTTAATGGGTTAGTAGGAGCTTTAAACTTAGTACCGTAGAAATACCTATTAGGTTTCTTAGACTTTATAAAGAGTTTATAGCCTAAACCATATGGAACTAGTTTTACTATATCACCTACAGACCTTACTAGCTTCTGTACTGATTTAGCTAGATCTTCATTATCTAATGTAAGTGTTATAGCAGTACTATCTGGAGCATTGATAGCTATAGCATTATTAAATAGAGCTCTTAATAACTCTGTCTTTTGCTCTATACTAGCATTATAATAAACTTCTGGTATAAATAAGGATTCTTTAGTTATACCTAGTTCTTTTAATTTAGCCATATAGCTAAACTCTGTAGAAGTTAACCTATACTCGTTATAAACCTTATTGATTATAATCTTTCTAGTAAGCTTAGAAGTTTCTGGTAGTTTACTAGTTATAAGATCTACATAATCAGAATCATCTGTATTGATAATAATACCATTAGATATATTAGAAGTAAGTATAACTCCTAATATAAAAGGATCTAATGGTAACTCTTTATCTTCTGTTACTTCTGGTTCTGGTAGTGGTATATAGTGCTTAAGATCTTTATTCTCTGGTTTCTCTCTTTCTAATAGTATCTGCTTAGTAGTAAGTACTGCTTCAGTACCATCAGATCTATAGATTAACCATTGGTGCTCTAAACCAGCATCTATAGTTCTACCATCTAGGAATACAAACTTATATAGTTTCTTCTTACCTTGTGGAAATACTCCAGTTACTTTAGTAGGATTACCACTAGGATGTATTACATAATCACCTACTTGTAAGTTCTCTATAGCCCTCCATCCGTTAGGTACTCTAATACGAGTACCATTGCGTAACTCTTTACCAGAACCCATAATAGTAGGTACTAGCTTAACATAGTTCTCTGGTTGTGTAAGTTCATCAGTAACTACTTTTTGATAGTCTCTTAATGTAAACTGATCAGTTCTAAACTGAATATCAGCTGGTAGACCATAATCTTCTTTACTATAGTTCTCTACTTCTATTTGATCACTAGTAAGATGTGAATAATAACCTAGTGTAGATATAAACAACTTAAGTAATGAAATATGAAATGTCCATTTCATCTCAGATGGTTCGAATATGTAGTAAGGTTTATCAGGTACTCTTACTTTTTTACGTAAGCCTCTGTTAAACTCTAGTTTATAAGTTTGATATGGTCTAGCAAACTTTTCTATAGTTAACATAAGCGTCTTATCTAAGACAGTAGCCACGAAGTGGCTAACATAAATCTCAACCTTTATTCTCTTCATAGCTACTCCTTATATATTTAGCTTAATTTATTATAGGATGTTTTTCAAAATCTTCTATAGTCTCTGCCGGAGCTAAGAATACATCCATAATATGATTCAATGGTTGTGTTGTACTAAAGGCTTCTGGTACCATCATGATTTTCATATGGTCTTCATAAGCATATGCTGCTCCCATACTGCCATTTTTCAGTATAACTTTAGTGTTACGAACTGAAGCAGTATCAGAACCGTGTGCTAATGAGAAGTCTCCAGCCTCATAGTTGTTAATAGAATAACCAGCTACTAGTACTTCTAGTAGTGCTATATTAACATCTAATCTACTATTAACTTCTGTAAATAGCCTATGTAACAGACCCTCTTGAGAGTTAATACTAGTTACATCTTCTTCTACTTCATTATCAGCGCTAGATTTACCTTTATTACCATCAGCACCATTAAATATGTTACCAACTCTATTAGCCATACTAGGGAATGAGAATTCCACATCTGGAATATAGATAATAGGATAGTTAAGATTCCACTCTGCTAGTGGAATGATATAGTTATCATCTTTATCTAACTTAGCTCCTACTTTCTGTATATGAATTAGAAACTCTGTAGAGAAACTACCTAATCTTTTACCTTTACGCATAAAGACTGGTATCTCTGTAACTTCTCCAGTTACTCTATTAGTCTTGATTAACCATAGCTCCCTAAGATGTGATACAGAAGCTGGTGTAAATCTACGTACATCTGTATTAGGCATAATATCAGCTAGACCTCTAGCAGATTTAGCAGATACTTTAATATCGAGTATGAAATCTTTCTTATTATCGAACTCAACCTCTCTATTATCCTTTACATAACGTTTACGTATATAGACATTCGTATTATCATCTTTCTTAGTTTCAAAGTCTCTATCGGCGGGTGGATCTATAGTAACTGGTAGAGCATTTGCAGATGATATTTCGTGTTTAAAAGAAAGTATCTTCTGTGTGATTTCTTGTGTCATAACAGTAGCACTATAGTGTCCTATATGTGTCTTAAGAGGTAAGTTATAAGCTAATTTACCTAAACACTTAGAACATATACAACGTTTATCTTTCCATCTACATTTATAAGCTACTCTAAGCTTGATAGTCTTACCTATAAGATGTTTATCAGTTGGTTTTATAACCTCTTCTTTACCAGTCTCTTCGTTTAGATAATACTTACCTGCTAGAGCTGGTAGGTGACATTTCATAGGGTTATCTCTAGAAGATGAAGCATCTTCTACTTTCCAATCTATATACTCATGCTGTCCACAATCTCCGTCTACAACTCTCTCTATACGAGCCATGACTAACTGTAGTTTTCTAGCCATATACTCAGAGTTAGAAACTGCTGTAGTAGAAACTTTAAGAGCTTTAGCACCAGTTTGAGATTCCATACCAATCTCGTCTATACCATACATACCAGAAGTAAAGCTAGATGGAATAGGTTTCTTATAGAGCTCTTCAGACAGGTTAGTAATATTACCTCTAGGTCCTAATACTTGTCTAAGTTGCATCTTGTTCATAGTGCCTGATATATAGCCTTTAGCTATCTTATTACCATGGTACTCTTCAGATAGTAGTATATTATGTAAAGTAGTATAAGCTTCTTCTACAGAAGCTGCTACTTCATCTGTTTTACTAATATCTACATTAGCTACTTTACGCATAGCTTCTACTAGATCTGAGTGCAACTGTATATCTAAGAACGTATGTATATTTAAAGATGTTACATAGTCTAAGTTATCAAATACGATTTCGTTATAGATAGCGTTGAATGTTGTATACATCTTCTTCCATATAGGACCTAACATAGCTCTAGTATTGTTTTTCTCTAGTACATTATCTACAATATACTGTAAAATAGCTTCATATGTTTTATTAAGTGTTTTAGAAACATAAAAGCCACTAGAGTAATAGTTCGTAATATCGAACTGTGATAAGACAGGTAAGTTATCGAATAGTTTAAGTACATCCCAAACGTAACGATTAACTACAACCTCTCTAAACGTAAGATCCTTTAGAACACCATCGTCAAATCTAACTGTTATGTTAGTCTTTAAACCATGGTTAAGCTCTTGTGGAGTCTTAGACATAAGCCTTTGTACGTCTACAATAGGTCTATGTGTAACTTGTTGTTGTTCAGCTTTAGCTTTAGCCATATTATACCTCCATTATTAATAATATAGAAAGAATACTATAATATACCTTCTATATGAATAATATCTAATTAATAATATTTCATTCTGATAGTAAGTTATATATACCAATATATCTACTAACTGGTAAGTAAAAAAAATAAAATGCTACAGTAGCTAGGTTATTAGCCTAGCTACTGTAACTTCTTTCAAAATTGGTAAAAAAGGAGGTATATGTCTTATATACCATGTTAGCTTATTAAGAGTATAACAACAACGAATATACTCTTAACTATACTAACAGTTATTCCTCTTTCATAATAAGAGGTGAATGTATAAAATATTTATATATCTTATACACCCACACGCTTAAGTTGTGATTTTAGCATTTAACTATATGCTAAAATATTATTAATACACTCCGTCTATATAAGTATAGTCCATACCTATAGGTTTAAATATAGAGTGTACTAGTTTAACAGCTGAATCATTACCAAATGGAACTTTAGTTCTATCTACACCTACTTTCATATCACAAGGTCTATCTGCAGATAGTATATTATGGTATAGTGCTTTATGTGTTGGTACACTATTAGCTCTATCTTTAAGCTCTGCTATAGCTTTTCTACCACCATAGTAAGAATATAACCTACCTTCTGTTTCAGATAGTATCTTAGTAGGAGAGTTTCTAAATGGTAGTCTATCTCTATTAGCAGCTGTTACCGATATAGGGAACATAAAGTTATTTAAATTAGGACTAGAAGTAAATAGCATATTATCAGCAGTCTTACAAATCAATATAGTATAAAGTGGTGCTATAAGCTCTTTATCTTTAGTTACAAAGTTCTTAATAGTAGTACCATCTTCTTCCAATACAGGTATGACTATATTATCTCTAGGAGGTTCATACTCTGTACCAGTTATATCCATAATGATTTGATATAGACGTTTTTCATTACTTAGCTGTTGCATAATATAGACTTCTTCGTTAAGACATACATTAAGTACCTCTCTCTTCTCTTCCATAGTAGCATTAGCATATGCATCAAACTGAGCTGTATTAAACTTACCTAATAGACCCATTAGATATGTAAACATAGCTTCTACTGTAGCATCTGGTAGCTCTTCTGTATTTCTAGATCCATTAGCCATTTCACGTAGTTTAGCTTGGCAATATCTAGAAGCACCATTGATCTCATGTTGGTATAACCTAGCCATATTCATTCTAGATATAACAGAGTGAGAGTCCATGATTATATCTGCTCTACCATATTTATTATAAGGCATAAGATGATCTGGTCTAACATCTGATATAACACCTTTACCACCAGATTGATCAGATACTTTATGTCCTTTACCTAACGTAACTGTATAACGTATAGTTACTTCTAGTCTATAGGTATCTAGATCTTCACTTCTATTAGCTAAACCTAATGTCTTAGGTAGTACATTAGAAGCTGCTTCTCTAGCTTGTTTAATATCCCTAGATAATCTAGTTAAAGTAGGATTAGTTTTAATATTAGTAATATTAGCATCATGCGCTACTTTAGCAGCATCTACTATCATACCGTGTAACTGAGCAGATTTATGTATAACCTCTTTACCGAAGCCATAATCTCTATCATGTAGCTCTTCACAAGCACTATGGTAAGCTTTTAGTAGATCTTCGCAATACTTCATATACGATCTAGCATACTTATCAGCTAGATCTCCCATACCATGATATAAGTTAGATTTAGCTTTAGGGTTCTTATAGCAGATTATATCTACTACAACTCCAGAGTCTGTATATTGACCATTACCAATATCTACTTTATCTCCTGGTCCACGTACATAAGTACATTTATCGAATGTAGGATCAAATGTTCTTAAGTCTTTATTAGAAATAAGAGCAGATGCAAAGTCTATAGGATCATCGTCAGAACCAGTCTTACTAGAACTAAAGTCTTTAAAGTTTCTTAATGCTACTAGAACACTATCTGGAGATATTTTATCTCCTATCTCTGGAAATGGTTTATACTCTGTATCTGTACCATATAGGTTAAGAGGTACAAAGTTAGAACCAAACTCTACTACTTTAGTTTCAAATACATCATAACGCATCTTCTTAGCTAGTGATTCTGATATGATAACACCATCTTCTGCTATATCTGGGTGTGTACAAAAGCACATATTAGCATTAACGCCTAATGCATAACCACTATGATCTCTAACAGCTGGAGATGTAGCTAATCGTGTACCTTTAGCTAACCTAGTATCTCTCTTAATGTTAGCTAGTACTTCATTATTAAGCTTATAAGTAAAACCAAAGTTCTGATGGAATCCAGAGTGAAATATAGGTACGTCTATAACATCTAGTTCTTTATACTCTTGATAAGTGTCAGGATCTAAATGTCTTTTAAGTACTATAAGTACTTTTTGTGTTACAGCATTGACATAACCATCGGTATTACCATTATAGCGCTCTACTACTCTTAATACAGTACAATCTTCTTCTGCTACTGGACCAAACGTATGTTGTGCTAACTGTTTATCAACACCAGTTTGGACTATAGGTATATCACCGTCTACTAGAGTAACAGATTGTGATTGGTGTGCTGTATACATATAGCTTCTTGCAGATGAGTTATGCTGTACTGCATAGTTTACAGCATGTGGACCTATAAGCTCTTCTCGTATTCGTAGGTCTGGATCTACTGGTATGATAACATCTACTTTAGATTTCTCTAATGGAACTCTAAGATGTTCATATTTTGATTTGGACATGGGTATAGTCCTCCTTTCTTTACCTGTTTTTGAAATAAGATAAAAACGTAAGTAGCGTAGAGTCTATAGACTCTAAACTACTTTAGTTCTATATAAATAATATCTAACTAACATTACGTCATTTTGATAGTAAATTAGAGTACTTCTTGCTTAGACTCTGATAGCATGTTACTAAGATCTTCTGTAGTAAACTCTATATCATCAGCTCTAGCTTTATTAAGTAGGTCTTTGATATAGTTAGTTAGAAAAGCTCTCTTGTCTTCTTTAGTAACATTAAAATTATCTACTCTAGCATCAGGATTAGAAGCTCTAGCATTCTCTTTATCTTGGAACTCTAACTGCGCTTCTACTTGCTCTAAATAGTCTTCTAGTGTAATACCTAATGAACAACCTTTGTAGAATAACTTAGATACTATATTCATCCAGCTACTAGTGTTATAAAGAGCTGAAGATACTTTCTTATAGATAGCTAACGCTCCTAGTGTATAATATATATTATCATAAGCGAATATTGCGTCATACTCTCTCTGGTCTAATATATTAACTCTTGTAAAGTGTCTAGTAAGCTTATCTGTAAGATCTCTATAGTTTACATTACCATCTGCATTCTCTAGTATGTAAGATTTAATAATAATTATTATACCTACCTGTACTAGGTTAGTATACTTACTCTTAAGTTCATTACTTATCGTATCTTCTACAAATGGAAATGGAGTATATAGTAAAAGTTCTCTAAGTGCTGATTTAAAATCTGAAAACTCTTTATCTAATGTAGCTGAAGGGAAACCTGCTACTAATAACTCTCCAATGTCTACATCTACAGTATCTTGTCCTTTATACCTATCTAGTACTTGTACAGCATTAGTATAGTTAGGCAAGTTATTCTCTTCTTCTATAACTTTCTTAAGTTCTTCGTTAGTCTCTACATTATGAAACTTACGTAGGAATATAGTAACTTTCTCTAAGTAGTCACCTACGTGATCTACGTTAAATCTGCCTTCTATACGTGTATCTCCAAATAGAGAAGTACTAGACTCGTTTACGCGAGTAAAACGCTTATTAGCTTCATTCTTTAAGATAGCTTCTTTATTTCTATCTTTAAGCCCTGCTATAGTCATCTTCTGTCCTTTATTAAGTAAAATTTTTATTTTATTCAATAAGAATGTCCATCGGTGATTTTTTAAACCTATAGTTAAGGAAGAATATTATGGCTATGACTAAAATAACTAATCTAATAGATACTGATAATAAATCTGAATATATAACTAAGATGTGGACAGCAGTATATCCAGTACTTAGAGAGAAATACGTATTAACTAGTAAACTAGGTAAAGTTAATATAGCAGATGCTAAGAAATATGAAGGTGATCTAGAAGGTCTACTAAGAGATAAACTAGAGATAAGACAAGAGTATATACTACCCACTATGTTAGTAAATGGTTACATCAACAGTCAATCTTATAAAGGAGATAAGTTAGAGTTTGTATATGTAGACGATAGAATGCTAAATAGATACTTACAAGCATTTAAAAGATCTGAAGTTATAAGAAAAAAATAAAGTATAGTAGTAGTAACTAGTGGCGGCTAGTTACTACTACTTATTTATGTTAACGGAAATAGCTATTTCCATATGGACTTGCCATACCTACATTAGGCTGTGGATAACCCATCATAGGTTGCATCATAGGTTGCTGATACATCATTTGGTTCATCATAGGCTGTTGATAGAACTGTTGTTGTACTTGTGGTTGTACAGCAGCTGCTTGTCTAGCCATAAGCATTTGATTAGCTTCTGGCGTATTCATCTCTGGGTTAAGAACTGATACCATCTTAGGAGCTACTGGAGCTGTGGTTGGTGCCATAACTGGTTGTACATTTTGCATCATAGGTTGTACAGGTTGCATAACTGGTGCCATAGCTGGTTGACCATTAAACGGCATCATACCACTATTACCAAACATAGCATTTCTACCTCTTAATAGCATATCAGTTGCTGATAAGCCTACATCTTGTTTAACGCCTTGTACTGCAGCTTCTCTCTCTACTGTAGTTTGTTCTACAGCTGATTGTAAACCAGGGTGAATGTTATTAAGGTTCATATTCATACCCTTTTTAGCATTAGATACATCAGTTGCTAAGTCTACTTCTTTCTCAGTAGGTACTTGAGTTAACTCAGCCTTAAAGATAGTGGTAGATTGTTCTATATCAGAGCTATTGAAAGTAAAGTCTATCTTAATATCTTTAATCTCATTTGGATTAGAGTTATACATAGACTCTAAGTAGCTACTGATAACACCCATAGTGTTTCTAAATAGTAACATCAATGCTATAAAGCCAGGAGCTTCAGTATCTTTAGTACCAGCTACTATAGCTCCTTTCTCATTAGCACCTACCATAAAGACTGTTAATATATCGTTAAAGATCTTAACATCTTTATATCTTAACTTAACACCATTAACTTCTATCTTCTTAGCTTTATCATCTTCAGTACTAGACTCATAAGCTTGTAGAGCTTCTTTAACATCAACCCATAGGTTACAAGTTAACCTAGCTTCTCTAGTATTAGAGTTCTTATCTGTTGCTTTCTTAGTCCTTGGTAGTACTAAGTTAAACAATGGTTTATCTATACTCTGTACATATGATAATATTAGTTTCTCCCAACTAGCTATCATAGTCTCATCTACAGCCTTACCATTAGCTTTCATACCAGGTATATTTTTATCTTTAGCTTCTGATATAAAATCTATAATAGCCATAGGTAAGTTCTCTTGTAGAGCTGGTGAAGTATATGTAATCAACATAGCTTTACCGAATACTGGCAGTGCTAATGAAAAGTTAATCTTAACACAATCTTGTAATATGGATAAACCAACCCCATCTTCAGATGCTTGTTCTGCTAACGGATTGAATATAAGAAACTTTGGTACATATTTACCATTATTATCTAACGTAAACATATCTTTAAGATTCTCTTCTGTAGGTAAAGCAACACCTTTACCTTTATGCCTAGTTATATCAACCCAGTCTTCTCCATTCTTACATTGTAAGAAACCACTTTCTGTAACACGTATTGAAAATGTTTTCAATAGGTTAGTATAAAAATCATTAAGTTTCATCTACATACTCCTAATATGTGTTTATATTCATATTCCCATTGAATGGGCTATTGAAACCATCTGTAGCTGGTTTCAAACTTATATTGTCTGTTATTTCATTTACTAACAAACCTAAACTAGATACTAAATTAGTCTTAGTATCATCACTACCTACCATAGGTGTAAAGCAAGTATCTCCAAATGTTGGAAATCTATAGAGTATAGGTTCTTTACCATCTAGAGATATGGATATACTAGTATCTGTAGTAAGATCTATATTAGCTACTACATCATACTTAGTATTACCATTACTAGATAGTAATGGATCTATTAGTATCTTAACAGCGTTATCTAAAGCTCTAGATAGTAACATAGGTGCATTAGGGTCATTCTGTGCTACAGCATAGCTCCATCTTACACTATTACCATCTACGAAATATTCTGGCTGTAATGCCATACCAAATCCAGACTCTAATGGTTTATAGTTATTACTAATCCTAATAACCATACTAACTACAAACTTCTCTGTCATTAGGTTAGTTAGCATATTATGTAACTCAGTTACTAACGTAGTCTCTCTATTAGCACCTAGCATATGTTCTGTATATTGGCTATTAAGTATGCCATCAGTACTAAATCTATTATCCTCTATAACATTAGCATATACTATACGATCTGAAGTAAATGTTCTATCTATAGACTTGAGTTGTTTAATAGTAAAAGACTCTTTAAGAGGGTTAAGGTTAACTTCTTGTAGAGCTTGTATAAACAAATCTGTACTAAGTATGTTATTACGTAGTCTAGAAGTAGCTTCTATTATAGCTTGATCTGCTCCAGAGTTAAATAGATTATTATAAGCATTATAACTAGAGTTAGCATCGGCTACTCCATTTACAACAGCATTAAGTATCTTATTAACATACTGCTTACCTATAGCATCCTTACGTTCGAATGCCATAGGTTCTTGACTTGCTCTTGTATTTACGCTATATACAGAACCTCCAAAGTCTTTATCAACTAGAGAACCTGTTATACCAGATGTAATATCAGATGGTCTTACACATACATTACAACTATCATTTTGAAAACTATTTACAGAACCTACACCAACATTCTGTATGTTAGTTATAGTATTAGCATTAGCATTGATAGAGATCTTCTGTATGCTATTTATGTTAAACACTAAGTTTTCATTTGGATAGGTAGATCCTGTAATATCTCTTACTATAAACTCTCCACTAGCATCTGAGTAACCAGTTACTATAAGATCGTATATGTCAGATGTAGAACCATATACAGTAGTCTCTGTAGGTTGACATCTTACTATCATTTTGAAAGTATATCTAGGTGCAGCCCAACCATTGTCTATGTTAGCATTACCTACTGGTAATGCTCCCATCTTCATTACGTTATTCGTGGATTGATTTACATTAGTTAATGTACCATTATTTCTACTAATGTCTTCTACTATTCGGTCTATATCTCCAACATTAAGATTTGTAGTAAAACTACGTATAACTTGTTGTTGGTACCCATAGCTTCTTGCTGGTGCGACTATGAGTTGTTGTATAGTAAAGTTAGCATGTACATTACTAAGCTTCAATCCTCTATTTACCATAGCCCCATATGGACTAGGTTCATATGGTATGTTATATTCCATATCTTACATCCTTTCTATCAGTTTTCTACTATTTGCTTATTTTTCATTACGTTGTTCATTTTCTATTAGAAAATCTATAAGCACATTACTTATAGTGCTTACTATTATATCTTTTACACCTACATTAAGTATGCTAGGTACTAACCAGTTATACTTGTTAATTTCCAACCCCATACTAGATACCCAATCTAATATAACTAAATCTCCTGGATACTCTTGTTGATCAGACTTATCAGACTTACTATCATCTTCACTTCTCTTGCCAACAACTACTTTTCTACTAGGGTAATATTTCTCTAGCTCTTCTTCTCTATAGCCCTTAGCTTTAGTACTATTGATATTAGTAGCTATATAGTGTACGCTATCAGCTTCCATACCAGATATACGTTTACTTACTAATGCATATGCTAGTGGAAATGCTTTCATACCTACCAATATAGCATAGCCTACAGCTATTAGATTAAATATACTATTAGCTTTTAGATATAGTAGTCCTCTAGGGTCTATAATATTCTTAAATATAGGACCTAAGATATTGATATGTGTATTAGTTATCTTATCAGGTGTAAAGGTAGCTGCTAGTGACATACCTAGTTTGATATTATCATCTGTACATAACTCTCTTACTTTAGGAGGTAACTGTTTCAATATCTTATCTACAGTTTCTGTAGCCCAGTTTAACTCTTCTGCTATACCTGGTGTTACATCTGTAGCTAGTCTATAAGATTCTATTACAGACTCTTTATCTTCTGTTTCTGTTTCAGACTCAGATGGTTTATTCTTATTTCTAATAGTATCGTTACTATTACCTATAGATTTGATACCACTACTGATAGTACCATAGATCTGTCTTACTATGTCTTTATTAGTACTATCTGCTTGGTCCATAAGTAATATCTTGTTAAATATAATCTTAGCAAGATAATACATTGGTATCTCTTCTCTAGGTAGTTGGAAACTTAATACTTTAGACTCTCCAGTCTTCTCTTTATCAAATACTTTCTCTACAGTACTACGTACATAAGCTACTAGCTTCTTAAACCCAGCTCCTTGTGCTATAGGTTGTTGTCTTATCATATCTAGCATCTGCAGATCTGGCATCTTCTTACTACCATCATCTGTACTAAAGATCATTTGTGCTAATGGTCCTGTTATAGCTTTAAATATTACTATAAGTACCATAAGCTGTTTATAATCTTCTTCGATATAAGTTTGATCTCTAGATCCAACACCATCTGTTACCATAGTAGTATCAAACTCTGATTTAATAACAGCTGGTATCTCTAATGGTTGTACTACAGATATAAAATCGTATATAGAGTTACTATCTAACATGTCTATGATCTTAGTTAGCTCTATAGTAAATTTAGCTTTAATAGCATCTGACTCTACATCAGATGCTATCGTGTAGTCATTTGCTAAGTTAGATATAGTTTCATACTCTCTATAGAGTTTTTCTATATATTCATCACCTCTCCATTGTACATAGTTATTAAGAACACTAAAAGCTCTATCTATCTCTTTTACATTCCTAACACCTAGCTCTGTATTGAATACTGTAAGATAACCTGGATCTTTTATCTCTCTTAGGTTACCATTAGCCTCTTTAAGTTTCTCTTTAGTAGCTCTAACAACGTATATGTCTGTTAACATATTAGTTTCATACTTAAGATAAAACATATTTACACTCCTTATTACCATATTTTAAATGTTTAAAAACTATATTACTATACTAGTTCCTATATAAATAATATCTAACTAACATTGTGTCATTTTGACATAAGTTAGTTAGATGTTTATAAAACTAAATCATTCTCTCCTTTACCGCTATTAGCATTATCTTTAAACTCTTGTGGCTGTACCTTAGAGTAATTATTCTTAACCTCTCGATTGTTTTCCACTAACCACCTTTCGTGTTTTATAAGTTCCCATGCTAACCTTCTAAAATATGAGATAGCGTACATTTTACTTTGTTCTAATACTGGAATTGCCGTACTACCTATAGTAATTTCAATAGGTGCAAAACTAGGTTTCATAAGGAAAGAGAGTCTTTCAAAATCGCTAAACTTTACAGTTAACGACCATCCTTTGCTGTCACTCTCTAGAATAATATTGCCATAATATGCTGGCATCTTTCGCATGTTACCCTTTACCTTGTTATTACCATATATACCAAATGTTATACTATCAGTACCATCTGCTACCTTTTCTAATGTATCTGCAATAGATGTAAATAATTCTATTGCATGCTGCGTAGGCATAGTAACACCTGAAAAGTATCCAGGTGCATATGGATTATTTTTAACATCTTTAGCTATGGTAATTCTAGTTAGGCCATTGAACACATTAATAGCAAATTGTGAATACGTTTCAGAAGGTTTCTTACCACTACTTCGCTTTACATTTTCTGGTGTGTAAAAATTTCTTAACCTTAACGATTTTAACTTTAAATTAACGTTTAACGTAGTTTTAGTTTCTAAAGACATGTTGTCTCCTTTTATATATTTTTTATATAGAATTTTTTTTCTATCATATGTAATCAATTTTTTATAATTTAAGGAAGAAGTTTAATCGAAATTATAAAAAATCTATCTTAACTTCCTTTAAATAAGGCATTAGTCTAATATTAACATATCTGTTCCTTTCGAATATTTAACTTAAGAGTCTATTTTTTAGCATTTCCCTATAAATCCGTATACTTCATTTTTCTATAGTTTTTTATAGTCTTTTATAGAGTACGGATTTATAGGGGTATAAATAATGTCTAAAAGTACTCTTTCAAATTACACATAATAAAGTTTATAAAAAGAGTATCTAATGTCTCGCAGTGCTCGCCATTATATACTCTTTTTAAATAAATAAATATATAACTTACTATCATCTACTAACTCGCAGGCTCGTTAGTAGTATAATAGTAAGTTTAATATAGAAGTATTAGAGATAGCTCGCTAACGCTCGCTATCTAGTGTATATTAAGAGTAAACTAAAAATGTATTTGTTATTAACGACTGTATAGAGTTAATAACGAATACTAGAACGAATACTAGTTAACGAGTTATTAACGAAACGTTAAGTGTAGTTAATACGAGTTAACATACTAAAACTATACATTAACGAGTTAATAAACGAAGCTATTAAAAGCTGAGTTATTAACGAGTTAATAAAAACTAAAAGAAGTTAAATACTCTTATACGTTTTAACCATACGATAGTCGTATGGAACGTATAAGAGTATGTATAGACTATAAACAATAAAAAAGGTTTTAACTAGTACAAATTAAGTTAACTAGAAATAACCGTTAAATTAACTTAATTTAGACTAAAGAGGATTTAACTAATAAACCATTAGAAGAATAAACATATACAAGCGATAGCGTTAGAATATGTTTATTAGGGCCGCGTTTTGATAGCATAGTATGGTAATAGCTAGCAGTAGTAACAATAGAGGCAAATAGAGAATAGCGCTATTATAGTAAATTAGAATATGTATTTATGTATGTAAATAAAAACGTTCATAAAGGGGTCTAGCAGGCTCTGTATTGAACGATCGGAGAGAGGTTGATATAATCTATCGTCTTAGATAAAAATAAGAGCTTAGAGAGGCTCCTAGAGTAGGTTAGGTAGAATAAATCGAGATAATGTAGATTATAAGTAATTTACGTAGATATTCTACCTGTAGATAAGTAGTAGATTTTATATAGCGATTAGAGCTCCATATTTGCTCTCTATTAAACGATCATAGACCTAAACATGTGATTACTTTCTTAAGGTAAATCGTTTAACTATGAAGCTCCTAGATAGCTCTATTAACGTCTTTAAAAAACATAACAGTTTGCTGTTACTTTAGCGATTTTGTAAAAACTTAGACTAGTAACTAAAGCTAGCATTATGCAGATTTTAACAATGCTAGACTAATACCGATTTTAAGCCGCCTAGGGGCCTCGTAGAGCGATGTTATTTTTGGTAGTATAATTTATCAACTAGTCCACCGATCGTCGATTCTAGGTACCTAAATGGAGCTCTAAACGGTATAGATATTTACTACAAAGTATCGAAATAGATTTTTATAAAAAAAGTGTAAAAAGCCAATTTAAGTTTTCTAGATTCTGATCTAGATTCTATTTTTAGAAAATCTCGGATAAAAAAACGAATTTTCTCTAGGGAAAAGTAAACTCCGTTCCCCTTAAAATAAGGAGAATGAAACAATTTCGGTATAAAGAGTTTTTGATAAAATCAACTAGTAAAATCTTAAAGTAACGGTATACTGTATTTTCTATAAAATCTAATCTTGTAAAATCTGAATTTTCCCCGGAGAGAGTAAACTCTAAACAACGTAAAATAAGGCAAATGATTAAAAACTTACAGAGAGCCACTAAGGACTCTCTGTAAGTTATATTTAGTATTCTTATGGCTCGCCGACCACGTCTGGGTTACCCGCAATTGCTATATCTGCTGTCTCCATTATGTCATCGGCATAAGGATAGAAACCATCAAAAAGCATTAAATGCCTTCTAATGTTGTCTAATAGCTTTTCTAAATATAGTCTAGCAAACACGAAGTTATAGTCTTGTATTTCTTTACTAGACAGTCTACCATACTTCGCGCTAATATCGAGAACATTGTCTAGTGCAAATATGAAACTTCCTTCGTTTTTAATATTTATCCAAAGATAATAAAACTCTTTTTCTTTAATAAAGCCTATGTTACCAACAATTTCAGAAGTAAGGGTTTCATCTGTAGTGGTATAGACACGTACTATATCTGTAGAAATCCTCTTAACCTTACTTAAGTACGGGAGATCCTTTTTCATATTCGTTAAGCCATATAATAGCGCTCTAAGATTGACATCTATTTTTATGTTCTTATTTAGCGTCTTTCTTCCGTACTTATATCTAACATGCCTAACATGTATTATACCGTTCTCGTTTAAAGCTCCAAACTTTACCTCTTTATACTCTACGCTTGGGATATCGAAGTTAATATACCTCTTTATCCTAACATCTTGAAATGTACTACGTACATCTTCTGCTTCTGAAAGTTCTTTTTCCATTCTATACTCCTTTTAGTATATATTAAAATTATTCAGTACAGTTACATACTGTAAAATAATAAACTTAAACTAAACTAGCTACACAGTACCTACAGTGGTACTGTGTAGCTATATGTGTAGCTATAGTATTTAGTATTATTTTTCTTACAAGTATAGTATTAGATTTTTAATAAAATAAAAAAAGAAATAATCACAACAATTACGCGCGCGCACG